ATGTATACTAGATACAGCTACAGTCCGTCACTGGGCCGCACATACGTTTACGACAACAAGTACTACAAAAACTTGGGTCATGTCATCAAAAACGCCAAACGCAGGAAGCATTTGGCAGAACATGAAATTGAAGAGTCTGCCCTCGACCCTCTGGACAAGTACTTAGTAGCTGAAGATCCTTTTCTTGGGCCCGGTAAAAATCAGAAGCTTACTTTGTTCAAGGAAATTCGTAATGTCAAGCCCGACACAATGAAACTCGTGGTCAACTGGAGCGGCAAAGAGTTTCTGAGGGAAACGTGGACCCGCTTCATGGAGGACAGTTTCCCTATTGTGAACGACCAAGAAATTATGGATGTTTTCCTTGTAGTTAACATGAGACCCACTAAACCCAACAGATGCTTCAGATTCTTGGCCCAACACGCTCTTCGTTGCGACCCCGAATACGTTCCTCATGAGGTGATCCGTATTGTGGAGCCTTCGTATGTAGGCAGCAACAATGAGTACCGCATCAGTCTGGCCAAGAAGGGCGGCGGTTGTCCCGTGATGAACCTGCACGCTGAATACACCAACTCTTTCGAGGAATTCATTAACCGCGTCATCTGGGAGAACTTCTACAAGCCCATTGTGTACGTTGGTACCGATTCGGCTGAGGAAGAGGAGATTCTGCTTGAAGTTTCATTGGTGTTTAAGATTAAAGAGTTTGCACCAGACGCTCCTCTTTACACCGGACCAGCGTACTAATTTGACATAGTTAATTTATAAAACACATACATACACACACACACACACACACAAAAGAAAAAATTATGTTTTAAAAGCAAATTTTATTGTATAATAATTGTTAATGATACACACAATTAAAATGGGTATACATAAAAAATTTTTGCATTTTACAAATGTACTACACCTCGCTTTCGTTTAGCAGTTCAATTGTAGGTGAAGGAGGTAATGGTAGCGACAACGGTAGTACATTTACATTTTGAGTTTCTATAAATTGTGTTGGTGTGGTGTCCAAATCTTGCGAACTCAAAGCAGTTGTTGTTGCTTTTTTACGCTGCAATACATTCTTTATTTTACTTGTCAATTTTAATTTCGGTTTGTTAATGGCGGGTATAGGTGGTGGTGGCGGCAACGATTCATCATCAATTTGAGTTGACTTTCGCTCCTCGCGCACTGAATTAATTCGATGATTCATGGTGTTTATGTTATTCATGATGTCGGCGGCCTCGTCTTCACCTATTTGCGTTTTGTTTAAAGCATTTTGTATTGCTGTATTGAGATCAACTAATTCTGTATCGTTTTTGAGATTTAATTCCACCATATTGTTTAGTACATTTTTGTGCTTGTCTACGAGCCTCGTTTTTTCGCGATCGCTAATATAGCCAGACCAGTCATTGGCGTTGTCCGAAAAGATTTCCTCCTCGGTGGACGATTCGGCTAACACGTTACGTCTACTGCTTAGCACTTTGGAAATAATAGCCATCGCGTTTGTGGCCGGTAGAATTTCTTCCACTGTGGGTTTAGTGGGAACGAACGCTATAGGTTTCAGTTTTACCCCTTCTGTAATGGCTTTTAATAAAGCGTCCCTAGGTGAAACTGGCTGTGGTGGTGTCGGCGCAGTTGCCGACTCGTCAACTTTACGTAACAACGAACGTCCCGATTTTATTTGTTCAAAATTTATACCAGCACTTTGAGTGCTCGCCGGTGGTGGAGATGGTGGCGGCGGTGGCGGCATCAGAACATTTGTCATGGGTGCTGGTGGTGGAGGTGGTGGCGGCGGTGGCGGTAAAGGCGCTAAAGAATCTGGTATTGGTGGCGGTGGCGGAGGCGGCGGTAAAGGCGCGTTAGTTGTTTGTCTAGGTATTGAAGCTATAAATGTCGTCTCTAAGTTTTCTACATTAATGTCAACGTTGTTAGTGCTTTTGTCTTGTATAATTTCGACATCGTTAGTTTGTCTGCTTTGGATGATTGTGACATTGTTAGTTTCTTCTAGATTGACGATATTATCAAACAGTTTGTCTATCACCGGGTCGCTAGTATTAATTTTATTATTTTGCTCATTCAGATACTCTCTATAGGTTGCGAGAAACTTTTCAAACATAATCACATTATTAGGTTGCTTTTGTAATTTAATTAGAATTTCCTCTAAATCGTTTTTGTACTTGTCATCGGTTACTTTAAACACCATGGTTTTGAGTCTGTCAATTTTAGGATTTGATACTTTGGTTGTGGAAATCGTTGACGATCTACGAGACGCTGCCTCGGATTCATTGGCCCTTGAAGTTTCATTGGTGGCGTTATCCACCACCACAATTAAACTATTGTCGCTCGTGTCCAGTGTTATATTGTTGTCATATATTTGTGCGGCAAGATGAACCAGTTGTAAAGCTTCGGTGGTGTTCAATTGTACGCGCTCATATTTACTGTTGATTATTTTGTTTTTCAACTGAGTGATTTTAGGAGCGCCGATTCTGTATATGAAATCGCGCAGATTTAAATTATTAAGGTTGTACAGTAAATATTCTCTGACATCAGTCGTGTTTAAGCTGGACCTCAAGATGGACATGTTTTTGCAAGAATTTAAAGATTTTGTTACCGAAACTGTGCCTGTGAAAGATAACAGCCTTGTCGACGGCAGATTTGGTAAAATGTCAGTGATCAAGCATACACCGACGCAAAAAATGTTTATGGTCAAGTCGATTTCTATTAAATCTTACAATGAAATAGAAACGTTTGTGCACCAACTAATGAAGGATAACATGTATTTTGTGAATCTATATTATTCTCTTACCTCGCTGCGAGGCCACTTATTAATTATGGATTACATTAAAGGCGGAGATCTGTTCGACTTGGTGCTTAAGGAAAGACGGCTGGATGAAATGGAAGTTAAGTTTATCATCGGTCAACTGGTGGATGCTGTGGCCGCACTCCACAAACATAAGATTGTGCACAACGACATCAAAATGGAAAACATACTCTACAATAGATATGATCAAATATATTTGTGCGATTATGGTTTGTGTAAAATTGCCGGTACAGAATCGTGCTGCGACGGCACATTGGAGTATTTTTCCCCAGAGAAGATGTCCAAAATGAAATATGAAATGCACTTTGATTGTTGGGCAATTGGAATTCTAGTGTACGAGCTGCTCACAGGAAAACATCCATTTAAAAAACATCCCGATGAAGAGATTAACCTGCACACCTTGAAGGCACGACAGCACAATTCAATAAATTATTTCAACATGTCTATGTGTGCCATATCTTTTGTGGAATCTTTGTTAAGGTACAACATAAATTTAAGACTGACTAATATTAATGAAATTAAAGAACACAACTTTATTAAAAAAGAATAGTATGTGCGTGTGTGTTTTTGTGTATTAAAATTGGGTTGGACATTAAATAATACATTTACAACAGAATAAAGTTTTTTATTTTTAACACGTATCACAAACAAACATATCACACACAATAAAATTTTAATATTTAAAATACAATACAAAAGTATATAATTACAAAATACATTTAATTTTTAAGTAATACATTATACAAAAAATACACGAGAATGTTAATCTTAAAAATACACAAGAATGTTAATCTGTTTTTGATCGCTTACAATCATCACTGTTTAATTCTGAACCTGTACGTTTTTTAGATAATGCAAGAGATGTCTGTTTAATTTCCGAAACACATTCTTTAGACACGGTCTTGTATTTATGTAGATAATTTTTGAAAAAGGAATCATAGTCGACCGGTAGGTTGTTACGTTTTTGTAACTTTTTGTATTTTTTAACTTTTTAATAATGATGGCATGTTCATTGGCGGGCATAACATAGGAATTTCTACAGACATTATACTGTTGTTTAGGTTTAACAATCAAATTAGGATCAGTGTCAACTATGGTACAATCGTCAGAATCAGACTCATATTGTTGTGAAGGCAACGGCGGTGCATTGTATCCGTGAGGTTTAGGCACCTTATAAGTATATGCAGTCTCAGCCTCCCCTGCATTACGATTAACATTAGGATCATTTTCATACATTAATACATCTTCAGATGGTTCTGTTTTTACCTCTACATCACATACAACTAATTCTTTTTTAATTTCATCCGGTTGAACTAAAGTATCAGTTTTGCTCTACTGGCGGTTGAGTTACAGAACTAGTTTGCTCTACTGGCGGTTGAGTTACAGAACTATTTTGTTTTAATGGAGCATCATTAACAACTAAATACACACTATCATTATTAACATCTTTACTCAGTGTGTCTAAAAGAGAATTAACCATTTCCATTTCTTTATCACACGGTATTATATTATTATTTACAAGTTCAGTATTTGGCAAAATTATATTATCATCAAATGAAATAGTTTTTAAATACTCATTAATATTAGTAATTTCATTTGTTTGATTATCTACACTAGGAGACTGTAAAACAGGGTCGGTAGCAGCAGTAGTAGTAGAGGTTGACGGTATAGAAGTAATAGGGTCAGTAATAGAGGCTGACGGTATAGAGTATTCAGTAATTTCATTACAAGCCACCGGTAGGGGAGACTTAGGGTCAGCAGAAGCTGACGGCAAAGACTTAGGGTCATTACAATGTGAAGAAGATACAACAGAATCAGACAATGAGGCAGACTGCAGAGGAGGATGCATAGTCTGTGAAGACAAAGTATTAATATCGGGATTAATAGTTATATTATTATTATTATTATTATCATTAGCGGTTTCATTATTGGTTTCAATAGCGGTTTCATTAGCAGTTTTATTAGCGGTTTCATTTTCATCTTCACTGCCAAGAGGTGACCGTCTAAACGAAGTGCGAGATGTGGCGCGCCCGTCGTCTTCACTGTTTTGTTCAGATGATTTTGTGCTAATTATACGAGTTCGTTTACGTCCGCGCGCCGGTTGTTTCTCTGGCGACACTGAACGAGAACGAGAACTGGATGTTGCGCGACGAATTGTTTTGGTTAAGATTTTTTGCCAGTGTGATTTGCTTGTTTTCGAACCCCTGTCGCTTTCGTTGCTGCCACTCTCGCTGCTGGTGCTGCTGTCATCGTCGTCGTCGGATGAATCTGATGATTTATTAGCGATGAATCTTTCGTCGTCTGTATTGGCTATTTCATCTTCAGATCTTTCCTCTTCAGTTAAATCTTGACTGTTTGTAGAATCGGCTTCGCTGTTTTCTGCACAACTGATTAGTTCTTCTTTTGTAATTACTAAATCTGTCTCATTATCTGCATCATTTTTATTGTTTTCTAGTATTACAGTGTTAGTTTCTGAACTGCGTCTACTCGGCATAACAGTAGTCTCTTGAGACTGAGCGGGTTCATTTGCGTCCGAAATCTGTTCGGCAGGCTGCACTGTGTCATCAGTTTTAGGCTGTTCTGTGTCATTAGTTATAGCAACATCGGTATGAGTCTCAGAAGGTTGATTTAAACACAGTCGTTTAAGGAATTTAACTTTTTCTCGCTTTGTTCTTTGTACACACACAATGCAACTAAACAAACTGTCATATGCGCAATTCAAACACATTTTGTGGCCACATTTCAGTATTTTATATACATAGTCGGCCTGGCATTTTTGACAATGATCCATTATGTTTTGCAATTGGTAACTTTGCAGATGAGGCAATACTATATTGTACAGCTTGTCTATTTTAGTGCACACAGTGGCGCGTTCAGTGTTCATGGAGCTAAATACATATTTGTTAATTAAATGAAGTAACGTGCGAATTTTTTCTTTACCTCCGCTTAACACGACAAACTGTTTTTCGTAACACGAAAGTTTGTCATACAATTGTGCGCTTTTTACTAGCATTTCTCTTTTAGATAAATCTTTTATACTCAACACAAATTCATAAATTATTTGTGTGGGATCTGTTTGTTCATCGGTAATGAGTGGCTCATAGTGTGCAATGTAATGGCGCAGACATTCTTTGATACGATCAATGACAGTCAGTTTAGTAATGTACGTGAGATACATTTCCATGCGTTTGCGCAAATTACATCCCGGCTCTAGCACCGTTTGAATGTTTTCGTACAGAGGTTCGAATCTGTTTGTAAAGTTGTTGCGTGACTTGTATGTAACATTTGTCAATTTGAACACTTTGGATTTCAAATTGACATAGGCCACTTGTTTACCAGACGAACCACTACGGTTGTCTATTAGATATATCATCACAGTACATTCTACATCATTATACATCAGTTTAATTTTCTTGTATTCGTCGCTTGACATGTTCTGCAATGCAAACAATAAACATTAGTTAAAAGTGAATTTAACTTGTGTGTTTAAAGTTATAGAAAAATAAATAAAAAACTACTCACCATGTTGATAGAACAAAGTAACTACAAGTCCGTACCTTGGTATGAATAAACGAAACTGAATTCCAGTTTGGCGCAACATCTATATATAAGCTTGTCCCCACCCTGTTCACCAAGCGGCAAGCCACGTACACCAGGCAGATATGCTTTATCGCCGGACACGAAATACACCAGGCAGATATGCTTTATCGGCGGACGCGGCTTATCGTGTCCGGCGGCTTATCGTGTCCGGCGGATTTGATAACGAACATTTTTGCAGTGCAAAAAAGTTGATAACATCTTATCGGCCCATATACGCCTTTATCTGTTCGAATCGTAGACTATTATACTAACATAGTCTATACTGTAATATATGCTCCTAATATACTACACTTTAAAGTGTTTTTTTGTACAGCAAAAAAATCGCCTGTTTAATATATAAACTGAGGAAATATTGTCTCATGCACAGTCAATTCTGGAATTCAGTATCGACAGCACTATGGAAACCACCGGCGCTTCAGGTTACTTCCCGGCCACATTAACTAGAAGGCTGTTAGAGCTGGGCGTGAACAATGAGAGTGAGAGCAACAGATCGCCGCACGTCCCGTACACCGGTGGTGAGCCCTATAACGTAGCGTTAAGGAACTGTTATTGTCTATTAGAACTTTATCATTATAATATTATCCAGTTTGAGAATAAATATTTGCATAAATTTAATGTGATGGATAACTATGTTAATTTATGCAAGCTATGCATTTATGTGAATAGTATATGTAACGAGTACATGTATCAACATAGAAAACCCCTTAACGAGAAGCTGCAAAAGCTGATGAGTTTAATGCATGAGCGCCAACTATTTTCGGGTATTCCTTTACATGTATGGAGCATGATAGAGAAACGTTACATTGCATTCACTGAGGAATGTCTAAACATCCCTCCGGAAAATTTAAAAAACATAGAAGTTCCTCCGTGTCCTAAAAGATGGCTAGCGCATTTTCCTTGCGATCCCAGAAAGGGGTTCGATGTTACATGTCATGCGATTCAGGATAATATTATATGGCCTATGAACTTTTTTGACATCAACAAATGTCAATTATATAATACTAAAATGTGTATAACAGACAAGAAAATAGAATCGCTGATATTGGAATCTTTGCCCAATTTTAAAATATATAATGACGTTGAATACGATAGAATAAATCAAGAGTATTCTGCTATTAAAGTTACCGGATGTCTGTATGCTAATAATAAATTTATGGGTTATTGCGAAGAGCGCAGCGTTGCCGAAGACAACGAGTCGGGGTTAAATTTATTATCAATGCGTTTGATAAAGGAAGACGGCGCCGCATGGCAAACTTTTATAATGGAAAGTTGCAAAGAGTTCCAAAGTACTTTACAATCTGAACCACAAATAACGCAGGCATTAAGTAAAAATTACTATGAGGAAGAGTCGGATTCTGATCATAACCCCACTGATCCTGACGAAAATGTAATTTTCATAAGACCGAAGATTTCAAAGATACGTATTAATGATAGTGAGTCGGAAGGAGAGGACGAACATCAGCGGACATCGCCTATGCGACCCAAGTCGCCTTCTCAATCGCCACAGCGGGTATCTCCTCAGTTACAGTTGCCAATATTTAAACGCCAGACATCACCTAAACGATTAAGGTCTGTTAGCTATGTATCTACATCGTCTGCGGGACATTCGTCATCATCTTATCAACATTTCTCGTCTGCTGGTTCCGCTGAATTTTCCGAGGAAGACGAACACAACCTGTCGTCTGCTGATTCCGCTGAATTTTCTTCTGTTGGTTCCGCTGAATCTTCTTCAACTTTGTGCGGCGAGGAAGACGAACGCAACCTGTTTCGTATAAATCCTTACAACATTAGGGTCATACATCGTATCACCAAGCGTAAACCGGCGCAAAAAATGTATAAAAAAAAATGTATTCGTAAATTAACTTTTTAAATTTAGTATTATATAAAATTAATTTCGGGTTGTGGTATTAAATAATTAATTTCGGGTTATGGTATTATAATGTATTAATGGTTATGGTATTATAATGTATTAATTGTGTGATAATAAATAAATTTTATTGAACTTTTATCTTTGATTTACCATGTTATTTTAAACACTTTACACTATTTACAATATTAATAACTTATGTCATTACACCTTTAACTCAAAATTTAACTTTCACAATATTAACACATATTAATTATAAATTAAAAAACTTAGTAAAAACCTTAACTCAGTAACTTAAAGTAAAAAACTTAACTCAGTAAAACTTAGTAAAAAACTTAACTCAGTAAAACTTAGTAAAAAACTTAACTCAGTAAAACTTAGTAAAAAACTTAACTCAGTAAAACTTAGTAAAAAACTTAACTCAGTAAAANCTTAGTAAAAACCTTAACTCAGTAACTTAAAGTAAAAAAACTTAGTAAAAAACTTAGTAAAAANCTTAGTAAAAACTTAGTAAAAACTTAAAGTAAAAAACTTAAAGTAAAAAACTTAACTCAGTAAAACTTAGTAAAAACTTAGTTTAGTAAAAACTTAGTAAAAACTTAGTAAAAAACTTAGTAAAAAACTTAGTAAAAACTTAGTAAAAAACTTAGTAAAAAACTTAGTAAAAACTTAGTAAAAAACTTARTAAAAAACTTAGTAAAAAACTTAGTAAAAAACTTAGTAAAAACTTAGTAAAAACTTAATGTGTGTTATTAATTTAAAAAACTACATGACATATTTTAACAACTGAACCGAGGTCAATGATTAAAATTTATCGCTCACATGACACGATTTATTATCTTGTTTGTGCGCGCGACGCGACTAAAGTCACGTACGCCAACCGATAAGATGTCATGTGATGTGGCGTACGTGACCAAAGTCACGTTGCATCAAACGAGACAAATATGCAGATAACCTTTATTGAACTCTGATAATGGACAAGATAACCTTTGCTAAACCCGGATTCGTCGACATGTTCAACAAGATAAAATGATGCAAGTGTTTGTAAAATACATAAGCCCGACAATATTAAATTTCAAGCATCATCTTTGCCATAAGAATGTCCTTTCTAATCTAATTTGTACAAATTTCTGTACCACAGATTGAGCTGTTCAGCCGTTTTACTTTGTTGGCCAAGAGACCAATAGTATTGCACAGATTCTTTCACTATACAATATACAATCATTAGAATAAACAATAAAAACAGTACAGCCACGTTTGTGCTATTTTCCAACTTATTTCTAAGCGCATACGTTATAACAGCACATACAGTAAACAGTATGGGTAATATATATTTAACGACATTGGACTCGTCATTTGATCTATACAAAAGGTTATTGTGTCGATGGGTGTATTGTCTAAATTCTAAGTAGCTATACATGGAGCTAGAAGCTAATGCGGTACTCAGCAAAGTGGCCTCGTCAAAATCRTCTATGCGCTCGCTCTGTTCAAAATGTAACATCTGTCCGTTTGAGTTAACTTCTAGCGAAGCCACATAATCAAGTATGTACAACAATGATTCGAAACTGGCCGTGTCATCGTCTTCTATAATATCGTCAAAAAAATCTGGCAAAAATTCCACCATATCCCTAGACTCGCCCATTGATTGGAAGTAGGCGCCTAAAAAAGAGCGAGACAAATCTGCAGGAAACTCGCGCGGAAACATGTTGCTATAGCCAAAAGGGTCCCACAGCGCCAGCACCAAGTCGGTCAGCGTGAGCAGTAAAAGCACTATACCCACAACAGAGGCCGCTTTCATTGCAATCTTGGTCATGGCTTTGGCCACGGTCGTGATAGTTTTGATGGCAATTCGATTAAACTGATGCACTATTACTGCTTTGTAGGTTTCGCCCAACATGCGAGTCGTCACCCGCCGGCTGGTTTGTAAGAGTAATTTTTTCATGGCCGGTATCATTTTAGTGTTGATGCGTTTCAACAAAGCTTTCAGTTGTTCAAACAATAAATCAAACCCTTCACTAGTAGCAAGGCCCATAATAAGCGAATTGTCTTCCAAAAACTGGGATATTATACTTTCGAGATCATCATCATCCAACTGGCGCTCTTGCCTGGACAAAGTTGCAGAACGAAAATTTAACACGCGTTCATAATTCAAAGAAACCGTTTCGAATCCCTTTTCGGCGGTATATATCAGTTTAGATTTAGAATCGATACCTAGTTCAGACAGCGAGTTAAATGTGGCGAATATGGATTCAAAATCTGTGTCCACCGTAAAATCTCTAACACCGAACCAGTCGTTCAGTATTTTCGTTGAATCAACAGTGGGCTTTTCGGGCAAAATGGGCGACGGACGAGTATAATCGAACTGGCGAAGTTCGCTGAATATGTTGTTAGTCAACAGTTTGAATGTAATGAGTATAGTGTCGCCCAACACAAAACCAATCAAACTCTCCCACCATTGAAGCGTACATCCGCCGTTACTGTTGAGTTGACGACCAAAACGTCTGCAATAGGCCTCATTAAAACTACCAACAAACATTTCGGGAAAAAGAGGGTCTGGGTTGGGAACTATATTGAACGCGGGCACATCGTCCACGCCTTGTATCAAATGTTCGTCGGTTCGCAAATAAGGCGAATTAAAGTACATCTTTGACAGAGTGTCCATAAGTATACATTTGTTCTCGCCCTCAACATATTTGAGTTCGGGAGCTTGAATTTCATTCTCGGCACCGTCGCGGGTGGCGGCCAATCGATTCAAGTGATAGCAAGCCGGTTGGGCATACGCCACAGCGGTGTCCGAGGTCTGGGTGTAACCAAAAGGAGTCGCGTAATCGATCGGTCCAGTTTCGTTGAACGGATAACAAGACATGCTTTCGCAACCGCGCTTGCTAAAACTCAATTTTACTGCCACCGCTTTGTCGGCGAGCGACGGCGGCACATAGTAATCATCGTCGTTTGCCGGTCTAATTTCATAGTCGATTAAAATATGAGGCAGTTTGCTCCTCCATCTACTAATATAATTCAAGCGGTGCATATGTGTCGCATATTTACTGGCGTTGGTCAAATCGAGCTGTGTAAGCGTGGCCATATTATGCTGCCATCAACAATCTTAGTAAAAACACCAAATGTACTGTTAAAATATTTATTACTACTCCACAAACTTACAATGAACATTTGTCTGTTATTGTATTTCTTTTTCGTACATGTTAAAATCATAATATATTAAACACGACAATTTGGTTCGTACGGCCAAAACGCAGTTTTCGATGAATTCAATCTTGTTCACATCGATGCCGTCCTTGTCCATTTGAAAATGCAAACGATTCACAAAACCACAGTTGCTACAATACAAAATTATGTGTCGTTTGTTGAGAAATTTATCTTTACACTTTACGCAAGAGGCCCGCTTATTGTAGCCAAAAAACGGCTTGGCAAAGAACGCAATGTAATTGTACGACTTTTCGTTGGTGTAAACTCTTTTTTGAACTTCATAAAAATATGTCAAGTTTTTAAACACGTGTTGGTTAACAAATGTGTCCAAACCGCTGCTCTTGTCAAATTCAAAATTCAATTTATAATCAATACTAAAATCTTCATAGGTTTCTTCGTACAAGGCCTTCTCGTAGGTGCGCATAATGACTTTCGTTATTTGTTCGTGGGGCAGTTTATTGGCAACTATTTGGTTTAACGATTTGCGCACATCGTGTATGGTGTCTTTATAGACCATTCTTGTGTTTTTGTAATCGTACGGGTTTATGTTAAAAATGTACTTGGTTATGAAACGGTCGGCGCACAGAGTTTCCATAGTTTGAAATGTAATCTTGGGAAACAATTGACAAAAAGAATAATCCGCGTCGTCCTTCAATTGCAAATAACATTTTTCACACAAAAATTTAAATTTGTTATGGCAATTAACCGCCGTCGTTTCAATAATTTTTGTATTGACCAACAAAAACAACTTGTAGCCCACAAACTTTCCTTTACACTTGTCACAGTTGGTGGTGGTCATCAATTCTTTGGATTTCAAATCGTCACAACTCATCAAATGCAGATTGTTAATTTTTGCTATTCCTCTAACATAATCGTAGGCAAAAACCATTATGGCTTGCATCAGACGTACGTTTTCGTGACTGATAAACCTGTCGCGAACATCTCGATTGCCCACCGTTTGCAATAATTGCAACTTCAACGACAGCTCCTTCACAACGTCGTTTTCTGGTTCTTCCACCAACAACGGTTGTTTTTTAAACATTTTAACCACTTGTTTGTAAATACAACAAAAACTGTTTGATGTTTAGGGACCATACAGGGTTTATGGCCAACGACACAGTTATGTTCAGTTTGCCACGACACCGTCGCCTTTTATACGAGACCTTGTTGTTTATCCCACTTAATGATTGTACTGCGCAGTCTCCTTCCGTCAAACAACATTGCGACCTCTAACCGTTCTCCCACGCAGTCAATCTTTATCAAACCCGACAATTAACATCCTCTTTATTCAGGATGGGGCTCCTACATTATCCTGTGGGACAGGCTATAAATTCAACGCCATCAAAACTAGAATTCAGTTTCAATAAGACCATCGTGTAATGGAAACGTTAACAGTCTCGTCGCTGCTCATGGACAACAGCAGCAATACTTATCATCAGCCGATGCACGACATTGAATGGTCCTCACAGGTATATAAAAATTTTATATTCGGCGACACGTACGCGTCGTCGCATTTAGACCCGCATGTCAGAAACAAACTTAAATTGGAAGCTTTCAAAGTGGTTCAGACAATTCACGAACAATTGTACGACACTTGTATCGATAGTTGTGTGCAATACAACGAAGATGGCATTGTCGTTATGCGCGACCAACAGTGTGCCCACCACATGATTGACAAAATTCACCGTGTGGTTCGCACGCTTCAACATATCGCGCTAATGCCCGAATACCAATATAACATGTTCATTTTTCTACCGTACATGAAACAGTTGCATAAAACTATTAGTCTATTTCAAAACGATTATTGCTGTTCCAAGTTGGTGCAACAATGCATCCAATCATTAAATGTGCACATTCGCGATGCCGAAAAAATTTTGTCCCTCGTGAACAACATGCAAAATAGACTCAACATCATGTGTATATTTGACAGTAAACCGTTTTACCATTGTAACATTTGCCAAGAATCCTCTTTGGATGTGGGCTTTCTCAAAGCGAACACTTGTTGCGGTTATTCAATGTGCAATGCTTGCTATGCGAAACTGTGGCAGTACAGTTCGTTATTCCCGGTGTGTCCCGTTTGTAAGACAAGTTTTAAAAATTCAAATAGCGGCAACAGCAGCAAACACGAGTCTAGCGACAATCATAAACTATTCACTCCGTACGGTGGTGGGGACGAAACGACGAACGACGACGAAATTAGCTCTGATCAATAGTACAATAGTATTTGAAATTTAAGTGCGAACGCGCCGACGACGTTGACAATGAGCACTCTAATTAGCGAAAAATTAACATTGGAACCGAGCCAGTACAAATATTTGTTTTTGGCGAGTTATTTTAGAATGAAATTTGACGAAAGATTTTCATCTGAATCCGAACCGTTTATTGCCGAATATTTACGCAATAATTTCAATGTTTTGGACGAATCTACATTGCTCAATTTCGTCGACTATTTGACCGAAATGCAATTGAAAAATTTAGTAGTCGATCGCAGCGTTGACATGTTCAGATTCGTCAAGCCTCAATTTAAATTTGTATGCACCAAAAGTCAAGTGGAGATACTCGAATTTGACGACAAAGTGTATCTGCAGCCCAAAACTAACGTGTATGCCACGAATTTTTTTGTTAGCGATCCTCGCAAGTACCGTTTGGCTTTGTATCAAGAGTTCTCCAAAGTGTTTGACTCGCGTCAATTTGTTTCCAACAACAATATGTACACGCTCATGAACGGCAATGTGGGTTACGTTTTCGACGACGCCTATACAGATTGGTGCGGCGTGCGAATGTGTAACGCGCCCAAAGTCACAGACTCCATGTATCCATATCGGCTATACTTGATCGGCGATGAAATGGCCAACCATTTTATAGAAAACAATATCAGCTTCAGTGCCGTCATTGACGACAAACGCGAGAGCATATTGAAAAATTTCCACAAAGGTATACCCATGTTTCGCAACAATTACCGTCTCATCAACAGTAAAAAGTTTCGYACCAACAAACCAAACAAGGTGTTTGACGAAATCAAAACGGAATTGGACACCTCGTCCAAATATGTGAAATTTATTCAACGCGATTATATTTTCGATGCGGTGTCGTTTCCCGACGACCTGTTGGATCTTCTCAACGAATTCATGACCGAAACTTCTGTCTACAAGTTTATCACCAAGTTTGTAGAGCCGACTGAAATGTCCATCGAAGAAGATTCGGTCGCCAATAGAAGCAACTATTACAGCGAAATCGTGGTGGACCGGTACGCGGTGGACAAGTATAGAAAAATCAATGTTAAAATAGAAACCAACACACGCTACCCTTCGCTCAGATACAACGAGCCGGCATACATATTCGTGAGGCCGGACATTATTCAAATCAAAGGTACACTCAACGCGTTTTACGTACCAAAGGAACGAATTTTTGCCATACTCGCTAACAACAGTTTGTTCGGTTCTAAGGAGTTGTTACATTTCGATTTGAAACTGATACCGTACACGCACAGTTCGCCTCCGCGCCGACTCAACTTGGAAACATACGTAATCGATTCGCAACAGAAATTGTATCTGACAAGATACATCTTTGGCAACACGGTGCCTGCATATCTTTTAATAAGAGGTGATTACGAAAGTTCGTTCAAATCTTTGCACGAATTGAAAAATCCGTGGGTACACAATACCCTGTTGAAACTTTTAATTACAACCAATTTGGTAGAGTACAGTTTGCAACAACAACAGCATCAACATGGAAGATATGCGCCCACCCACCACAAACGCCACCGGGCGATTTATGGCCAATAATCCTACTTTTTTCAACACTAGTTTCCTAATGACTGTCCTTATTGTGTTGGTGATTGTCATTCTGCTGATCATGTTGTTCCAATCTAGCAGCGCGGGAACGGGCAGTTCCGCCACAGATGTAACAAGGTTTGGTTACACGAATCCCCTGAACGCCACAATGCGAGCCAATCCGTTTGTCAACACGCCCCAACGAACAATGTTATAAGTGTTGTACATAAAATAATTTACAACGGCGCGTCGCAATGAAAAAACTAAAATGCCATTCGCAACCCGCCAAAATCCGAACGGTCACCGAAATCATCAACAGCCAACAAAAGTTGAGCAAAACTTATGACATGGCCGAGTTCGACGCCAAAAACCTAAACAGCCTAGAAAGTTACAATTCTTTGAAAATCAAACTGGTGGTAGCTAAATACATGGCAATGTTGAACACATTGAAACTGACCCAGCCGTTGCTCACCATATTTCGAGACAAAACGGCGCAACGGGAAATAGTCACCATCATTTTGGCATCGCTGGGTTTCGTGCACAACCGTGTCAATCCGCTCGTCAACAATTTCGACAATCGCATCGAATTCATTATAATCGAGAGCAAAGAGGATATATTTCCCGGCGAACCGATTGTTTTCAGGGAAAACGAAAACGACGACATTGTTTGCATTATAGACCGAATCAGCATTGTGCGCATGCTGGAACGGCATTTCGACACCAACATGTGCATGGATTCGATGATGGAGCAAGAGAAAAAGTTGCAAATGATGAAAGCGTTTAGCAGCTCGGGCATAAAACGTAGACGCAACAATCATGGCGACGACGATTTCGACAAAACCGAAGCGCCCATGTACGACATACAACTCAGCGAAACCGAGTGTACGCGATATTTAATAATGCTACTGATTGTGGAACAYGCCTATTGCCATTATGTTATATTTAAAAACCATGGTCCCAACAATTACTTTGAATCGCTCGTTAACCACATGCTGTTTACGAGAATCTGCAAGTCCACCCTCAACATGTCTTTTGACAATCTACTACTAAGTAAATTCAAATTTCATTTAGAAGAGTGTGATTCGAAAAAATTATCTTGTGGAATATTAAATTTGTAACTTTACATGTCTGATTATGTGGTTTTTGTTAATTTTATTCATCATTGTCAAACTGTTGGTATTTCAAAAAATGCAAAACATGCATATAGATTTGTACACCGACAAAATATGTCCCAAAAACTATAACGGTCTAGCGCCCGATCCTTTTGATTGCAACAGCTACTGGCTATGTCCGGAAACAATTCAATTTTTTTGCCCATCCAACCAACAATTCGATTTGGACCAGCACACGTGCGTTCCTTTGCAATCGTTCGAGGACGGCTGTGTGGGCCGACTGTACAGAAATTTGCTGTTGTAATAAAAAATTTTTACGTCGTAAAAACCATCACCACGGGCTCGGTGTTTATCGGTACGTGCGGATAGACAAGGCTGACAATATCAACGTCTTGCTTACGCATAAACGATTGCATCAGACTCGACACGAGGCCGCTGCTCACGTTACCCGTTAAGGCAATCAGTTCCTTGGCAAAATAGCGTTGTGTGCCGTCGAGGCAAACGTGCGCTCCGCCGACTTTGGTAAAAGCCAACGCCTCTTTGTGTTTTTGAACGCTTAATATGTGCCACACTTCGGTCGCGGTCGTTTTGTTTGTTGCCGCCGTTTGCACAACTATTGCCGACAAAGGTTTGGAAAACATGTTGTGAAACAGCAATTTTGTACATACACATGGCAATCGTATACAAGCGACAATGTAACCGCTAATTTTTTTTGCACTCAATTGCGGTGGCACAGAGCTCAATATCATATTAATTTTACGATGGTTTTTTTCGTAACCGCTCACCATTTTTGTTGACGACGATAACAGATCGTGCTGTTGCAACAAGTTGTTGTAGGCATATACATGCATTTTTATGGAATCATATGTATTTGACACAGTAAATGTGATAATGTTATCGTTGTCACTATTGGGGAAGTATAAATTGACATTCATTATCGTTTTGTTTCAGTTATTTTCGACTGACACACAAGCTTCAGTGCTCGAAACCAGCACCAGCACCGCCGCCTTAATTATGGAACCGCTTGCGTCTTTTTATTACAACGCCGMACCGACCACTCCCGGAGGCGGAAACACGTTATGGAATTCCATCGCAACGTACCCCCAATACAAAGCGTACGTGAGCAACGAATGTACTCCTAGCCGTCAAACCATCAACGACGCCGCCGAAGAGCAACATCTTGGTGATGAATTGGAAGATTTGTGCGTACAAACTTTGGTGAGCGATTCCGAACAAATTATTAATCAAACTAATCACGACGAGTCGGATATCTCGCAATTTCTAAAATTTAACAATAGCACCACAACCATTACTCCAGTGTCGCTTGGCAAAATACCACACAAAACAATGCCAGAAAGTGTGCCACCAATAACTACTACTACTACTACTACTATTACTACTACTGCCACAACGTCAGAATTATCCAACACTTGTAAAGCAAGAAAACGCAAATTAGCACAACCTAAAAAATAATTGTGCCCACCAAGACAGCTAAAGTTACCAAGAAAACCAACAATGATGCTTTGTTGATTAAAATGAATAACAATGCAGTAAAAACTCAAAAGGTAATTAAAAATTTCGCCGAAATTACGAAAATAAAGAAAAAACATGCGGCCAAATCCAAGCCGATTGAAAATGAACCCAAAAACAAAGCTGTTTCGCCCAATAGTATGCGCAGCGGTGGTAAGAACCTTAGCATACTAAAGTTAAATTATAACGAAAATGACATTGACAGCGACAGTGACAGTGATAACAACAGCAGCAGCGACAGTGGCGATAGTTCCGATGAGAGCGATTCGGAAACAAAAAAACAACTGCATTGGTTTCTGATAATATTAATGGTAGCGGTAATAATAAACGTAAAGCCGACTCRGTCGATATGGAGCGCGAATATATTAAAAAATGTCGGGGCCGCTACAAAAAAAGCAGAGTTGAAAACGAAGTGGCAATTGTTTCCAATAAAACGGTGGTCGTTGCTAACAAAAAAGTATCAAATGAACTCAACGTTATTTTGAACAATTTCGACGACAATACCATGATAATGAGCGATTGTGAAAAAGAAAAGCAGATATCGCAAAGGTTTGTTCACCACATCACCAACACCACATACTACATGTTTGTGGTGAGCGAGTACAACAACGATGCGGGCTATCGTGTTTTTTACAGCAGCGAAGTTGCCTCTGTGACTCAAGAATACACTGYCCATTTCAACTTTATTGATCGCTATGTGATGGTGGTGTCAATGGATCGCTTCAGGTTCATGATTTCCTACAATTTATTATTAAAAATGAACATAGACATTCCGTTGTCGGAAAAATTTAAAATTAAAGTGTTGACCGACACAAAAAAATGTTATTTCAACGAAGTTAAAGATTTTGAGTTTTTGTCTGTTCTCATTACCACGTTTCAGCTGAACGTATTGTACACTCGTACACAAACAATGATGCTGTTGGCTCTGTTGGGCGAAAACAAGACCAACATTTTGACCCACCAACTTAACACTTTGATTGAGAACAAAACGCTGTTCACCATTCCGTTTAGTATGAACAAAAAAGACAACGCCATAGAAAATGCTAAAAGCAATCGGCGCGGTGTACCTAAGGAACAATCTTCGTCCACGTATATCAACGACATTATACGTTTGTCCAACCCGCTCAGGTTTAAAATGTGTAATTCTCGAAAAGACGTGGACAAAAGTGTAATATTAAAAAATGTGGAGCAAGAGCTCAAGTTTTGGTTGCGCAATAAAAACGAAAGGAGTGTGGACAACAAAGAGCCCACTGCGTTTTTCACATACAAATACGGTAGCGTTGTTCGTCTATTGTACGAAATCACTAACCAAGGCAACGCCAAAAAAATGTTAAAAATTAAAAAAGAACATAACTGTGGCGTACATTCGATCGAAGAGTACCTCAATCTAAGCAGTCAAAACGTTAAAAACGACAATTTTATTTTGATCACTACAAAATTAGACGAGCGTTGCACAATCATCAAGTGTGGCAGTTCGTACTTTTGGATTTCCAGCGTGATCAAAGACATCATCCCCTCGGATATTATTGATAAATTTAAGAAAATGACACACTATGTGTTCAAATTGAATCGTATGAGCCGCAAAGAGATCAACAATCGACACAACGGCATGATCAAGCTGTTATCGTACTGTTTCAACAACACGTTGTCGCTGGACGATGTGGTCACATTTGCCAAAGAACATTTTGAATGTGATTACGAGCGTAAAAGATTCAAGTAGTTTGTAATTGTTTTCTATATGTATAGTAATAATTTTATTGTAATAATTTTATTGTACTAATTTTAAATGTACATGTGTAAAATTTGTACTATTATATTTTGTTAATAAATATATTATATTTCTATACATTTGTTCTTTTATTGTACCGTTTCCTTATGTGCTCGAAGAGACAACAACTTTTTGTCGGTTAATTAAAGCTTTTATAATGAAGAAAAGTACAATTGCTATGAGAATGATGGCACCAATCATTAAAATTAACGGCAATAGCTTGTCGCTAATACTGCTACTTTTGTCGCTCGATTTGCTAACTAACCCATCCTCACCCAATAAATTATCCAGACCCAAATCGCCAATTAAATCGGCAAAGTCGTAGGGTTCAATGCAAGTCAACATGTGATCGACGGGCAAATCGCTAATGTCCACATATTGAGGGCTMAGTGGGTCGGCATTAGGATCGCTAGCTCGACAAACTGTTTTCTCTTCATTATAATCGAACCCTTGACATATGGARTTTAAAGCTTGTGTGTCATCAATTAGCAAGGGATCGAACGTGCACAAATTGGCGCTATCGATGTTAACAGGCAACTGGCATGTTCGGTGTCGTAACAAACACGAGTTTACAGTGTCGCCGCCGTTTAAACCGGTCACATAATAACTACCACCAACAGTATTAATCACGTTTATTATGTCTTGTATTAGAGTGGCTGCACTAAAGACCAAGTAAATGCCCACTCCGAGCAATATTGGTGTTCCTATACTCTTTAATGAAATGAGTCGGTTGTTAAGACGAGGATTTGTTTCCAACACCTGAAGCACGCCATCGGGCGTTCGAGTGGCCGTATTGGGAAAGTTGGCTCTGACCGCGTCTCGTTTTAGCTTGCTGCTGTGGAACCTAGCGTCGGGCACATTGTCGGCTCTACGCAACAACGATACCGAGTTGATTTGCGAGTTGTTGGCCGATCTGAATATGCTTCGAATRCCGCTTATGTCGTTATTTCTCATTACACGATTAATGTCGCTACTGAGAACAAAAACGTTGTTGTCTAGCCTATAACCCGGCCGATATGTATTGTTGCCTAGGTTGAGCGCTGTGGGCGCGTTGAACACATCTTGAAAACCGTTCGGTGCAGATCTAATTAAAATTACATTGTCAATATTGGTGAATTGAGTCGGATTCGTGTACACTTTGTTAACTCTTCTCAAAGAAGTAAAAAAAGTCATGATTGTGCACTACACAAATGTTTTACTTATTAAGAGACTTAATGTTGTGCACAAAAATAACACAATCAACCATTTATTTCATACTAAATGATGCAATAAAAACAACACCACTTAACTTGTTTGTGTCGTGATTATCAACAGTCAATTTATGATCTGATACAATAATGTGTTTTTGTGTTGTTAGACAGTTAAAATGGAATTCGCTAATGATTTTAGACGAAATCTAATTTCGTTGTATGAAATTAAGTTCTTATCTACACGACGGCGACAAGAAAATGGATTACACGATAACCTTGTTTTAAAACATGTCTAAACGCGTTGCGAAACGTGCCGAGAATATGGTACGACTTTTCATACATCGAAAATGGATTTCATCGAGGATCTTCGACGAAATCCACTTTCGTTGTATGGAAATTAAAACGCGTAAAAACGTGTTTTTATTGCATCATTCTCTAGATAAAAATTATCGAGTTGTTGTTTTGCACTNCAGNATAACCCGGATACAGATAAATTAAAACATGTCTAAACGCGTTGCGAAACGTGCCGAGAATATGGTACGACTTTTCATACATCGAAAATGGATTTCATCGAGGATCTTCGACGAAATCCACTTTCGTTGTATGGAAATTAAAACGCGTAAAAACGTGTTTTTATTGCATCATTCTCTAGATAAAAATTATCGAGTTGTTGTTTTGCACTCAGATAACCCGGATACAGATAAATTAAAACATGTCTAAACGCGTTGCGAAACGTGCCGAGAATATGGTACGACTTTTCATACATCGAAAATGGATTTCATCGAGGATCTTCGACGAAATCCACTTTCGTTGTATGGAAATTAAAACGCGTAAAAACGTGTTTTTATTGCATCATTCTCTAGATAAAAATTATCGAGTTGTTGTTTTGCACTCAGATAACCCGGATACAGATAAATTAAAACATGTCTAAACGCGTTGCGAAACGTGCCGAGAATATGGTACGACTTTTCATACATCGAAAATGGATTTCATCGAGGATCTTCGACGAAATCCACTTTCGTTGTATGGAAATTAAAACGCGTAAAATTATCGAGTTGACATCTAGAAAAAACTATCGTTTCGGCTGATGCAATAATGTGTTTTTATGTGGTATTGATTCGCAAGTGTTTAACGTGTTATTTGTGAAATCATGTCGTTTGTGCGCTACTACAAAATCAACTCGCAGCCTTTGCCACAATGTTGCAAGTATTTGGCCAACAACTTGACCGACTATTTGCTGTATGTACAAGACATGCAGATTTTTCGCAAACACAAACCGCACATCATCGAAGAATCAATCAATGTTGAAGACAGCGGTTTCGTGTCTGTGTACAGGCTAATGGCGGTATTTGACGTTGACCATTTGGACAGCAGCGAGCCCGCTCAAATTGAGCAATACATAGACGCGACGCGACCAACGTCAGTCTATAGTGCGCACCAGTTAAAATTGTTAAAACTGTTGGCCAGAGATCGATGGTACAAAGGAGATTTCGAGCGGCTACGAAAAATCCTAACACAACAAGACGTCGATGACTTGATCAGTTTCGCGTGCAACGTACTATGGGAACGCGGCTATGAGAATCATTACACRCTGGGACAACAGTTAAGCATTCGCATCACCACCAAGCTTATCCAGAGCGGTTTGGATTTCAAACACCAAAACGACAAGGAAAACAGCGACAAACAAATTGGCACCAAAATGGGTCGTGGTTGGAACGACAAACATTTTGAGCACTTCATCGCGTCCATCACTTCCATTTCAGACGTGATCAAACGCCACAAAAGTTACAAAAAGTATATAGTATTAGAACTAATACCATCGCAAGCGCTCAACATAAAGCGTCTTTTGACTGGGGAAAATCACAATTTCAAGATCATTGAAAATACCAACATTGACAATTTATGCGCCATAGAAATTGACGATGATAAAAATTCGTACCAGTATTTGAAAAAATTTACATTGTTAATTGCAAACAAAACAGTCAATGTTCTGTTCGTCACCGATGTTGACTTTTACATGAAACTCAACAACTATTTATTTTACTTGTACAATTCACTTAAACTGTACTACTATTGCTTATGTAACAAATTTGTATTTGAAAAGCAAGACTATGAAATTATCTTTCTGCTAAATTTAATTGTGTCGTTAGAGTGGCATAATAGCGGACACCTTAACTCGTTTACTTTGGAAAAGTCAATTATTTACAACCCTTTAGAGCTGTCCACCCGTCGTTTAAACTCAATTAAGAGAGCGGCGAGTCAATCTAGACAGCTACAAAACGATAACGAAATTAAAATTGACTTTATCAAAGGCAAACGAATCAAAACGGGCACTCACTATGGACATAGACTAGTTAACCTTTAGAATATCAATTTATGTTGAATGTATGTAATGTGTGACAAATTTTAATGTATTAAATAAAAGATTTAACATATATTTTAAACTGTTTTATTGATATATAATACCATTTTAATACAAAAGTAACATTACACTTTTACATAGAATTCATCATATGACATTACATTACAATGGATCAGCTTTAATAAATACTACAGGAGTTATAGCCAAAGACCATTTTTTTTCTTTAATCTTCTTGTTGTTGACAGTTTCCATTTCCATTTCTACTTTACCCTCCTTAAATCCGTCCACAACAGCGAACATGTACATTTGCACCTCTTCCGACGGTCCGTCGCTTTCGAGAAGCTCAAACATTTTTTCAAATTGAGCCACAGTGAACATTTGCGATAACATAGGTTTGTTGGCCTTAATCAAACCCTTTTCGTACACCTCCTGGTTGTCTTCTTGTCGAATTTCGTAAAACATTTTAACAAATTGACGCTTGTCCGCGGGCACCTTTATTACAACATTCTCTTGCATTGTCATCAACTCGTCCTCTTCCCAACTTTGGTAGCGCATGAGAATCTTGGAGAACAAGTCGCAATGCAGCGTGATGTTGGACCAGCGAGCCGTAAAAAACTCTCCAAATTTACCCGAGTATTTTTTCAAATAGACGGTGTCGAAAAAATAAAAAGGCAACTTGCCTCCGCGCACATGGTAGCCCACTTGGTGAACAACTTTGGGCGGTTTGGCTTGTTCGATGACAATCTTTGCGTCCATGTTCATCAAAACGTTAGCCCATTGAGACGAATACAAATTCAGCTTGTTGCGCAAAGATTTCAATAGAACGTCGAGTTGATTGCAAGGACTGTCGCAATAAATTGCCGTATAATTGTCACGAAGCATGTTGAACTCAAATTCGTCCAAACACGTTGCTAACCGTTGGCGTTTTTTAACAATGGGTTTAGTGAAAACCGGCAACATGCTGGTTTCGTTGTCATCTTCTTCCATTTCGGAGATTTCAGTACTGCCATTGTTGTAAACCGAAACAACGGTTTTTTCATCTGCGCTTGCAGCGTCGCTGACTTCTTGGTGTGTTCGCTTAGACATTGTGCTGTAAACTAATTGACGATAAAACGTAAATTACAATTTATATATGTAATAATTTTACATATCTAATCGGATTAAACTCCTAAGACCCAATGCTCATTGCTGTTAAAATAAGATTGTTGAAATGCGTAAACTATAAATTTAAAGTGCACCACAAAAATCGGTCAACACGTTACAATGCGTTGTGCTGGTCTATTCATGATTGTTGAACCCGATCATGTGGTGTTGTTGCGTGCTCACAAATCTTATAAAGAATTTAACGTCCGCCGACCCGCCGGCTTCAACAACGACACTGACAAACGAAACGGCTTCGACTATGTCAACACCTCCACTATCACCGGCGCTGCGTTTGCGTCCACAACGATAGACGATCGTATTTTTTTGGAAAAAATTTCTATTCCACGAGGCAAGCGCGACGGACGCGACGTGTTTGACTACGAAACTGCCGTGCGCGAGTTCATTGAAGAAACGGGCACTTTTTTTGAAACGGCCTACATTTACAAGGTGCCGTTTGTGTTGCAGTGGAACGACGACGGTGTCACCTACAAGTACGCCATATACGTGGGAATCGTACGGGGCAGTTTGCGATACGTATCCTTGCAACCCAACACGTTTTGCGTCAAACTAAGTCCCAACGACCATCTAGCGAACCATTACAAAGTTCAAATTGAAAGTCGTCGGTACAATAACGAACTGCGCCGACGCCTATACATATCCACACTCAACCATTATTTTAAATATATGAACGAGAAACAGCTCGTCACCTACAAGTCGAGTAATTATTTAGAGTTTTTTAATTTTGTCAAAAACGTCAAAGCCAAGTTCGAAGAACAAGTTGTGGCGCAATTCAATAATTCGGAATTTTTTTACTCAAACTTCAACTTGAAAATTTTAAAATGGATGGCGACTTCTTCAATGATTATGTCCAAGACAATGATTTTGTCGCCGAAAAGCTCATTCACCACGACATGGCACCACCGCAGAAAAAACGACAACGACGCACCGAGCCTGCACAAAACTACCAACTATCAAAATTACCAGAGGTACCGCTAAGTCATCGACATGGACAAGATCGTTCTAACACCACAACCACCATCGGTAACGAATCGTGTAAGCATTTCATCAATAACGAATGTTGTTTGACCAGAAGCGACGTGTACGCCCTGTTAAGAGAGATAATAAACAAGCGCAAGTACACCAACGACACCATCGGTGTTTGCAGTCACATTTACGACGACGGTCGAGATAGTGGTCCTCGCTCTCACGATAAACACAATTTTACTCAACAAATTAAGTATATAAGGGAGAATTTTAATTGGGCTCATATTATCGTCGGTGACGACCAAACAAGACGCAAAGTGCTGTATCCGCACATCAAGCGGCTGGAGAATATTTTTATTTTACATCAGCGCACTTTGCACGAAGAATATCAATATGCAGTCTCCAAGTATAAACTGCAACAACGACAACAACGACAACAACGACAACAACGACATTAAACACATATTAAAGTATGAAAATAGCGTTTTAAACAAAACCGATTTTGACCTAATTATGTGTAAAATCAAATTGTTCGAAAAGAAAAAAGTGGCGTACCGCATTAAAGTGTCTGAATTGCCCTGCTTCGACAAGAAGATCAATAGAAAAACCAAGAAGATCATCAACAACAATAAATATATTTTGTTCAACAGCTGGTACACGAAAAACAAGAAAGACTACTGGTTGAGCAGTCACGATATGTGGAACCGCATGAAGGCGTCAGACAATACCAAACCTTTCATTGACATTTTTGATTACATGGAAAAGTTGGCCAGCACGATGATTGATGTTACCAAATGTAAAGAAGCGGCGGTGGTAGCAAATACGACTGCAAACCAAGCTGTCGTCGACAACAACAACGGCAACGACAATGATAATCGTATCAATTTGTACAAAGAGTTTTACAATGTACTCAATTATACATTGAATAATACTTGTGCACCGTCGTCGAGTTTCATATACGACAAAGAAATCAAAAACATCGATGGATTGAAAACGTTAAACAAGCACGTTATACAAACCGCGGTAGAAACATTTAAAACCGCATTGAAAAGTTTAAAGCTATTTTCATCTTCATCCAAAACTCTTTTGCCAAACAACATTAACAACGGATCTTCTTCGTCGGAATCTACCACTGTTGAAATGAAAACCACGAGTTCGACAAACAACCGCAAACGAAAACAAGGAATCCCAGTAAAACATAGCCCCAAGCGTAAAGTGAGCAAAAAAGAAAATGGTTTGACCAAAGCGTCGTCGTCGTTGGTTAAGTCCGCCGCTAAACAGAAACAACAGCCCGCTTCATACGAAATGGTAGACGACAATATGGACGATAGTCAGCTGTCTATGTAAAACATGTAGTATTACTATTGTATTTTTAAAGTGTATTGTATTTTAGAGTGTAATATATTTTTGTTTAAAATAAAAATTTTATATGAAACCAATGTGTATTTATTCCAATACCATTAAATCTACAAATGTATCGTTGACACGAATCACTTGAGCCTCCAGTTTGAGACCGTCGTAGTAAATTTTTTTCTTCCATGCGGCCTAGTTATTAACACTGAAGAGTAAAACTGTAACTCTTGAGCGTCCTCGTTGATTATTACACATTCGTGTACACCGTATATTCTAAATTTGGTGATTTGTACATGCACACAATCGCCGACTTTCATAATTATTGCCTCCGCGCAACCGCAATACCAAATGTAACGTAGAGTCTTTTTGAATATTGTAGTCGCTCATGTTGCGCTCGTCTTCGAGCTGTTTACCGGCGTAAATGAGACGCTGTTGATCCGGCGGCACACCCTCTTTATCGGCGATCTTGTTTTTCAGGGTTTCTACAGTGTCTGTGGCTTCAACTTCTAGAGTTATAGATTTGCCCGTCAGAGTTTTCACAAAGATTTGCATAGCTGCTAAAAATTTATTAAACCTTATTATATTTTGATAATTCGTTATCAATATCAATTATAATCGTGTCTGATAATCAAACACTTGAAAAGATAATGGCCTTTAAAAAGAAGACTTGGACAGGCAATTTTAACATTACTGTTACAAGTTCGATTGCATTAGCATTATGTCGTGGCCAATTAGGATGTCTCCTGTTGTGTTCAGAAGCCGTCGCACCAACAAACGGCTCCGTGTGTTCAACATTCGAGACTATTTGGTGAGCAAATCCAAAGTGGGCAAAGGCAAGAGTTACATGAAACAATTGCCAAATTTACCCATTGAAATTGTTGAGTATATAGTTGAGAAAACAAATGATGCTGTGCTGTACAAGAATGTATTTGGCACCGGTATAAAGTCCCGGAAACTATTGCTGCAACAACATGAGCTGGACGAGTATTTCAAAAGCACACCAGAAAACTACGATCCTTGCCATGACCCGCTCTTGAACAGTCGTTACAATGACGCACCTATTATACCGTACCTAAACATAATGGTTTATTTCGGTGAATTTGAAGGTTCGAGTGATTTTTTTATGTATTGTGTGCCTAAAGATGTGCGCATAGCTACTTTTAAAACTATACAAAATTGTCAAGACCCAGTTAACAATATGATGTGTTTGAATTTTACGTGGTGGCGTGTGATCTTATGTTTGAGGCATATACTGCATAAATTTGGAATATGGCGTTTTGGATCACGAGAATTGGTTGATAAATGCATTGAAGACATTCATCGTTTCGACATTTATATTGAATCAAACCCATTTGAATTTGATATTATCGCAGACAATTTGATACGACAAGCAAATAAAATAACGATAAAGACAAATACGCTTAACCACGAACGTAAAAAGCTTACCGTTGAAGCGCTAATCAATGATATTTTAGGTAAATTTGAAATTTACGAGCTTGATACACAATCGAACGACGACAACAACTCCAATTGCGATGAAAACACCGACAACAGTGATTGTGAAGAAGGCATTTATGAATGTGATGACGAAAACGAGCAAGACAACATATTCGAGTCCAAGCACATCTGTTTTTCATATAAAATCATAGGTTTTTGCACGGTTACCGATGATCTATACTACCAAAATCTCTAATTAAGAGACAACACGATGCAAGCTACAGAAGAGTTTCGTCGAGACTTGCGACAATTGACCGTTCAAATTACAAACACTAATAGGCACAGTAGTGAAAAAAACACGTTGGGCGATGTGTTGCAGCAAATGAGCAAAGAAGGCAAACTGTTGTTGGGCCGAGACGACAACTTTGACGATGTGCCACATTTGTGCGAAGAAACAAGACTCTATTTGAATGCGCTGCAAACAGAAAAATTGTACAAGTGTCGAAAATGCTACCATAAAAACGACGCAGACCGCTGTTGGTTTCACAAAAAGTACATTTTCGACAAAGATCGTAATGAACAGCGCGACGAGTATGTCAAATTTTTGTACAGCGAAATGGGCATCGTCAGTTTTGTCGAATTATACTATTCGTTTCTACAGCTCGACATGTGGAAATATGTAGCTAAGGAAGTGCTCAAAGATTTGTGTGGTTACGAGAACATCAAGTCTCTGCTAAACTCGTACAACCACAATGCCGACGACGATGTCGACATCGCGCTTTGTGAATCCATGGACTATGACGAAGATACGACCGCCCAGTCGCCAAAGACGAACTCTTCGGCACAATCACCGCCACCGCCGCCACCACCATTACCGCCTTTATGTTAAATGTTTGTTTAGTAAATAAATAAATATATTATTAATTATACATTGTGTTTAATTTTCTCTACATGTTATAGTATGAAATAATAACACAAAGATTTTTGTTTAAGTTTTTATTTTAGTTAGTTGTACATGTTTACTTTTTTGTACTTTTACGCAGGGACGGCACGTCGGGCACGTTGGGTAAGTCTGGGATTTCGGGGTTCAGAATATCGTCGATGGTAGCAAGAACTGTTTGAATCGATTCTAGCGCTGTAGTTTGAGCGTCAAGTTTGTCGTTGATTTCAGTCACGTCGGGTAAATTGGCGCGGACCTCATCAACGCTACTCTGAAGAACGTCCACTTTAGCGTCGAGAGCCTTGATGTCGGCGCGAATAACAAGCAAAATGTTCTGAGACATTATAGAACTATTAAATGATCAAATATAGTATAATTTTTATAATTATCTTACATATTTTAAATCTAATATAAATTTGTAATATTTGAAACACAAAGAAATTTTTAAGTTTGCGGTCTCACCAAAGGACCGTCCATTCTGACTCGAGACATTTCAAATTCACCTTCAGTGACAGTTAGCACGATGTTTTGTCGATTATGAAACACGTTGATGGCCCGAGGCAAATCTCTGTACGCGCGCCGGTTGTTGTGCGCATTGATGGCGAACCGTTTTAAGGACAGCATTGACGGCACCGTCGATTCGTATGGCAATTGCTTTTTGCCGTACACCGACATGCCGGGCTCAAAGTTGTGTACAATCACTCTAGAGTCGTATTCAATCTGTCCGGACACTAGACCCGCAGATCGCACCGCGCTGATGGGGAAAACGGCAATGCCATCGTCATATTCATCGTAGCGACACGACACCACAGAAATGAGCTTTCTGTTCTGAAATATGGGCGCACCCAAGTAAATGCGGTTAGCGAGTTCGTAGTCGTYCACCACAAAAGAATGCATTTGACCGTACACTAGTCGATTTTTGTGGCTGTGAAAATTGGTGTACACTCGACTAGGCGTGAATCGTGCCAATGTGCCGTCGTTTAACAGCACATGCAAAATGGCATCGTTCCCGCCGTAAGCACCATCAAACACCACGGTGCTGGCCACGCCAGGAAAATGGTGCATCGTGTCGAGATACTCATGTCCGTTGGACACACCGTTTGGCTCAAACACTTCAATATGAACACTAGATCCCTTGTGTTTAATAACGTTGACACGTTTGTTGATCTCATCGATTGAATATTCCACTTCGTAAACTTCTTGCGACTCCGGTTGTTGCGGCGTCGGCGAAGCCGAGTGTGTGTCCGCGGTAACAGTCAACATCGTTGTCAGCGACATTAATAGAATTGTCACCACGTTAACCATTTTGTCGTTTTATATACAATCCGCGTTTATGTTAAATATATTCTCTTATTATTGAAATGTTTTTGAATTTATTAACCTTTTGACATTAACATAATGGTATATAACCAAAAGACGACACTTACAAGATGCGCTGTGTTACAGAACACTTCGACTAAGCTAAGTCGTCTTCTTAAAGAGACAACAACAGCAATAATATCCCACCAATATGTCTGTGTTTAAATCTGACAAAAACGCTTGTATTACATACAAACGTGCCAAAGTCAACATTAGCGAAAACGAAGATATTCGCAGGCAACTGAACAAAGTGTTTCAAGCCAAACGCCAAATTAGAATGAAACTGGATCACTGGACTCGCATAAAGCGCATCACAAAGGACCCCAAAGAACTCGCCGAGATCGAGCGCACATTGCAGAGGCTCTCTAAAGAATTTTTAGAATTTAGTGTTGAAAACTTTTAACTATTGACGACGACTTAATGTGTTTTATACAAAAGGCAGTGTATAAAGTATGTACATATTATTTTATGAAATAAAAATCTTTTTATATTTAATAACATGTATTTTTATTTAATTCACACATAACACAACTACATTATAATTGTATCAATATTGTACGTGGGTGCGTCGCTTGTTTTGAAAGATGATTGCGCCTGAGTTGCCGGCGACACCGCCACTGCTGGTGATGAAGAAATGTTGTACAAACTGTTGTCATCATAACCGTTCAAATCAATGTCGACATAATTGTCGGCGTTGTACCAGTCCGACATGGAAGCCGGCGGCGCTGGTGAAACATTACGACATTGAAACGGCGATTCGTTGATTTTTTTGCCGCTACAATGTATGTCGACTACGGTATTAAAGTCGGCCGCTTTTTTGTCGATTTTTGTTTCGTGATGTTTGTGATATGAATTGCGGCGAGGCCTGTCTTGTCGTCGCGAAGAAAATTGCTCGGTCGACGACGATGGTGACGATGAACGCTGCCGACGATAATAATCAATACGATGTCTGCACTTTAAATATGGTCGTTTTTCAGTCCATCCACGTCTTTTATTGCCGTTTATGTCGTCGTTTACATCGTCAATGTCGTCTTTGATTATTTTACATTTAAAAACTCTACCGTCAGGCCAATAGTATCTACTGTTGGCGTGCAAGAGTCGCTTCGCCGCATACTGGCCCATCACAATCAATCGTTTGCGCGTACACTGGTCCCATACGATGTCGTGTGCAATGTCACCGCCGCATATGTAATCGATAAACTCTCGGGCAAATTTTTTCTCCACTGTGGCACCGTTGATTTCGAACGTTGTGCAGTAATGGTGGTGGTTGGAACTTTTAAATTTTCTTTTAGCGGCGTTCATAGTGTGGCAGCAATGCGACAATGTTAATGTTGATAAAGTCAGTTTCGTTAATCGTTTTGAACTTTGAAAAAAATCATGGGTTTGACAACCAAAGAGTATGTCTTTTCCTGGATTTTCTTATTATTTTCAACGGGCACAAACAGTTCTGTAAACGATTCGTTCTCCTTGACGCCCTCGATGACTGCTCCCATAAGAAAACTGACTTTACGGCCGAGCTCTTCAAATTCAGAGTCGAATTGTTGCAAAGTGAAGGGTTCCACTATCACTGGAGTGTCGTGCAACAGCTCGCCGGCAGCGTACAAATATTGATTGTTCTGACGCTTGATGTCAAAAAACGTGCGTGCTAACAGCGAGCGAGCTGTGATCTGATTCGATTTGGGCAAATTCACATATGATGACTCTTGAAGTTGCATCGAATAGTCGGTTTCGCCCAAATGACGCGCCATATATTTGCCGCACCAAGCCAAATGCTCATGCATGCTATCCCACGAGAGTACGAAAAAATCACCAAACTCGCCTTGTTGTCTGCACACGTTGACCGTGTCAAAAAAGAACACTTGACGCTTGCTAGACCGGTCGCGACACATATACAACGAACGTGGCGGCTTGGGTGTCTCAAACGTGAGCTCCATTTGTGTGCCCAAATAGCGCTGGTGGCGTTGCACAAACGCCAAACACTCGATCAGCTTGTTGAACGGAGAATAGCATTTCACTGTGTTGTCTCTGGCTGCGTTTGTTGTGGCCAACTTGATTGCCAATGATTTAGTCCAATTGAAGGGCAATGCTAGATTTTTAGTAAAGTCAACTAACATGTCTGTGTTGTTCATTTTAATGTTTTGTCGTCGACACGTTTAGCCTTGTAAACGATCAAACTCAGAGTCCATGCGYTAACATCGCTTTTAGGTTTTAATGACAAACACACACGCAACTGAGATTACACTAATGAGATTACATTTGAATGGCACCGAATCTGATGTAACATTTCTCAACATTACACGTCAGTATTTGTAATTTCATACAACGAAACTGGAGTTGATCTTAAATTCATGATGAATTCCATTTTGTTTGTACTACGTACGTTCAAACACGTCGAAACATGTTCAAACATGAATTATTCACAAGATAATCGAAAGTGGATTTCGTCGAAGATCCTCGATGAAATCCAATTTCGTTGTATGAAATTAACCAATTTCATGCTTCAATAAAAACACATTATTGCATCAGCCGGCAATGACCCGGACACAGATTAGATAAAAATACATTTTTAAATGTTAATTGGGTAATAAATTATTGTCAATGACCCGGATCTGTGCAGATTAGATAAACTTGTTTGTTCATGTTCGGAATAGATAACATGTGTCTCGAAAATTCCGCCACGCAATGACCGCGTGTTACATACATTAAAATGGATTTCAGCAAATATTTTTAATAAAATCCACTTTGATACATGAGCACATGATTAAAATTATTGCATCAGCCCTTCCATACAAGTCGAAACATGTTTAAATTTAATTCATGTTGTTGTATTTCATTACAAAACTAAGCAGATTCGTTAAAAGATCAGGCGAGTGTAGTCGTCGTCATGAACGCGGCAACGATAATTAATGTGCCAGAATATCACAAGCGATTGAATAAAATCATTATTATGGTCAAGTTTGTCAAAGACACAGTAGACCAGTGGGTCGAAAAAGGATTGCTGAGCGAAAACGAAGCCAAATCCCTGCATGTGGCCGAGGACACAGCGGCATTTATATGCGGTCGAACTAAAACGGCAAATTTTGTTAGTTTTAGATTGCTCGTGTCAACGTTGCCCGACAAGCAATTCGAAACGATTGTACAGAGTTATAATTTTATACGTTATGTGTTCGACATGAACGGCGTTGTTGACAAAGTCGACGACGTCAAAGACATTAACGAAGAAACCCGTGAATATAATCAAAATTGTTTGGAATACTTTAATTTTATGTTTCCAAATGTAGCAATTCGACTTGTGATTGTTCAAGAGAATTATGTAAACGTTTTGTTAAAGTTATGTCCTCGGCGCTTTTCGTATTCAATTAAAATTTGTGACATTCTACGTAGCCCAAAACATTCATTCGTTGTCACCACCAACGATTGCGAATGTGTTTGGCAAGACGACAATGTCGACGACGACGACGACGAACGTCAATGCAAATTGGCAATTTACAAACTTTGGGTGTATAAGGATTTGTTAAATTTTGACAATTCGTCAAGCGTTGACATCGTTCGTGTGTCGTGCGCTTGTTTGTCGTCGTGTCATCGTAGTCAAAATGAAGAATAAATATGTTAGGTGTAAATTTTGCGAAGAACTATTGTATGTGTACAAACATAGGCACAATAAAATGAATTTATCTTCGCAAATGTTTTTTGCCAAAAAACAAGCCATCATCAGAAACACGGACAACGAATTTGCTTTGTGTATATCGTGCAACAAATATTTTACACATAGTCACAAGACAATTGTTAAAAATTACAAGTCTCTATTACTATGTAAAAATAAAAGAATAAACAGTTTGTTTTAAACCACATTTTGTTTTATTTCATAACTTTTTACATTGAGTACAAACATAAAAATTATCGGCGGTAGTGTCGATAAAATTGTACAGCGGTGCGTTGCAGTCGACACAATAGTTGTTCGAGTTCAAAATGATGCGTGTAATCCAATTCATGTCGGCAGCGTTGTGTCTGTTGTACGAAAACAGCTTTTTGCTTCCACAACACGATGAATAGTAATGTCCGGATAGGTGATTGTTGTCGACAACGTAACTTGAACAACACAAGCATTTATTTAAATGATCCTTTCTGAACACAACGCCAATTCTTTCGGGCATGAAAAGCGAACGATCGTTGTTAACAATTAATGTGTATATGTATTTGTCCACAAACTCTTTTGTTTCTTCATTGCTAATTGTGAACAAACATTTATTGTGAAAACAATCCTTCAAAAATACTACAGCTTCACTGATTGTTTGATGATCATCATCAAACTGCTCGTTGTCGATTTTAATTTTTTCATTTTCGTAGTTTTCTTTATTTTCAATTAATTGTGCAGCAATTAGTAGATATTTGAGACCTTTGTTGTGAACCATTTTGACAAGCGCGTTTATCGACTAGCGGTAATATAAAGAGATCACATTTTAGCAACAAGTCAATTTATATACCGTAAGTAACATATTTTTTTATATCACGATATGAAAACTGTGCGTTCTATATTATATTCGTTGGCAATAACGATGGTCGCAATGTCGACCATCACTTTATTGCTCAGCGTAAACGACGTGGCGGCTTGCACTGAAAACGGTAGAAATTGCAAGTACAGTTACGAATGCTGCAGCCAAGCCTGTTCTGCAGTTTTTGGTTTTTGTCTACCTCGATGATTGATACACTATTCTTTTGTTTGTATTTATATATTTAAATAAAACTATTTAAATTCAATTTGTGTTCTTTTATTTTCATTGCAAAAACAAATCAAGCAAATGTTCGGGAAAAAGGAACTCTGACGGCAACACACAAATGTCCGCCAATTGCCTGCTGTCACTTTTGTAGCAAATTTTCTCGTTTTTCAAGTACACATTTTGCATGACCGTAGTATTGTGGTAAATGTCTCCACCGCCCACCTTTACTCTGTTGTGCGAAGAAATATAACTGTTCAAACTGTTGATGGCCCTTTCGGCCACCTCGTCAATGCTGCTTTCTTTGGTTTGCATGTATTTTTTGGTGCTGGTTATTAAGTTGTAACTGCCTTTGGCGCCACATTCTATTACGTCTGTGAATTGACCGGCCAAATTGTATATCTCCTCGTCGCCACACACCATCTCTTCGTTTTCAATTATTTCGCTAAGTTTGTTAAAAAGTAAAGTGCTCGTGTTGGAACTCAGGACCAAGGCGCAATCGCGTAACAGCACGTCCAAGTTTTGAGAAAACTGATTGTGATAATGTTGGTTTAAATTGCGCCACAATACATCCACCATGGGCATAGTTTTGATGAGTGTGTCGATTTTATCTCGATTTCTGTACAAATAATAGATTTGTTGCGAAACAAAAGCAAGACGATTCTTGTCAAAGCATATAAAATTATACTTGGGATCGCCGTACATGAGACATTCCAGATCAATGAGCGAATTGGGTTGCGGCAAAAACGTGATCACTTTCTTGTCACCGTCACAATCGGTATTGGCGCCGGTAAATATACCCAGGCCCACTTTGACGTTCCAATCCAAATAACTGTCGGGTTCGCGCACGTTCGACACCTGCGTGCTCAATTGAGATATGTTGGGGTGGCGCGTGGTCCAAGCGCGCGCGTCTTTAACGTTACGCCCATAGTATCGTCGGATGCTGGCTTTCGGTGGCACTATTTCGTTGGCGCCATTCAAACACTGTACGTTGGCGTAAAACGAGGCGTTGTTGAGAAACGTTGAGTATAAAAACTGGCCGGCGTAGCCGTTTTTGCTTTGCAGCTGATCTTTTATGATGCCATGTGTCAGTTTTATTTTTTGTATAGCACCAGATATGTCCACCAAGCCGTTGTCGTGTTTAGAATTGAACGCCTTGTTGAGAAATATTATAAAATTGTGATCCCACAATATGAAATTGGGCAATATTAGATAGTCAATGTTGTCGGTGAACTTGTTGGTTTTCAGTTTCTTGAGAAACACATTGGACGGCAGTTTGGTGATCACTATTGTGGTGGCGGTGATCATGCGACTCAGAGTTTCTGTGTGCTTGTTGCGAGCTTCGCATTCAGAATACACCGAAATTAGCTGTTCAATTAGACTGTTAAAATAGTTGATTTTAATTTTTTTCAAATCCATAATGAGATTTTTCAAAAACACTTTAAATTCATCAATGTTGAGGAAAAATACATTGTCAATGCACATTGGATCGAGCAATAAACTAAAACAAACAGGCTGTTTTTGAACAAACTTGACATTGGCACCCGATGTGGTCATTTTCGATAATTGAACACGTTTAACGTCTTTATGTCAACAAGGTTAGTTTGACACTACACACCCCACTTTAGTAAGGGTATTTTAAATAATTTTAATTTGACAATTTATCATTGTTAACGTTCACGATTTTGTGTGATTGAGTGTGCGTATGAGTGTGTAAGTGTAGTATAATAGTGAACATCAAAACTATGTCTGCTGCAAACGTAGTATGCCCCACAGCCGCCGCCGCCGCCGCAGCTACCACTTCTTCCAACTTGATCAACGTGCCAATTTTGAAAAATCTAATTCGCAACGAAATTGATCGTAACATTAGCGAAAATATCGAAGCGTTAAATGGCAAGCTAAAAAGATTGGAAGATGCCAATTTGAACAGCAGCGTCGAAATATACGGAGTGTACGATTCCCGATTAAACGACAAAAAAGTTCGCATATTTTATCTCAAAAAATTTTGCTCATTGCTCAATTTGGATTACAAAAGCGTTATCGATTCAGAGTACAAAAAGAACTATATATGCGTTAAACTAACGGACGCGGCGACGGCGCGCGATTGGCAAACGTCTTCGTGTCAAATGCGTTTAAAGAATCATAATCTCAACATAGATGTGGACGCTCCGGTGAAAATATTCGTGGCCGCCTCGCACGAACATAAACAGCTGTTGAAAAAGACTCGCGACGCCCTATTGTCGCACTACAAATATGTGTCGCTATGCAAAGGTGGCGTAATGGTGCGCCAAAACGACACGAGCAAAATATACATAGTTAAAAATGACCGCGATATTCGTGAGTTGGTGCAAAAAATTAAGCCGTCAGATTTGCCTCCGCAGCCCTTATGACTATCGACGGCTCACAAACGTAATTTACCTATAATTTGGTTGTGAATTATATGTTGTGTTTAATGATATCAAGTTGAATCTCAAATGGACTCGGACAATTCCGTCCACATTAATTTGTATAATGTTGTTTCTTTTTTTACAAAAAATAATATTAATACATACTCTATCTTTGTAAGTTTATTATAATTATGTTCGATAATATCGAACCTGACAAAGACAAGTACGACGAATCGGCCGTTGCCGCCCACGATGTCGGTATAGACATTGTGATTGTCGAGCCGACAGACAATCGTTTGTTGCACGCGCTCACTGTTTGTGAAGTGTCGCACAACAATTTTGCTTTTCTACGCACACAAAAACGCTCTTTGGAACGAAGCATCAAACGATTGTCGGTCAACCAAAAACACCCTCCGACAATTATTTATAAAAACAATTATGTTTTGAATCCAATTAGCGTGTTGAACCGATTGAAAGAAACCCTGCCTAAAGATAAATTTAAGTCAAAAAATAACATAATACAGTGTGACAAAAGGCTTTTAATCGAAACATTATGTCGTTTATTGCATGATTAGTGGTTGTGGTTAAATACCTTACAGTCTTTCATTGGTATTGTGTTTGTGAATAAAACAGCGCTGATTTGTGTGTCATAATATTTTATTTCAATCATGTACAATTCGTTACATCAATTACCCAAATCAACCCAACATTTGCCTTACAATGGTAAACGTATTTTTCTAAAATTTTACAATAGGGGCTTAAAAATGACTCGTTCGGACGTTCACGCCACCCAACTAGCTTGGATTGCTGTAAAACGAAAATATTACAAACATAACGGTCAATGGGTACCTTACGCCGACGACAACGAGTTTGACACCACCACCACAGACGAAAGTGACAACGACGATGAATCTAACGAAACCACAACCACCATAAACGACGACGATACAACTACCACCGCAGAATCTAGTGAAACAGATTAGTAATAAGACGACAAGAAAAATACATAAGTGTACACTTAATGTTTCGTTACTATGTTTCATATCAGCGAGTCGCTTTTTAAAGAAGAAAAAATGCCTGTTCGTGCAAAGCGTTTATTTGCATCGACGTTTGCCAAGTACCACAAACTTGACGGTGGTGACGAAGATGTGGCTTTGCACATGGCGCGCAAAGCCGTGGAACGGGAATATGTAAAATTAAACAATTGGTGGATTCCCAAACAAGCCGCAGAAGAAATCGTTCGTCATGAAATTGACGACGACAACGACGACGACTATTACGGTAATCAAAAAACCAAAAAGCCGCGTCGTGTAACAAATCTGACCAAACAATCTTTGTACAATAATTTCGACACAAAAAAATTTGCCGGTCGCGTTACAATGAATCGTTCCAAAATCAACAAATTAAACGAGGATAATGACGAAGACGACGACGACGATCCGAAACATGACTACGACTCAGATTCTTACGACGAAAACGACGATGACGACGATTATGAAAACAGTAGTTACGGAAAACGACGATTACAACGCTAGTTAACAATATCAATCCATATACACTTTTCATATTATACAAATAAATTTATGTTCAAGTCATTTCCAATAATTTTATTTCGTACTCGCGGTCCACTTTGGCCCTCTCGTCGGCGGTCAAGCGCTTGTCGTTGCCATCGTCGTTGACTGGCTGGTGTCTGTTTTTGAAGTCCATAAATCCGCTGATGCGTTGGTGATATTTTTCATAAAATCGAATACATTTGGCCACAATTATTTTTGCGTCTTTATGTAGCACAATAGTAATGGACTTGTTGTTGTCGTATTCGTTGAATATAAATTTACTAAAATCTGCTGGCGGTCGAGTCTGCAAAACGTTGTCCACTTTGAATTTAATATTGTCGTATATGTGCATTGTCAGCGTTTCTAACGACATGTCCGACACAACGTTGAAATTAACAAAAAAGGCTTCTTTTACGTTCAAAAACACAATGTATTCACAGAGATTGTCGAAATCGTTTTCATCGTTGTCGGTGTCAATAGATGACGGCGAAGGTGGTGGCGGCGGCGGCGACGAACAAATTTTATTACTGTTCATTTCAATGTGTCTCGCGTCTAGCAATATGTTTTTAAATTCGAGAAACTTTATGTTTGACGATTTAGACGACATTATTTCTAGTCGAACGATACGGCGGTACGGTTTTACGTAGACTAACTTGGACGCGCCAAGTTCGCTTTATATACGAAAGATTTTCAGAGCGGGCGCTCGCCGCCACCGCCTCGCCTCCCTACCGGCCCACCTCGATTTGCCTCGCGGAGAGGTTTATTTGTATAAAAGTGGAGAGCTATTTGAATGAGACGAGTTTATAAATCCTAATAACGTTATATTAACTTGAAAATATAATATACTTGAATCTGCACAAAGTGATATGAAAGTAATACGTAAAATCTCATACGTAAGCCGAAATGGTTGACGAAAATAAAACTACTTTAATAAATTGAAAACTTTATTGGTATATTAAATCAACACACATTATATAGGGTTTCGTAATAGATAGAATTAATTTTGTAAGTTGAGCGTTATTTGTTTAGCTTCTCGTCGTTCATCGTTGTTGTTGTTGTTGTCGTTGTCTTCTATTATTTCGTTAAACATGTCGTGTAGTTTTATGTACTCTTCAAATTGAATCGACATGGGCGCAACGAATGCGCAATGGTCGCACCGTATCACGTTGTCCGTGTGATCGACGTGTCTGCTAAAATTTATATTTAATTTCGTCAAAGTGGCCGGTATAGTTTCGCTTACCGACAATGTCATAAGTGGTTGTTCGGCCGACGTTTTTAACATCCTCTTCTTTGTATTGCGCATAAAAGGTGGCCAGATTGATTTTGGAATGGCTGTTGTCGGTGTTTGAGTTTGCTGTCGTTGTGACCACATTGCAATTTGAAGCGTTGGACGACGACGAAGATTTGTTGTAATTGACAACTATTGCTCTGTCGATCACTCGGCTTAATTTAAAATTGATGCAGTTTGAATTGGCCATTTTGTCTTTTCGTTGTTATCTCTGTTTAATTGTGTCGTGGAATCTGTCACACGGTCGATTAAATAGGTCGGTGCCGCTTGACGAAACGTGGCACTTAGCCAGACTGCTAATTATTCTGTGTCAACTAATACCAAAATACTTTAAAAAATCTTCAAAAAACAACACCCAATCCAAAATGGCCGATTGATTAAGCGTCGACTGCGACGCAAATTCTTGCTGATGTTGTTCGTCAGTTAAAACAATGTCCATTAATCGGCGACGCCTGGTTGATAACAATGTTTGCTGAACAATGAGCTCGTAATAGCGACGATAATTGTTTGGTGTGCGCGCCCACTTGGAATAATGGAATATTCTGCGAACCATTTCTCTAGGGGCACACATGACATGTCCCGGCGGATTGCCTCCGTAATTTAGATCGCAACATTTGATACGATTTTTGTTGTCGGGACATTTACCCAAATTGCGAAAAATGATAGATATATTTTTTGTTTGTCGTTNAAAGGGATTGCGTTGTTTCAACAACAACGTCAATATTGTGTTGTAGAGTATAAAAGTTTTGTACAATTGTTGACAGTCTATAGCTTTTTCGGTCACGGGAACTGTGTACACAATCATGTTGTTTTCCAGGGAGGGCTCGTGGTTTTCGTGATATATGGTGAGCATGCGCTGAGGCAATATTAAAGCTCTGTAAGCCGAGTACACCAAATCCACTTTTAACTCGTCCACCATCAGTATATACTTGTGCTGACACTTGTTAAAGCAAGACATGACACTTTTGATGATTATATTCAGAATGCTCATGTTGCGCTCACCGGCCTCGTCCATTCCGTAAAACTTTTCCTCGTCATCTATACGTTGTAAGTGCACATAAGCAAACATTTCGTATGCGTTCGTGTAGTGCCCTCGTTTCTCCACATCGTCCACTATGCACATGTAAAACGGTTGTTGATTCCAGTCCATGTAGACGATTTCCAGGTCGGTTTCGTGGTACCAATACGGTGATGATGATGATGATGATCGGATACGATTGTCGTCCTCATTATATAGTTTGATCGCTCGGCAATTCGCTCGAGACGGATGAAGTGGACATTGAATTTTTATCGGTCTGATGCTCTTTAAAGGAATCAATTTGCCCGATACACATTGGTTGTATACAGGAACTGGAATTATTGTTCGCGACGACATTGAGAATAATATAAGTGTCGTTAATTAACTCGAGATTGTGTTTTAGAATAATGTCAAGCACGTCCGTGTCGCAGAGCGAAGAAGACATTTTTGACGTTAAAAATGTAATGTTGATAACTTATGACACCTTTCACTCGTTAAAACGTTACAAACTAATTGAGCTCAACGTTAGCAATCAACTTTACAAATATTACGACACGCACACAAATAAGATAGTTATTACTCCAAGAAAACTGAAAACATTGGACGCAATCCAAAAGAATTTAATTGTTGTGTATTAACAGTCGCGCCGCCACTATGAACGCCTTTCAAAAGAGAATAAAAAAGAACAAAAAACAAACCAACGACAGCAGCCCCGACGACACGACAGTCGTTGGTAACATTGAAAAGAGAATATCTGCCGTTGGTAGTGTTAATGTGGACGATTTTGAAGAAGATTTAAGTGCGAGACGAAATTCCAGCGCAATGATGTGGGATCAAAGTAACGTTGATATAAATTTACCGACACCAATACCCATGTCCTCGTCGACGACGCCCGTAATGTCCACGATTAACACCAACGTTACATTGCCAACTATAACAGAAACGACAATTCGTGGTGGTATGAAACGAAAACACAGCAACGACAAAGATAATGATAATGACGACGACGACGACGACGGCCACGACGACAATGCACGTAGTAATATTGTCAAAGCCTCGCCATCAGGATACGATTATTCGAAATTTAACATTTTATTTGTAGAGCCAATGTTATTAAAACAATCATTGCTACTGAACGATTTTCAAATAGTGCAAGATAACATATTGACGCTAAAAAAATACCTCAACGATATTAGTGGCATGAGTAGTACACTGCGAACGTATTTTGTAAAGCACAACGAAACAAACGCGTTGAAATTGGGCGTTTTGTTAAACATGTTGTCGCACACAAATATATCTGCGCAAAATTTTAACAAGTTTAACGACATGATATTTAAATACTACATAATGCTGATTGAAAATCTGCCAATGCTCACACAAATATTGGTCAACGTTAATTATACTCGAGATCATACCAACGTGTCGTATAGTTTAACCCGTTTGCTCAACAACATTACCGATTATATGTTTTCTATATTGTTTGACAAGTTTGAAACTTTTGAAACATTACCTCAGCCCAATCGGCTGTATGTTGAAATGGCACGACAGCGCGCTGACAATCTGCATTTAATTTACAACATAAACTTGTTGCAATTGCGCTCGTATAGGTTTTATAAATACACACTCGACAATGACACCACGCCCGCTTTCGCTTCAACCGATATTAATATGCCAACTATATATCCTGTTGTGCCACTAGCTCAGCCCAAACTCATGGTGATCATGCACAACAAAAATTTAGAATTTTAATAAATTGTTGAGATCGATTTCAATGTCAACAACAGATTCCTCTTGCGCTCTTTGATATTCCAAAGAAAAATTTTTGTCTACACTTTCGTCGCCGATGAAACCTTTGATTTGATCCAACATAAAAGAGCATTCTTCGAAAGTTTTCGGTGGAAAATTAAACTTGAATTTGATCGGTCTATTGAAAGGGTCGCGTTGTCGCCGACCGCCACTAGTCGACACATACCACCGATCCCAACATGAAATGTGAAACATTTTTTCTAAATTGAGCGTGCCATACTCGGACACAATCACAACGCCGTCGTCGTGTATGCGGTCAAAACAAATTTGACATTCCACAGTGTACTCTTTCCACATTTTTCTAAACAGTCTGTACAAATATTCCTTTTTGTTTAATAAATCAATTGTTAACAACATATTTGTCGTCGCGTAAACTCTGTGTCCTTATAAAAAAAATACAACATAAAATCACAAATGATTTTTATTAATCAAAAAAATGTATACACACATTCAATAGACAAATTTACGTGGGTTTTTAATTCTTTTCATATTGCGCTTGGTGTACACTTTCATAGTGCGAACCGCCGTACGGCGAATGTATTTTTTTCCGAATTAACAGGCCAACTTTCAATGGAAACAATGTTATTGTTTTCGTTGTTTTCGTGTCGGCTATGTTCAAACATTTCTTCATTTTCATTGTATTCTTGTCTAACAGGATAAAGTAGAGGTAATACTTGGTGAAGACGAAACAAACTAAAACCGATCTGATGGTGCCAATGGTTACGGTTGGTATCGTTCATTGTCAACTGAAACACCAAATACGACATGATAAACTTTAAATACTATGTAAATTAAATTGTTTGCAGAATGTTATCGTTGATGTTGTTTAATTGTCTCTGAACAAGATTTAGTTTGGACACAATATTGTTAAGCAAACGGTTAGTTTCTAAAAATTCCTTATCCGTGTATTCGCGTACTGAATACACAAGCTCGTTGTCAATGGCATTGAGTAGTGCGGATTGAGCGGCAAAATCCACAAGAGCGTTTCCGCGAGAAAACATACACATAACTACCGCATTGACCGTACCATATACGGAAAATTGTTTTTGCAACATAGGAACCGAAACAATGTTGTCGTTGTTAACCTCCCATCGTACAAGCGCAACGTTTAAATCATTATTACCTTTGATTGGTGTAGATTTTGTTTTGAAGAAATTATCTACAATTTTTTTGGTGGTGTTCAATTGATCAGCTAACAATTGTACTTCTTGCAAAAGGTTGCGGAGTCTAAAATAAATTTGTTGCACGTTGCGTTTGGTGTCGTAGACGGAATTGTAAGCTTCGCGATATGCGTTATTCGTTAAAATATAACGACTCAATCTGATGAGCGATTTAATCAATTGCAATTTAATCTCGTCGATATTGGGCTTATTGGGGTCGTAAAACAAATTGGAATAGGTAGTCAACAAGGCTTTGGCGTTATCGTTGACTTGTTGCACATAATTTGACTCGTGTGTTTGTGTGGCAGACGCGTACGGCACTTGCAGCACATTGTACAAACTTACAGAATTCAAGTCCACATTGAGCAAAGCGTAGGCTCGCCGTGTTCTTTTTACGCCCGCCGCATCATCTTGATCGCGATCGTCGTCTATCTCTTCCACAATTTGGCCGGGCGCTTTTCGTTTGGTGCCTTGTTCGCGACGTTGTAGATCAAGCATTTGCGCGTCCTCGTTTTGCACCATCGTCATTTTCGAAAGTTTGTTTCACAATGACGGACGTGATTGCCGATTTCAACGCTTTCTATCGCGTAATTGAAAATGAGTACAATTTGCGTTTGTGCCTTAATTGCAACGATATCAGCAGTGGCGTTATTGATTTGAAGAGTTTGCAAGAGAGAAAATCATACTTTTGCTGCGCTGTCGATTCGCTATGCCGATGTGTTTTACACAAGTGTGTAATAGTCATATTCGGTACCGAGCTCGACTCGAGATTCCGACCACACGAAAACGACGGCACCGTTGATATCAAAGGCACGTTCATGATAGACGGTCGTCATCTAAGTTTTCCCAACATCATGATGAACAACAACATTTTGATTCACAACTTTTATGACAAACTATATTCAAAGAGCTGCAAACGCATGTTCCTGTACGGCAATTTGGACGAGGAGAAAAACATAAATCGCGCCATACAATTGGTGTACGACAAACATGACGACGTCCTTTTCGCTCGAGACGTGTACGCGCGCGACTACATTGTCACCGAAGATTTAAACGGAGTTCTCGACACATATTTGAGAAAAAGCGGCAAATGGGAACCGCTCAATTTTATATTCGATTTTGGACCAACCAACGTCAAAGAAGAATCGTTGTTGGAACAAATCAAACACATTATGCGCACCGACATCAACTATTCCATAGACAGTCTGGCTAATAAAATCATTTACAAGCACGATTATTTACTCAAGCTAATTTACGAGCCGGTGTTAAAGGCGTACCAACAAACCCATGTAACGAACGAAACTGGCCCCGACGACGCCAACAACTGTTCGAAAAGTTTCAAACGAAAAAAANTGCAAACTATTCTGTATTTGAAAGAGAGTAAAAAANTTGTTGAAACCATCGTTAATGGCAAATTGATATATGCCGTTTCGAAGACTTTTAGCAAGCAAAGGAAGAATTTCATCAACTATCAAGACAACTCGAGTAATAACAACATCGAAATCAACCCTCCGCTGTTGAAGTATCGCATTGGTAGCGAGGTGGTTCGAATAACAAACGACACGATGCGCCAAGACATGTTGATGCAGAAAAGTGACTTTGTCAAGTTCATTGATAGTTTTTTTCACGGCGAAATGACCGTCGCCGGAAAAAATTCTTTNTTGTGTCGCAACGTGAGGCTGCCTGCGGTAAACTATGATTTCGTAGCGAACAAATTCAAGATCGCCGAACAAAAAAANTTATTTTGGCGCAACGAAAGCGGCGATGACATCGGCGGCGACGTTCGAGTGTTGCGCGTGGCTTTTAACGACAGACCGACCGTGTACAAGTGTTTTCTGCGCGATTTGTGTAAAATTTTCTACGAATTCAAACGCAAAATGAGCCCGATCGAGCTCAAACTAAGCAACAACATATTGTTTGTCAACCATCATGAAGGTATGATTTGCATCAAACGGACCGTTTGTATTGTGGAGAATAATGTAAAAATTGCCGTTTTGTTGACTCCATTTGAATATCACAACTCAAATTCAATTTTGCAAAGCGAACTTGGCACCACCACTGTAGGATATGTGGACGATAAAAACGACACAGTCACTTGTTTAATGTCCAAACTGGTCCAATATTATTACAAGGATTTTGCACGAATATTCTGCACAATACCAGTGCCTAAATTGATCGTATCTCTGACCAATTTGAAAAACGCCATGCCTGTGATTGCGTACAACGAAGACGTTGACAAGGAAAAGTTTTTAGACCAGCTACCGTATGGAAACTCGGTGGTGGTTTCGCCGTCGATTAAGCTCAACAACAAGATGTTCAAGCTGTGGACGTTGGTGCGCGACAACAAACTCATGACGGCCGAGGATCCTTACATTCCCGATATAAAGTTACCCATCGTAATGTATAACAATAAAGTTAACAAACTCAAAGGAAAATTGATTCACGCCAAACACGAAACTCCCTCGGTCAAGTTCATCGCGAGCGCAGAGCGCAACAATTGCGTTGCTGTCGACGGCGGCAACATGCTGCACATGGCCGGCACGGTGATCTCTAGTGTTAAAATCGGATGGATATATGATGGCAAGAGGTACAAAATTGAAACTTGTAAAAATAAAAATTTTTTTAAATACAAAGTGTATATATATTTTAGACAAATTATGAATCAAACAATGCAAAGGATCGGTGCCATGTTCAACATCGCCAATGACACGGTTTACTTGAAATTGATAATGATCACATCCACCAACGATTTGCAAGGAATCAAAATATGCGGCATACACGGCCAAAAGGGTGTTATGAACGGATGCGAAGACTTGACCGAATGGATCTCCGAGGACGGCACTTGCGCACAGATATGCTTGTCGCCCATATCGTATTTGTCGCGACAGTCTAATTTTCAAGACGTTGAAATGAAATATGTGGTGAAAGGAGGTGATTTTAGCAATCCCAACGCCAAGCGGTATCCCATGTTCAACATACCGTACATGTTTTTCAACAACACGCCCGACAACATATTCAAAGAGTTTATTAAAATCAACCATACCGGCCACGAAAAAATCGAAGGCACTCGCCTCGACCAGTGGACCATTAACCAATCGTTTGCTGGCAACAGATGGGCCGAAAGTTTGCAGTGCATACGCGGCAGTAGTAACATACCGGACAATGGTGGCGAGTTTAATGTCATGTCGAGTCTATTACATTGTAATAATACGCTAATGTACTAAAGCTATGTTTACCGTATAAAATGTAACTTTTTGTATAAAATAAAGTTATAAAACTCGACAAAGTAGTTTGATTTTCCAATAAATGGAATTTAATATAATGGCCCGTTGGCTAAAAGTTTTAAAGCCTCGGCGCACATCATATTGAAGTTATAATTAAGTTGTTTGAGTTGTTTGAATAGGATCTCTCAAAGTTTACTATTTTATTAGTTTACAACTCATCGTGTTGCGAATATTTTGTTGGTAAATAATTAGTATGATCAAACATAACGTCGGCACAATTATAGAATCCTTCGCCGCTGGGATCGTCGCGCTGCCACCGAACAAACAACACAAATTTGTTTGCTCGATATGGGATTTCGGTGGGTATGACGTAAATCATACTGTTTGTGCATAAATCGTCGAGTCCATCGTTAGCGATTAAATTGGAATGGCTGTCGTTGTTGTCATTGTCTTTGTTATTTGGTATGAGCGGGGTCAACAATTCTAAATCGCCCCATGTCAATTCGGCACTGTAATTGTATGTGGGTTTGCTGATAAACACTTGAAAATAGCTCGGTTCGTGGATTGTGGTCGGACAGAAATGTATGTCTACCGAAACGAAATTTTGGTCTTTGAGTTTGTCGTCGTCTGTACTGCTCAACGATTTGTGATGGCGTTTGCGGTTAGCTAATTTGTGTTGAGCATCGTCGACGACAGGCCATTTATTGTTGGTGTACAACACGTCGGCGCGCCAATTAGGTACGGCAATATCCATGCCAGATTTATCGCCAAACGTGTCCCAACGCTGTGTGGCGCCTGCTGCGCACAAACTCGACGGCACCACATTACTTTGAATGTGATTTAAATCGTTATACTGCGCGCCCGCCGTGGCCGCATACTCGTGATACTGCTGAAACATGTATTGAGCCGCGTTGGCGGCCACTCCGTGGTTTTCGCCCATACTACGATACTTTGCATACACCGCTTGATACGCAGCCCGACACGCTTCGTCGGGAATGCTGTCACCGGTGTCGGGCCACCAGAAATTGTCGTCTCGAAAACATTTGTATTGTCTGGCGGCGGGAAACGACAAGTAGCCGTGACCATGGACGTGTCCAAACACGAATACGCTACAATATACTAGTAAAAATAATGACGTCATTATGCTTTTACTTATCATAATATCACGTTGATTTTGTATGGCAATTAAACCCAATTAGTCGAATTCGTCATTTTTGACTGTGTCATTTTGTATTAAATCATGTGACATTATAATGCAAAAAAAATAGTATTGTAATAAAAATTTATTATGAACAATTTGTACATTATTTACATGAATATATTTTAATACTAAAACTATCGTTTCTGTTGATTCTCTTTGTTGTCGCTGCGCTTGTTGAATCTGCTGCCCGACGGCGACGACATGGTTTCCCTGCACATTAGCTGCCTGATGAACACCACTTGATCGAACGATGACTTTGAAATGTTGTTGTCGTGCAGCGTAGTTTGCTTCATTGGTTTGCGGTCGTTGTTGTAAAAACTGTGCATCGAGTAATCGTCCATGTTTGGTCGATTATTTTAGTATGTAATCAACAAAGGTTTTATTTGAACAAATCGAGCTTGTTTCAATCAGGGTGTAATGATAATAATAAAAAATTAATTCGGTTTAAATACTAATATTTATTATTGGCGTTATCGTTCACATTTCCGTTGGATTACAATTCAGTTTTTATGTTGCTGAAATTTTTGACTGTGGTGTGATTATTGTACACGCCACCCAGACCTTGATTCATAGCGTTTAACAAGTCGCCGTTGTCGGCGTCAATTTCCCAAGCAAACAGTCCGCCCAGATTCAAATCCAGCACGTATCGACTCTTGTCGACTACCGAGTCGACGCTATCGTAACTGATCAAGTCACCGGTGGACGCTTTAAAAACGTACGCCGCTTTAGCGACAGTGTCGTATGTGTACTTGTATTGCGCCGGCAACAAACTGTTTACAATTTGCCTGTAATCCACTACGCCGTCCTCCCAAGTGCCCACGACAGGACCACCGGCAACGCCTGTGAACGGGTTGTCATCTGTGTAATCGTCGACTGCGGTCCAACCGCGGCCGTACATTGCCACTCCGATGACAATTTTTTCGCTAGCCACGTTCTGTTTGAGCAGCTCGCGAACAGCGGTGTCAGTGGTGTACAGTTCGCCGGCGTTCCACAGCGGCGCATACAAATTGGTTTGGTAACCTAAATCGACATTGGACCAAGCACCTTTAAAATCGTACGACATTAGAAAAATTTGATCTAAATATTGCTGGGCGCTAGCATAGTCGACCAACTCGATTTTGTCATAGCCGGCGCCAATAGCTGAAGTCAAAAGCAGTTTACGACCGGTCTGCTCTTGCACTTCGTCTAACATTTTGCGCAACTCTTTAAGCAAAATCACGTACGTGGCACCGTCATTGTCAACATCTCCCAAAATCGGGTTGGCGCCTTTGCCGCCCGGAAACTCCCAGTCAATGTCGACGCCGTCGAAAAATTTCCAAACTTGTAAAAATTCGCGAACCGACTCCACAAACACTTTTCTGATCGCGTCATCGTGCATGAAAAAGAATGGATCCGACAGAGTCCAACCGCCGATCGAAGGCAAAATTTTAATGTGCGGATGCGCCTTTTTGACGGCCATTAACTGACCAAAATTGCCTTTATACGGTTCGTTCCACGCGGACACTCCTTTTTGCGGCTTCTGTATGGCGGCCCAAGGGTCGTGTATGGACACTTTAAAATCTTCCCGTCCCGCACACGATCGCTGCAACGCCTCGAAACTGCCGGTGATGGTTTTGAGGCTGTCGTTGATACCGTCGCCGCCGCAAATGGGAATGAAACCGTACAACAGATGAGTTAAATTTGGCACAGGCACTTTGTCCGCTGGAAAGTTGCGACCGTATACTCCCCACTCAACAAAGTATGCCGCCACGACTTTATCCGTGACACCTTCTTGCAATTTGTTGTTCTCTTGCCATACGTACGGTAGCGGACTCAAATGGGCGCCGTCGGTATCGGCCACTATTACCGGAGTGGGCGCGCTTGCCGAACAGCCGTCGGAGTTGCATATGCGCACTTTCATATTAAATTTACCGCCCTTGTCGACAACCACAAGCGCACTTTTGGAACTGGCGTTTCCCTTCCAAATTTGCTCATCGTCAAACACCACATACGCCATATCGCCTATTTCGCCATTCCACACGTTCCAAGAGACGGGCACATTAACTTGTTTATTGATTTGTACCAATTTCTCGTAAGCGGTGGTTTCTTGGTTAATTTGGACGAGGGCATAATTTCTGTCGGCCCAGTCTATAGTGGGAACGCCTGGCGGTGACGATGCAACGGTCGCGAGAAAAAATAAAAACGAAAACAGAATTTTTATTTTCATCGCGCCTATGTATGTTGTCGTTGCTGTCGTCGTTTTCGATTGAATGTATTAAAAGTACCTTAATAAATAAGTTTAAAAAATTTATCGTATACCGTTTGTGTTACAAATATTTTTCGATCATGAAACCTTCGGTTCTGATAGTGGTGGCCACATTAGCAGCTCTTCTCATAACCAAAACCACAGCCAAAACTACAATTTCGCTAGATAATTATGATTTGCTCAAAGCGCCCGATTACTTTGACAATTTCGTCGCCAACTATAACAAAATGTATAACAACACAAGCGAACGCAATTATAGATACAAAATCTTCAAACACAATTTGGAAGAAATAAACCAAAAGAACAAATTGAACACAACAGCCGTGTATTCGATTAACAAATTTTCAGACATGTCGAAAAATGAAATAATATCCAAATACACAGGCCTAAGTGTGCCTCAAAACGTTCAAAATTTTTGCAAGGTAATCGCTTTAGACGGGCCGCCCGGTAAAGGTCCTCTCGATTTCGACTGGAGGCAATACAATAAAATAACATTTGTCAAAAACCAGGGCGCTTGCGGCGCGTGTTGGGCATTCTCCACATTGGCCAGCGTTGAAAGTCAATACGCCATAAAGTACAATAAACACATTGATTTGTCCGAACAACAACTGATCGATTGTGATTATGTCGATTTGGGATGCAACGGCGGTTTGCTACACACCGCTTTTGAACAAATGATAGAAATGAACGGCGTGCATCATGAAAAAGATTACCCTTACCGCGCGTTCAACGGAGCTTCGTGTAACATGAACATAATTAAAGACAGAGTCAAAGTGCTTGGCTGTTACCGATACATACTTAACAACGAGGAAAAAATTAAAGATTTGCTCAGAGCCGTTGGGCCAATTCCCATTGCCATTGACGCGGCCAACATCGTTGAGTATTCGCGTGGCATTATAAACTTTTGCGAAGACCACGGTCTCAACCACGCGGTTTTGCTGGTGGGCTACGGTGTGGAAAACAACGTGCCGTTTTGGACGTTTAAAAATAGCTGGGGAGACGACTGGGGCGAGGCCGGCTACTTTAGAGTTAGACAAAATATTAATGCATGTGGCATGATCAACAATTTGGCTTCCACAGCAGTCATAGAATAGGAATTATATCAATAAAACAATTTGTGTATGTTTTGAAATTTTATTGTGTCAAATAATTAACAAATTGCCCGCAAAAACGGCGGTAATCAACATAAACGAAAGTATTACACCTTCATACACAGTGTTAATTGTAACGGTTTTCTTGTCGTAGACAACGTGCACGTCTATGCGACTGACGGTTGGCAATTTGATAGTTGTATAATCTTCTTTCTTAATCACTCGTACAATTCCGTCGATGGTAAGTACGCCGTCCACTCTGTACGAAGGTCCGGTAACGGGCATAATGTACACCGACTGCTCGGTGTTAAGGTAACAGTCTGTGATGAACGACACGATGTTGTCGTTTTGGAATATCGGCGCGCCCACAAACAGTGTCGACCTGTTTTTGTTCTCAGCGGGAAGCACTATGGCGGGCACTTGCCCGTATCTATAATACTTGCCGTAATGATGATGGACAAAATACAATCGTTTGGACAGTTTGATTTCGTTTAGCATGATAGTTTTGTCGTCACCACTACCATTGTAATTCACCATGATTACTTCCACAAGACTTTCTGTGTGTAATTTGGGTAGCGATAATGTCGTGGCCAAGTTCGGATAATGATGGTACTGTTGCAAACCCGGGTCACTGTTGTGTTGAATGAACACATGGTTTGTCACCGGCTTGTCTTTGTACGAAATTGTTTGAATTCTACGAAAATTATAATCAACACAAAAAACACAATCGCGTACTTTATATTGGTTCTCGCCGAGGCGTTGTATTGTGTTCGATGCCATCTTCAATATAACAATGTGCAATAATTTTATAACTCTGGTTTTATAACAAAAACGCCTGTGCGTGTGTGAATGTATGTAAATAATGTATGTTTTTACGCGTATGGATTTGGCCGATCGCCACAATCGACTTGATACGCAGGCGTACAATTTTGTGAATTTTCGTTAAACAAATGTTGAGGTGGGCAATGCATTTCTATAGCAATATTGCCGCCTGGACAAAAGAAATATTTTTGGCAATTTTGACTGTGCGGCAAGTTACCGAACGTATTAAAACACACATATTCCGGGGGCGGCGGTAACGACGAATCCTCATTCTCTGGGTCAAAATCATAGTCGTCCACTATTGTGCTTATGAGTTGTATGAAAACTATGAATCCGATTACAATTATAGAAATACAAATTATTATGATGATAATTGTGTGTCGATACATGTTTTATAGGTAAATCTCGATCTTATGTTTTACAAGTTGTCTGCACATGCAACAAGCTTGACATCGTTCTGCGCAAATTTTGCAAACCGCCACATGTCTACAAGGCAAAAAGCAAATGTTGCGCTCGTTTTCAAAACAAATTTTGCACATTTTTTCATCTGTATTTACCAGCACCGAGGAAACGGATGGATATATGCTGGTGTCATTGCCATTGCCATTTTCGATCGTTGGTGCGGATGGTTTGTTAGTTTTTGTCACAACGAAGATACACTTTGGCGAATAAACGCTGTGCAATTCGTCCAAATGCTCGTGTTTAAGCAACTTGACGATGACCATGTCGCAATACGAACACACAATTTCGTTTCGAGAACCGTTAAAATAAAAACCGGCGGACGCCAAGTCGTTGATGTTGAAACTCTTGCAGACCGCATGTTTGAATGCATTTTTGAAACAATAGAAAGATTGTAGCCTGTCGTGTTCGTTTGAACGCAATCTTCTCAATGAATGCGGACACGAAGAATACTTGTGATACTTTAGTTTTCTATTTAATTTGTTGAACATGATTAAAGAACAATCGGCGCATTTGTAAGCACTTTGAGCGGTGTCCACATACAAACCGTGTTCCTTGGCCAAATTTGTTAGTTGCGTTTTAGTTAATATTTCATTGTATTTTGTGCGATGTTTTGTAGACGACGAATAAAACGGCGGGGCCAAGTTGGCGAATAGAACATTTTCAAAACTACTCATGTTTGCACTTTTTTACTTTTGATAATGCCAATCAAGCGCTGAAGAGCCTTTTTTTGTTTTGTGGCAAACTTTGCAATGTTTAATTTTGCTGTTATTTTCGTTTTCGGAGTGTTTTTGTCAAACACCTGGCACACCAAATACTTTTCCGAATTGGCCGGTCGAGACGAAGGCGGCTTGTACACTGTGTGTTCGGCAAAATGACTTACAAAATCATTAAGCGCGCGTGCAGTTTTCGCCTCGTATGTGTCGAAAATCTTGATGATACAACTACCGCCAGGCTTTAAACACATGTAAATGATGTCGATTTCTTTTTGAATCAATGGAAGAGTCAACTTTTCTTGGTAGTTTTCCCTGCCGGCCACGTCAAACGCTCCGTCGGCAAGGATCAAATCACAGTTGTTTTCGCACAACAGTTTGATTTCGAAACGTACATATTCGTCGAAAATGTCACCGGTATTGTCGCGACCGTAGATTTTGCTGAAATTCGGATGGGCAAACGTGTAATCGCACGGCGAGTTGCGCAACGTGACTCCGTAACCGCGACAATTCAAGTTGACCGAATGCATGTATTTGGCGAACTGTCCCGGACCGCCACACAAATCCAAATAGGTGTCGACATTTTTGCACAAATTGAATTGGCGATCGAGCTCGGCCAGTTTGTGAAAACAACGATTGCGCCGCTTGTGGCGACTCGTTAACGATTCCATCTCGTCCCTGGCCAGTCTAATTTCGCGTGAACTGTAAATGTCCAACTGGTGGCGTAAATTATCGATGTCAGATTTAAATCGCAAAAGTGTTGTCAACGTCATGGTGCTGGTGTACGAACGCGACCACAATCGACAGCAGTACTGAACATATAAAAGCCAGTATTATTTGAATGCTTGTTATATTCATAGGACGTACGGTTGTGTGCGGACGATTCATAGCTTTATTCAAAGATTCATTGTTAATTAAAATATTGCGATTTTTGATTTCGTACACCAGAGGGCGTTTGTAGTCAAAGTTTTCTATATTGGCTCTGTTTATGTGAGTTCTGTAAGTGTTGTACGTAGGACAGTCTAGAACACTTTGCACAATTAACTGCTTCCAGGCGTGCTCCCTATATTCGGGCGAAACTTCAACACGATCGAGATTCAACATTCGCCACTTAATCATGTCTTTGAGCGAAATTGAAGCTAAAATGCAACAAATTTACGACGATGGCGAAGGCGAATTGGCGCCTACAGTAAGAAAACGAATTTTGAGCGATAGCGAAGATGAGTCTGATCAAGTAACCAACAAAAAACAAAAAAMCTGACGTACCAACGCCGAAAAAAATGGAGGAAACCAATCAGCGAAAACGTTTGGCGAGCAATGGGTCAGAACGAAGTAACATATCAAGCGGTGGATCGACAACGACAAAAATTGGTTTTAAAACCGTCAAAGGTGAATTGGTGGGCAAAAATTCTCTGAGTATCAACAATGAAACGTATTATCTGCTAAAATTTTTGGTGGACAATGTCAGTAAGGAATATTATGGCGACGCTAGCCAATATCATGGCTTGAAGATAAACGGCGTGTACGATATATCGCTTAATTATATTAACAAAAAAATATGTTTAGGTGCATGTACGGAAAGCAAGAGTGTCAACAAGAACATTAACGTGTTGCGTTTTCTTACCAAAAACAATTTTGAAGGTAACGATACTGTGTCAATATGTGTTAGATTTAAATATGGTTTCAAATTGATTGATAATAACGACATGTATAAATTTGTGTGCATAATAAATTATGGTAAATCTTACGAAAATAGCGAGCCGTATCAAATTGAATGTATGGGAAAATTTAACAATATGTGTTCAATGATTAAAGATGAGTCGTCGATCACCGACGAACATGAATTGTTAAATTACTTTGAACAATGTCGCGATAAAGATGTAATTTTGTATCGCGTTAAATGTTACCAAAATCAAACGAATAGCTTTAAAAATTTTTCTATTCAAACAATTAGCCAGATGAAAACATCTGACGAACAACAAGACTTTGATTATGACGAAAATAAATTGGTCAATTTGAGTAGAATTAACAAGCGAGTTGTGTTTAATCGCGCTGTCAAATTAAACGCTGAACACGTAACTGGTCAAAATTATGACAAATTTGTAATATCTTACGAAACCAGCGGCAATGAGCCTATACAATCTGTTTTGTACAATAATAACAACAATTTTCAAAAAAAGAATGCCGACAAAAATTTGCAAAGACTTGAGACCGATTTGAACCAGCTTAACGATTTGATTGAAAACGAACTAAGTTCAGTTTTCATTTATGAAACTGTCGATTTAAGCAATTCCAACCGTAGCGTTCTAGCTATTACAAAAGTTGACTTGGAGAGCGAAACTTATGAAGGTATTTAGTTTAATCAAAAATTGTGTAACTATGTAAAATGTATAAATGTATTTTTTAATCATTGTATTTACACTTTTGTATTTTAGATTAAGTATAATATTTGTACTTTTTTAAATAAATAAATGTGAAATATAAAACCCTTTGTATTTTAATTATTTAAAACAAACATGAATTTACATTAAATTAAATTTGAAGTACTCAAATCTATTGGATTTGTAGACATATCAGTATCTTGATTTTCTTCTTCATTTATAATGTTTTCAATAACATTTGAGGGTAACGACGCAGAGTATTGCTTAGATCGCCTCACTCGACGTAAAAAGTTTCTAACGTCTGTTTGCGACTCGGCCGGTGTTRRCTGCGCCGTGGGATCGGCCTCTGAATAATTCTGAGCAATTGTAACTCTATCGATAGCCACGTTTCTAGACATTAATTCATAATTAGTGATTATATCGGGCAAGCGAGCTAGTTCATTTTCAATAGATTCGCTCAATACGTTTAATCTTTGGTTGATTTCTAAATTGGCAGACTCTACTTCTCGCCTAATTTCCTCTGYGGATGTGTTTTTTATTAGCTCGTTTTCTTGCATTAGTTGGTTGATTTGCGATTGCAACTTGATATCTCTTTGTTTATTTAGATTTATTAAATCTACTGGCATTACGCCCGTTTGACTCATGACTTGTTCGAGTTCAGTTTTGACTTCTTCAATTTGAGCATTTAATCGATCCAATGTTTCATCGTGTCTATTGGGGGATGACGTTGCTACCTCTGCCGCCGCTATTGTGGCATCAACAAATTTTTTGTTTTCTTTTTTCATTGAAGCAATTTCACTTCTGTGTCTTTTGTTTGCGTTCAATAGGTCTTGTTTACATTGGTCCAATTGACGTTTGTATTCGCGACTCTCTGTAGACAAATTTGCAACAACTAATTCTAACCGTTGTATCTCTTCGTTGTTCAAATCGATCCTATTATTTATTACTAATGCCGAAGACATTTGTGGAGGTGCTGGTAAGGCCGGTGCCGTTTCTGTCATATCGTTGTCATAAGCAATCATACGATTACGGTTTGTCACGGATTCAGAGTTTGTGTTTTGTAAACCATTTATTGTATCTGTCAAACGATTAACTTGTTGTTTCATCAAGTTTTCATTGAATTTTAAAGTATTAATTTCGCTACTCAATTCCAATATTTTTGCTTTGCAATTTATAGTCTCATTTGTCTTGGTCATGAGCTCTTCTCTACATTGCAAAAGTTCACTGTTGAGCCTTTTAATTTCCTGCATATTTTTGCGTTCGCCGCTGTTTGTTTCCTTTTGTTTAAGTATATAATTGTCCAGTGTGTTTTTTAGTTTGTTAATTTGATTATTATAATTTTTATTTTCGGCTTTTAGTAAATCAATTTGTGTGTTTTTACTTTCTATTTCGGCGCGGGCAATTTCTAAATCGCTGGTGATACTTTTCACAACAGATATTTCACTTTTTACAGTGGAACTGTCAGGCAATGCCAGCAACTGATTTTGCATTTGTGATTGATAACGATTTTGGATGGCTAGCAGGTTGCCGTGGTGTTGTTCAGACATATTCTCTATACTTGTTTGAAGTCGCTTTACTTGTTCGCGCATTTTAACGTTTAACGTTTCATATTCGGTTTGCTTTTCAATTAAAGATTGTGTCTTGTCCCTAATACGCAGGGTTTCTGTTTCGATTTTAGCTAAACTTTGCACATTTTTAAAATTATACGTTTGTTGCAACACCAACGACGCCAAAATGCAATAATTGTTGATTATCGTGGATAGAATTCTGCACAAGTCGGGCGATTCGGGCTCGAGTTTCATGAATGTGTATTGATTGATGCATGTAATCAAAGCGCTCAAGTCGGTGTCGCTCACGACCGATTTAAAGTTTTGCAACAATCTTAAACTGTTGACAAAAATGTCAGATTTCATGTATTTTCGACTCATTGTTTCCAAAACATTTAACAATTCTAAATAACTAGACAAACTCGGATTGCGGCTGGTTTGGGTGTACGTTTGATTCAAAAGTAGCATGTCGTCGGCGGTTATGGCGACGCTGTTGTTGGCAGTAACGCCGTCATTAGCTGGTGGTGCTAATGTAGTTTGAGGTGGTGGTAAGGAAGGTTCCGGGTTTATTGAATTATTACTACTGGTGGGTTTACCAAAAGGATCGATCGACGGTCTATTGTCGGAATTGTTAAACAAAAAATCAGTTTCGCCACCAACACCGCCACCTTTGCCGGAATAATTGACATCGTACTTGTAATTGAAGTTATGTGTAATTTGATTTGGTATTTGTTGGTCGCCGGTTATGGCTTTTGTGGGTGGCATTAAAGCTTGTGTTAACAGTTCCACAATTGGTGTGGTGTCGGATCGTAAGCGCAGATTAGGCCTGTACAGCAGTATAATAGATCGGAGTCGTTCAATAACTTCGTCAGTCGATTCTTGAATTTTGCACCGTTTGCTCAAAGCGTTGATAGTGTTGAGTAAATTTTNAATTTCGGCCATTCTGACGGAAGCGCTGTGCTGCTGCTGCTGTTGCAATATGGTTAACCTTATGAAATATGAGACGCTTAAAACTCGAATTATGCGCGAGACGCATCAAATGGGCACCGTTCGAATTGACACCGACGACGTGTTTCGCATCACACGAATGGTGTACAGGGACGAGTTTCTTATATTGTTCCTGGTGGGTTACACTAAACGCAACCCCGATCGATTGTATCAATTTTACATTGAGAGCAAATGCGATTTGTATTCGTACCGAATGTGTTACAACAATCACGGCGGAGGCGAGTGTTTTAACAAGTGCAAGAGCTACAAGGCATTTGTAATGCCGGGACTGAACGGTGTGTATACACACAAGCATAACGTGATCAAGTATAAACGCAACAAGCACAACAATGAAATGTACGATAAAAAATGCTTGGATTCGTTTTTGAAAGACATCAACAGAGTTCACATGCAAACTAATATGGTTGAGGGCCAATATGTTAAATTTGTACAATCGCAAGTGTGTTACGACCATCGTCTCAAGTGCAGCGTCAACGATGCAACCACATTACAGAGCATGTTCGAGGTTGTCAATGTGGAATCGTTGTCTCGTGAAATTGTTCCCGTCGTGTCTAGCTACGATATAGAAACTCATTCGAACGGCCAACGCTTTTCATCGGCCGCCATAGATCATGTCATGTCAATTTCGATAGTGAGTAGAAGAAACAAAAAAGACATTAAAATCTGTTTATACTACATGCACAACGTAAAAAATCAAGTGGACATCGAAAGTGGCGTTGACAACTATAGCGAAGACGAAGATGACAACGACGTGATGGTTGTTAAATTTGACGATGAAAAAAAAATGCTTGGTGCGTTTTTCGAACTAATGCCAATTATAAACGCAGACTACATAATCGATTATAACGGCGACAAGTTCGACTTACCATTTATCATTGAAAGGATAAAATTGCTGTGCGACACAAAAAGAGAGGCTCAGGCATTGATGAAAATCAAACGCTACGATTTGCCCGCTGTGGATATGGAAACGCAACAATTGTGCGACAAGTTTACCAACAAGATGAACACACATTACTTCATTTATTATATTCACGTGGATTTGTATCAATTTTTGAGCACCGATTCGGATCACAACGATGTGGAAAACTTTCAGCTAAACACCGTGTCCGAGCATTATTTGAACAAGAAAAAGGTGGACCTCAACATTACTGACATGTTGAACTTGTACAATGAGGGTCGCATGAAGAAAATTATCGAATACAACGTGCAGGATTGYGTTTTGCCCATTGATTTGTTTGTCAAGATTGAAATAATGGACTTTATGTATACACAATGTATGCTTCTGTATTTGTGTACCGACGATGTGTTGCGCAATATTTCGTACAAAATTAGCGTGGTCTTTTTTCATTTGGCCATGATCAACACAAAAACTCTACCCGACGGCACTACCGTGCCCGATTCGTATTTTTTTAACAAATACGATTTGAGTGTGACTTCGGGACGAAAACGAAACTGGCAACAATCAACGCCCTCGTCGTCGACGTCGTCGACATTGTCAACATCACCGTCCGCTGACAATGGTAACATGATAGATTTAACTTTGTTGAATAGGAAGAAAATTCCCACCAAAGATGTACCAAAGGATGCGGTTAAACTGTGTGCAGCAAAACAAACGTGTATATACAAGGGCGGTAAGGTTTTGTCACCAAAGCCTGGCATCAACAAGTGGGTGGTGACATTGGATTTTAACTCTTTATATTTGACCATAATGATGTATGAAGGTATTTGTTTGAGCAACGTGTTTGTGGCCGAAGACAACAATGTATATTTGAAAAAATCTATGGACGCTATAAATCCAAAACTGTTGCGAAATTTGTTAGATTTGCGAGTCAAATACNAAAATAAACGAGACGCCTATGAACAAGGCACGTTTCAATACAATTTGTACGACAAAACACAAAATGCCGTTAAAAGAATCGCCAACAGTATATACGGATACTTTGGTATATTTTTCAAAGTTCTCGCCAATTATATCACGAAAATAGGCCGCGGCAAATTAATGGAGGCAATAAAGAAAATTGAAGCCATGAGCGACGATCCTCTAATATTGGAAAAGTACAATTTGTCTCGAGTGGCGTTTAAAGTGATTTATGGCGATACCGACTCGTCGTTTATTCAAGTGGTTTTCGATCCTAATGAAATCGCCTCAGACTCGTGCGTGACTACCATCAGAGACATCATTAACAATCATGTACTCAAATCGCTCAACAATGGTTGGTTTGGCTACAAAATGGCTCTAGAAAACGTCATGCCGAGTTTGATTCTATTGAAGAAAANGAAATATTGCTATTTGAACAGCGAGAATCGCATCAAGTATAAAGGATGGTTGGTCAAAAAAGACATGCCTTTGTTTATGCGAAAAACGTTTCGCGCTGTGGTTGATAGTTATCTGAAAGGTCATTCGTTAGCGTGCGGTCTTAGTTTGTTGCAAGAGTTGATGTCGAAATACTATTATGATTTTGGAGTCGAAACCGACAAATTGACCGATTATAGCTTTAGTATGTCGTACAATGAGAATTCCACCACTGCCAACAAACGCAAAGCTGCCGAASACGGCAACGACGACAACGAAGCGTCGCCTAAAAAAATACGCAAAACACCCATCACCATAGCCAAGCATTGTCGAGAAATTTTGGCAAATTCGGGCACAGATTTTTTGCCGGGCAACGGGGATCGCATACCGTATTTGCTAATCGACATAAAGCAAAAGATCACACAAAAGGCGTATCCTTTAAAATTGTTCAATCCGAATAGTGTACACAACCGAATCAGTTGGTTGAAACATATGGGCATCATGTGCAACTTTATGAACGAGCTCATACAAATATTCGGTAACCGCAACGAGTTTGAGTTTTACTTTAACAAGATTTGCTCTTTGTACATGTCGAAACAAGTGCACGACGTGAAATATCCAGTTTTGGTTCCTGTTAAAAAGGCTAAAAGGAAATCAAACAATAGCATAGATGAAGATGACGAAGACGACATGAAAAATTATAATAATGATGATGATGATGATGATGATGATAATGACGACGAGAACGACAACGAAACTAATTATTCTAGTCAGTTTTCCATGTACGTGAAGCGACCCAAAAGTTACATTGGCGTCAACTATAAATGTAATCAAACATGCGGTGTTTGCGGCAAACTTTGTTAATTAAAATACATTATCTTGTTTTAGGTTTAAATGTATATATTTTATGCTAATAAAATACTATTTACACAATAATCAATGTTTAANTTTTCTTTGTCATTTGTAATGTACAGAGTTGTTAATTTCCAGCACTAGGAAATTGGCTATACTGTGTATGTCTTGATCGTCGAGATGTTTGTCTTCTACAAACGTATTTAGTATTCTCATCACGTGGTAATTATCGTAAATTTTTTCGCACAAATACTGAATTTGATTGTCACTGAGCTTGTTGTAGCCGTCGGCCGCCTCCATAATAGTGCACATGTCATTTAATTCAATTTGGTGCCCGACAAACATTTTGAGTACTTGTATAAATTTTTGAAGAAATATTTTGTCTTTTTTGATGTCTTCCTGGTAGGATTTGATAAACTCGCTCACTTTGAGCACTTTTGTGGCAAAAGGCACACATTCGTACATTTGATTGACAAAGTTTCTAAACAATTCCATTGCGCGTTTAATCTGTAGAACTGGTGTTCTTATTTAAAATCGCGTCAAACGCTTTTTCTAAATCTCTTTTCTTTTTTATACTCTTAGATTTACCGGTTTGTAGATCTGCCGTTGTAGATTCGGGCTTAATATAATACACTTGCAGCATAAGAATGAATATGACAAACAATAAAACCATTATAATTAACAAGTTGGAAAAACCTTCATTTCTGTCGAACAGAAATCCCATCAACATCAACACGAAAAACGTCCAATACATAAACATTGTTTCGAAAAACCTTCTTATTTATGATTATAAACTGAAATAAAATAATTTTTTTAATATGCTTATACAGTGTTTTATTCTGTGCTGTCTTCGTTACTGTTACTGATATTTTCTTCATCTTCGTTTTCGTCGNTNTNGTCGTCGTCGTCGTCGTCGTCGTCGTCGTCGCTTTCGTTAACACCGACGTTAAATTTGTTTAGATAATGTTTAGTGCTGTGTGCCGAATCGTGGTTCATTAGACGAGCCACCTTTTGCAAAGGCATGCCGTTGTTGTACATGTTGCTGCTAAGATAATGTCGAATCATGTTAGATCTGGGCCGATCCATTTCCACGCCGGCCTCTTCGAATAAGCGTTTAAAATCTTTGAATGGTGTCGATGTGTTTTTAGATATTTGCAATATAGAGGGGTGTTTTTGATATATTTCTCGCGCCAATTCGAGCGGCTTTGTTTTAATGGTATTGAGTGAGTTGGTGCGAGCTTGTTTGCGCTTCAAATGAACATTACTACGAAGCCGTCCNTTTTTAATTAAAGTATTGATATCTTCCAGGCGCAAATGGCGAGCTTCGTTTATGCGCATTCCCGTTCCCAGCATTATACAAAACACTATGGCTCCACGCAACAACCCTCTGTCGTGTATGTAATCTCCGTTGAGATATTTGATTTTCTTCTCTATACAATTGATGACTTTATCTATTATCTCTTTGAGAACAATGNTTTTTTCTTTAATTTTTATATGTTTTAGCTCTTTGTCGCGAGGCAACATGACTTGTCGAGGAATTTTGTATTCGGGCAGATTCATTGTGTTTGAGTAGAAATTGATTGTCAATTGGAGAGTTTCCTTAGTTACAGAGCGCAATTCGAGCATTCGGCGACACAACTCTTCGGGATCAATAGCGGCACGTTGCTTGATTATTGAATTGAACTCGTCGTCGAGAGTGTAAGTTTCGTAGTTGCGCAAATTGTCGTCGTCGATCATGCAAAAAATCAATTTAATGAATCTGGATTTATAACTCTTGAGCGTGGTGGGTGCAAACGGTTTCGAGAACATGTATTGGGACCACAAACTGTTGGATTTGACCTCTTCCGGAGTGCATCTTTGTCGGTCCGTCGCCAAGTTAAACACTTGTTCGAACCGAGGATGATTTTGTATTTTACTTTTCCAGCAATTGAATGTGTATTCGTTTCGAATATTAGAACACATAGTGTCATCGTCGTCGGCGGTGAGAGCGCTGCCATAAGTAATGCCACTCATTGTAAGGATTTTTAAAAGAAATTTGGTTGAACCGACATTAATGTGTCTTGTCTGTCTCTTAATATTACAAAATAATAAACGGCATACAGTAACACTAACACGCAAAAAAATGTCAACAGACTTAGCATCAGTATGTCCACCATACGTTTTTCAAAATAGTTGTATTGGTGGTCGCCGACATTCATTTGTTGATTCTGTAATTCGCCATTATTGAACAAACTTGTCGAAGACAACGACGGCGACGACGAATGTTGGTCGCCTTTTTCATTGTCTGTATTTTCATCGTTTAAAGCTAATTTTAAAGGAATATATTCCACTTTATTTTTATTGTTGAATCGTTCGTACGGAATGTCAAAATTCATAATGTATCCGTTTCGACTGTCTTAGAGTCGTGCGTATAATGGTTGTCTGTGTAATAAACTCGTCTGCGAACTATTGTTGTTTATTTTCTTTATATCTTAACTGTTGAAATATAAATCTGCGCAACGCTTCATTTTGAAACGCCATTTCAGTCAACGATTGTTGGCACGATGTTTGGTCTCGCGCGGCGGCCGAGCCTGGCGCTAGCGACGACGCCGTAACATACGCCACATCTTTAAAAAGACCCGGCTTTTTACCGGCTCGAGTGGCCAAATCGGCAATATATTCAAATATATTGGTGGATGCCGACAACGGCGCCAAATAACTAATGTTCTCCTTTAAACTAACAACGCGCGCTCGATTTTTTNCGTTGAGTATGTAATGATAATAGTCACCGCCGCCGGCAAAAATGTTGTCAATCACATTGTTGATTAACAAATTGATRTTATTTAATTGTCTGTATTGGCCGCTTTCGATGGCACTTTGAATGTTGTACGGTATGTTGGCTTGTTTCAACAAACATGTAATGTATTCGTTCATGAGCTGATTGTTAAACGGCAATGGTATAGGCGTGTTTGTAGCGACGGCCTGCGCCACCTGATATTGCACCGCCAAACTCAAATGTTGGGCCGCTTCCGAAACGCTGTTGCTGTTCACGTTTACGGCGCCTTTGTTGTAGAATTTTTGAGCGTACGACGGCAACACGCTATACACGAACGAAGGCTGAAATATATTGTCACCGACAGCGCTGTCGCCTAGTTCACGGGACAAACGAGAATAGTGTTTAATGAGATTTTCATCGCTGTCAAAACGCTTCACAACGTTCACATCTATTGGCATGGTCTCCAAACACAAATTGCGAATTGTGTTGACCAACAATTGCATTTGAGGCGTCAAGTGGGACATGTCATTGGTACGATAATACCGGATAATTCTGTCGATGTAGTCCACACATTGGTTCATCCAAGGTTCGCTGTATGTGGTAGTGCTGGGGGCGGCGGCGGTTGTCGACGACGAAGTTCGACGGCTAGTCATTATNAAAAGGCTTGTATTAACCGATGATTTTGGTGACAATTAAGTTTATACTCTGAATCGCGATGTTTACAAACTGCAATTGTGGGGCTACTTATATTATAATTGTTGTTAATGTACAAATTACAACTATAAAAAAACMAAAAATATAATACCAAGAAAACTAAACAAGTTCAGTATGATGACAAAAAGAGAAACGGACACCAACATCGTTTGCAAACTGTTACGTTTGCATAAAATGCTTTCGCAATTCTTAAATGCCACATTAAAATTGTTCTCGCCCGCTACAAAGGTGCACAGTTCATCTTTACAACACTCGTCGCATAATATGAGTATTGTAATTATGTTGCCTTGAGTGTGCACATTTTGAAACGTTCTAGGTTGACTGCCAGGGTGAAATTCAAACTTGTACCCATTGGACAGCTCCACTTCGGCATAATAATGGGCCAGCATTGTGCCAAACGTTTTTGTGACTTTAACTTTACAAATTTTTATGACGTTAATGTTTGTTGTTTCGCCGGTGGAGTTACCGTCAAACAAGTAATGAATGAGCAAATTGGCATCGTATTTAATTCTATTAAACGTTGTCAAATTTTTGTCGTTTGACTGGTACCATGTTTTCGTCGTCGTCGTCGTCGTCGTCGTCATCATAGTTTCCGGTGTCGTCTCCATTGTCGTTGTCGTTGCCATAGTCGTCGTTGTCATTATTGATTCTACATGCGGATCCGTTGCCAAATGTTTCTGCAAACAATTCGCTGTTTGATGTGGAAGAAGTGGCGTCCGTGAAATCAACGTTAATTTGCTCTTTATCAACAACGATTGAATCAACGTCGTCAATTGTATCTGTATCGTTTTGATTCAACAGCATCTTATTATTTGCGCGGTCGACGGTCGGCGGTGTGTTGAGCAAAATCTTAAAAATGCAAGCACCCTTTTTCAAAATAGTTTCTTTCATGTTGAGCATGCAAACGTTAAGTTCACCTATGCGTTCAGTAAAATTTACACAAAACACGCTACAGTATCCGTCAGCAACTATAATGGTCGGCGGCCTGTCTCTAGGCAGTTTGCCGAGGAGCTGTGTGTCCAACACTTTAAAGCGGTATGCGCCAACACCTAGTTTTTTNNAGTGATAATCGTCTTGAACAATAAACGACAATTCTTGTTGTTGCAATTGGTGGTGCTGTTGCTGCTCTTGTACATAAACCGAGATGTTGATAGTGCCATTGTTATCGGTGGCCATATTTTTTATTGTAATCTTTTCAATAATATACTTAGTAATATACAATGATTTTAACGAAAACGAATGGACCAACAGATTGTCTGTGTTGTTGGAGTACATGAAGCGCACAAACGCAGAATTCCCTACGCCCGATCGCATTGGGTACGTGTCCCACGTGGACGGTCACATATTCACCGTCACTTGGTTTGACACAAAAACGTTGAACGTTTTATCGACTGCATTGCACGACGACAGACTGGAGATTTTCAATTTTATTCAACAAGCCATTTTACCARTTTCCAGYGAAGAAACCGAATCAATTCGCGTTGTTCCAATTGAAACTGAACAAACCAAGTTCGCTGTGCGAGGAGACGACGGTTGGATCGAAATCGATTGTCCTTTAGGCGAACGTTACAACAAAATAACTTTTTCATGCGAACCCATTTCGTACTGTGAAGACAAATCGCCCGGCAATTATGCTTTAAATGAAAGTATGATAGATTCATTGGTGTTACATCATAGAGTCAAACGCGAAATCGACACATCCATTGAACTCTATCATCCCACCATGTATTTGACTTGTTTCGAAGGCGGCTCTCATGTAATCAACGAATGTCCAGAAAATTTTGTGTTCGATTCGACATTGTTACAGTGCACTGAATCGAATATGTGCGAAAACCGACCGGACAATTTCATATTAAATTATTTCCCCGCAAGTTTAAAAATCAATGAATATCTCGTGTGCATGAACAATCAAACTATATTAGGATCGTGTGGCGATGGGCAAATATTCGACCGTTTAACGTTGCAATGTCAAGAAACACACCCGTGTTCAACATTGAATGTAGGCGACACTTTTGTCAATAACCAAATGAACCCACAGCAATTTGGTCGTTGCGTTTCCAATATGGAATACGAAATCATAACGTGCACAACGGTGCGTAAATTTGACGACAAAACTGACAGATATATTTGCGATGGCGATGTTGAATGTGCCGATTTCGCAAACGGCACCGGTAAGCTAAACAAAGTGTTTGAAGATGAAACGTTACGATTCAATAGTGGACAATTGATATGTGAAAATTATGTCATAACTAATGAAATTAATTGTGACACGTCCAATTTGTTGAATAATGTAATATTTCACAATCGGTTCAGTCCGAACTTACATCTGCCCAGACAAGTGTTTGATGGTTTCAGATGTGTCGTGTTTGATAAAGATCTAATTCAGTTTAAAAAACCATATTTTAATTTTAATAATGTACAAAACGATTTTCGTATTGATTTTCATTTTGCATTTGTTGGGGAAACTGAAAAGTCCGATTTACTTTTGTCTAAAAGTGATTCACAATTRAACAAACTGCTTGTTTACGCTCGTGACAAAAATTATATGGGAATCGACACCGATGGCGAGTCCGTGTTATGTTAYGATTCACATATGTACGACATTTTTAATGGTAGAGAATTGCGCTTTTGTCATACCAGTTGGTTTATTCACAATATTGCAGATGGMGAATATTATGAGCCGCGAGCATTTAGAATTTCTAGTGACGCGGATTATAAATCCGTTTGCGCCAATTGTTTGGATCAAATGTCAGATTTCGTAAATTATGACATTTTTACACATCGTATATACAGCAATATACTACACAATGATTTTTGTCACAGTTTATTAGATACAATCGGTCACCAATATACTACGATTCCTAGTAAATATACTACGATGTTGCCTGAATATACGTTCAATAATGTAAACAACCCAAAATATATCGAAAGATATGAGGCAAATATACCGAAAAACGGTGTTACGATTTTTACCAAACCAAAGATGATTTTGTCTAATCAAACAACTGAAACGCAAAACATTCATGTTCTGTTTAATCCGTTTGATTCTAGCGAAATTGTGACTCCGGCTTTCAATCCATTTGTGGACAATATCGATGACGTCGGAAATATAAATTCAGATAACGACGAAAATGTCGTCGATCCCCCTAACCAAGTTTTGCTCGAAAAATCAATTGATTATTCATGCTTTTATTCTTTACCCACATTCAAACTTACCGCGTGTCCTACAGATCACATCAAAAGTGTTTTACGGCAAATGCGAAATGACGCAATTGTCGATCCCGAGTGTATTAATGCCGCAGGAATTGTGAACATTATAAATTCGCAWGTGTRCCTTGGTAACAATATAGGATGTTATAGTGAAATTACGTCATCGGGTCAAATGGCTGTAAAGCGACAAATAAATATCATAAAATACACCAATATTTTAACCCAATCAAACGACGGGGTAAAATACAACCAATGGTTGCATACGGACGGCCAGCGGTTTGTATCGTGTCCAAGCGATTTCTTCGATCCGTTCACTTACGAATGTAACATACCCGATGACAAACTATATTATTTACACAATTTACAGATATATTTTTCGTAAAAAAAACACATATTTATAAAAACACATTTATTAATAACATTTCAAGACATATTTATTAAAATACATTTATTNAAAAAATTAAATGCTAGTTTTTGATATTTTGTTTGAAATTGTAGTTTGTACTTCCAATTCGGAATGACGTTTTAATGTAGCTAATTTATTTTTTGTTTTGCACATTGCATGCTCAGCTTAACGATTTCATCGGTTAGCTTGCTGCAAATACGACGCTTTGCATTTAAACTCCTTTCTTTTTTTCCTTGTCAGTCACGACTTGGTTGCGTTCAATTATCGCCTTGTTGCACTCAATCATGGTTAAGTTGCGTTGGTTGCGCATTTGTTCGTGTTGTTGTCGCAGAGAGTCTATTTCGGCCAATAGTTGTACTTTAGCGTCCTTCAGCTCATCAAGATTCTTTTTCTCGTTAGTTATTTCCGTTTGAAGAATGCTCATAGTATACACATTTTCCATGATTTGTTGGTCTATATTTTGAAATATAGCGGTGGTTGATGGTAATTGTTGAGACACTATTTCATCTTCATTTTCGGTAAATGTTTGGCTTTCGTCTTCATGGTCATTAATTAAATTTATTACATCGTCAACGTTGTCAATGGCACTTGTTGAATGCGAAGCTTCAACGTTGTTTTCAAACATTGATCTGGCAAAGTCTACAGCGTTCAAGCTGGTTGGAGCTTCTCTCAGTTTTCTAAGAGCCGATACCACACAATCAATAGCCGTTACCTTGTTCCCGTTAATTGAATAGACTCGAATGCGATTGTTTATCTGTCTGCACATCGGACAAGTAATTTTGGTCGCCATTTTTATAGATTCGGCACAGCTAAAACACAAACTGTGGCCGCACGATGCCAGTTTCAAAAGGGGTAAAACGCACATGTTGTCCACATCTTCTCTATTGGTGTTACGAACCTGCGACACGTTTATGCAGATGCAGCAACTTAGAGACACCGCAGTACTCATGTTTATAAATGTGGTGTATACAGGATTGTGGTTTAACACAAACTAAATTTCATAACAAGTAACAGGCTTTATATACAGGCTTTTTGCTTAAAGATAAAGCCTTATTGAGCCATGTTATCGGTGACCATTTCTGTGGCGGAGGGTCTGGCGGGCGTGGTCGGAACCGTGGTAGTATCAACTATGGCTATACGTCTGCGAGGCACGCTGCTCATTGGAGTTATTATTTGCGTACCTACAATCACTGGCACCACAATTGGGTACGGCTCATAACGATTGAGCGATCTTTGTAAAGCGTTGTCGTTGCCTTTGAACTTGAGCACGCGTTCCACTTGCAAAACGTTTTCGGCGGAACTGTTTCTATAACGCGGCTCGACCGGATTGTATAATGTTACGCTCGCCACCAATCCCTCTTTACCAAACGTGCAAGTGTGACAATTTCGCAACATTAATATTTCATCTTGAAACTGTATGGTTTCGGGCGCGGCCGCTTTTTCTATGAGATTTTTAACAAACGGCGGCTGATCTTCAAATATTTGGCCCACAGCAACTCTGGTCGGGTTGTCGTTGGAGACCCAAATGCGCTCTCCGTTGTTCTGTAAACGATGACAGTATTTGTTTGGAGTGACCGCTCCTATGACCATGTTGGTGTGTTGGTCGATTTGCTCAATTATTTTGTATGTTTCCACTTCATATCGCTCGTTGACTTCGAGCAGTTGGCAAATTTGATCGCGATGTTCGTTGTTTTCGTATATGATGTGCATAATGTATTGTTCGGCCAACGACAAGCCCATAATGTTGAGCACCGTTTGGTAGTTTTCTTTTGTGGGCACCAACACACGTTGATTGCCTTGAGCTTTGTGAGATACAAGACTTTTGCCCACACTTCTGTAGTATGTGTTACCTTCGGCGTCGGGRATTGGTAACACCATTTTTTCCATTTTGAATCTGGCCGACAAGTGGTATTCGCAAATAAGCCATCCGTCGTTGTTCTTGGCGTCGGGAGAACAGGGGGTGCCATATCTGTAGCAACTGTCAAACGGCTGAGCCGCTCCAAACACGCAATAGTTGTTTAAACGGGAATTAGTCGTGCCACCGAGCACTAGTGCCATGTCGACGAGTGTTGAATTTGCGACTGTCGAGAAGGAAATCTCTTATTCAATTAATTTCAGTCAAGATCTCTTGTATATTATTTTAGATTCTTATATTTCCAAAAAATTCACGCTATATCAAGAGTATACTGAATTTGTCGACGAGAACAATGTGCGCACCAGAATATTCAAAAACAATTGTTGTCGTCCCGACACCGACGAAAATGACAACGACAACGACGACAGCGGCGAAACGAAACTTCAAGTCGTTTCTAAAGTGCCACAAACGCTGTCCAAATTTGCACATATACACGGAACCACTATAGTGCCTTTTGTGAATCGTGTCAGTTTGGAAAGACCAATATCGACGCCGCCCTCGGACAAACTAATCAAGATATTTACATGTCGAGTGTACAAACCTAAAAGTTGTTCGAAAATCGAGATCAAATTTGAACAAATCTATTTGGACACAAACATCGGCGACAAGTTCGATTCGTTAATGGCGAGCAAACAAATTGCGTTGTTAAACTTGTTACAAAACAAATCGGAAACCGTGTCGAAACAATCGCATTTGGGTTCGGACGAAATTCTTGTCAATTGTCGAATTGAATACGAATATGGCAACGACAACGACAAGTATTGTCACTACGATGATGATAATGATGGTTACATCAGAAACAATAATGACTGCTGCATCGATGAGAATGTGTTGACGAAAATGGCCGAAATAATAGCTGACATGGAAAAGTTCACCGTTCACCAAAACATTAGTCCTTATTTGCCATACACTACCATACTAAATAACATTGTTTATAGAAAATTTGAAGACGAAAAANAGATCGTTTACAATCTCGACGGTGCCGACAACGTGCAAAAGTGGGCAATCAAGTTGGACGGTGTGCGTGGCCGAGGCATAATCACCAACAGTTTTATAATTGTGTTCATGGACGACATGCAAATGTTTTCCAGTCCGTTTCCTAGTATTTTTGACGTGAACAATGTGGTAGCATTTCAATGTGAATTAATCGAAAGTGGCGATGACAATATCATTATATACATTACGGATCTGCTGCACGTTTTTAAGTATACGTATAACAACAGAACGCAATACGAATGTTCCTTGGATGGCTACGATATCGATGCCGTGTCGGCAATAGACTGTATCAACAAACTGAACGCCATGTACAATGACAAAATTTTAAAANTAAAAAGACTCGATGGACACTCAATCGATGTTAAATTTCAAAAATTCTACGATCCGCCTATACAATCGGACGGTTATTTGTCTGTCGCTTCGGACGGATTCGTGGTTCTCGACACCAACAATCGATACATAAAGTACAAGCATGTCAAAACGGTGGAATTGGAGTACAACGGCGTTGACCAAGCCATGTACACTTTAGATGGCCCATTGTTGAATTACGAAATTCGCAGCGACATTACACCGCTAGTCCACAGCAAAATTTACGAAGCGGTGGTGCACGACGGAATTGTGGACGTGATTAAACTCAGGCCGGACAGAATGGTGCCGCAGCTTGTTCATGCGTCGCAAAATTGTGAAAATAAATAATATAAAACAATTTTCTTACGAGTTTTATTTCAATTCAATTCCAACAGTTTTTTGTACTCTGACCATTTCATTCGAAAAGCGTTGTTGGGTGGTTTCATGTTGCGCTGCACCCATTTGTATTCGTTGACGTGGTTATGAAATACCATTGTAGCGTGTAAAGTATTATATTTCATGAGTATATTGTTGTCGTACTCGTTATCTTTGTCTGTAATTTCCGCCATCACCAATGTACACTTGTCGCCGAACCGCTCCTTGTTTAAACAAATTGTCATTTTTTCAATGTTGAAAATCAACTGACCTTTAACGTTTAAATAGTGGTCACGGCACATGGCACAATCCAATTTGCTAAACATGTTGTAATAGATGGTTTTAATTTGATTCAAATGATACGTAATGTGTTCATATGTCATYTTGTCCCTGTTGATGAACATGTCATCGGCGATGAGTGCCATGAAATGTATCACGTTCCATAATGTGGTGAAGGTGTACGAATAATTTTTGGGCTCAAACGCGCGCAAATTGAGTTCGTTTAGTTTGTCGTGATAGATAATTTTCAAATGCTCCAGATCAGATCCGTCCTCGAGCCGCATTGCCCACTCTGTAAGCTGTGTAATTTCGTGCTCTTGCACTTCTTTATAAGTAATGAGGCTCGCTATTGTGTATAAGTAAGTTAATTCGGTGCTTAAAATCGATGCCAAGTGTTTCGATTTCACCATTCTGATTCTGTCCATGTGCCTAAAGGTGTACAAAAAAGCTGTCTTTGTATTGAGACAATAGAGGCGTAAGCGGAATCATTGCCACTTATCAGAATGGCTGCCGTCGTCGAAAATTGTATTTGTTTGTATATTGGAGATATGCCGCCCAATGTGGTCAACGACAAACCTTACGACGAGGACGTGATTTACTTCGAAAGCGTCGTTGAGTGTTTGGACGACGACAATGAAGATTGCGACAAATTTAGTTTTTTCGCTACACTCAAAAAAGAGGGTTCCTTATTTATGAAAAAAACGTTCCACGACCTGTTGGAAAACAACAATGGCAACTATTGCAAAAACCACGTTTTGATCGATGCGCTTTTAATGTATAAGACATATGTTGAATTGGTCGACGAATCCGCCTTTGGTAGCGACATACTGAAATCTTGTATCGATTACATTACCAATCTGTTCAAAGTATTTCGGCTGCATAGTAGAATTGTGATTGTGTTACCATCGACAGCGTCGACGTACATCGATTGGCAACAAGATAATTTAAGTGCGCTTTTAAAACATTTACATCAATTGTCTGTAATAGAAATTGTTGAAATATGATTGGAGTAATCGTGTTAATACTAATAGTTTTAGTTGTGTTATATTTTTTGAGTATAAACAACAAACTTAATTTTAATTCGCTAAACGACTCGTCGCCAAGCCTGGGGCAAAGTAGCGAATCGGTGCAAATTAACCCGACCACCGGCCAGTACAGTGTCAAGCTAAACAGCAATCCGCGCATTAAATCGATGCGAGTGTTGCATGGCGACAACAAAATTAGCAAAGTTTATGTGGCCGAAAGGGCCCTGACCTACAATGAAGTGATCGACGAAGGCAACCGTTCGTTGGGAACAAATTGCGTTTTTATAGGCACACTAAGCGACTCCGTCAGCGTCACCAACGCGAGCGCCCCTGCTAGCAACACAGCAACGGCCACCACGTCGGCGAATCGAATCACGCCCAACTTTGAAATTAAACAATTCAAAAATATGTTTATAATATTCAAGAATCTAGAGGCAAGCAAAATCAAGGAAAACATTAACATGGTGCGTTACGAAAGTGAAGGAATGGTGTACTGTTTGATCGACGCAAACACAAGCACCGTGCCGGACTTGCGCGACGTATCATATCCCATTGTTGTTTACACAACAAACACCAATGTCCAGCTGAAACTGAAGGAATGGGACTATGCACAAATCAACGATTCGGCCACCACATTCATCAAGAACGAAAAATCATTCAGACTACAATAATATGCGTACAAAACAATCTAAAATAAAACTACACAATTGAAATGTAATTTTTTGTTTATTAAAATAAAATATAAAGTTTTTACAATATAATACATTNNTTTTTACAAACTTAAAACTATGTACACTTTGTCAACATTTAAACGTAGGAGTGTAACAATTAAACTGAGCCTTGTCGTATGCCATTTCTAAATTGAAAAAAACCTTCTCTTCGGGCTTGTAATATTTTTTAAACCTCTTTTTGAACTCGGCACACAGAAATATCACCCTGTTGGCCACATTGTTGCGCTTGCTTTTGAGCGAATCGTGCAGCAAAATCTCCACATACGGCACGGCCAGTTCGATTGCTTTGTCTATTTTCGATTCGTCCACCATTTTGGCACCAAGCTTGACTTTAACTTTCATCACGTAAATGAGAGCGTTCATGGGACTGTTGTTGATGTCCAAACACAACAAATTGTGATTGTGAATAGGATCATTGCGTACTATATTTTTGTACGAAATGTAGCCATCTTTACTGTTGCGCTTGTACATTAATATGTGCGACAAAAACAACCTCACCGGCGTCACCAAAGATTCGAAATAAGTCTTTTCCATGGGAAAACGTTTGTTTTTGATGTGCGAATAGATAGATCCACTAAACGACAAATTCTCTTCAAACACATGATCCGTATACACAATGGCAAATCTGTTTCGTACACCTTTATCGTAATTGGATATGTACAAAGGTTTGTTGTTGACAATCATTAACTTGAAATTACCTTCATACTTTTGACTGCCTTGGTANTTTCTACACACCGCATTGCTCTTGGTGCTGTCGGCGGTGCTTTTGAAAAATGAATCGTTGCACTCTTTCATTTCGTTGATTACATACAGTTGGGAAATAAGCTTGTTGGCTTCCATTTCGTCCGTTTCCTTTTTGGACAACGTGTAATTCTCAGCGTCGTGCTTGTGCACCACAACAATGTTCTCCATCAATTCGAAATTACTAGATTTCCCCGAACCCGGCTCGCCATTCAAATATATGCAACATTTTTCGTAGTCCGACGGTATGCCCAAACTGGCGTCGAAATGCATCATTAGCATAGAGTTGACAGGATTAAAATTGGTAAAGTTGGTATAGTACAAGTAACCGCTGACAATTTTTTTCACAAACGAAGAAGTGTAACCTCTGAGGTCCAGTTTGGTCATAAATATTCGCATGTAGAATCTCACCAGCCATGTGGTCAAGTCGTCGTTCGGTCTCGCCACAATCAATTTGTCCCACCAAATGTTCCATTTTTTCAAACAAGACAACGTGTTGCAATAGTCTTGGTAAAATTTTTTCATTATAAACTTGTCATCCTCATCATCATGGTCATCGTTTGTAGTTTTTTCATTGTCTTGCAGACTGGCTTGTAAATGTTCAAAAAATATTCGCGGACTGGTAATTTTGCCAATCATATCGTCGATATAACTGACACGATTGAATTGGTCGTATAGAGTGTCAATGATTGCAAGTCGGTTTTCGTGCATGTAATCGGCATATTTTTCAATCGCATCGCTGTTAAACGTAAACGAGGCAGTTTTTAATATGCGCACGTACACAGACGAAGAGTACATCAACGACCAAGCGAGCTCTATTAGCGCTTTAGAATTGCTAAAGAGCTCAAACATCAAGGCAATCTTGAAAGCGCGCACGTTAATTTCCATATTGTAATAACACACGCATTTTTTGTTCAATGTTTTGCGCTCTTTGCATTCGGCACACCTCAAGTTGTTAACCAAATTGGACATTTTCTTTTCGTTCAAATACACACCCATGATGACTAGCTCGTCGTGCGAGTATTCCCATATTTCACGAAAGATATCGTTCAACACAAATTGTTCTGAACGTTTACAATGAGCACAATTGTTGAACGCCATAATTATTGACATGTTGTTTTTAAAAATTTTAACATCTCTACACACTTTGGCCATGTGATAGACTTTAAACACCTCTCGTTCTACTTTTGCATTATCCAACATGAACTGCAACACCGATTCGGGCAAATAAGTTTTCTCGTTTTTCTTAGTCAGCGCACCCACCAACGTATTGCCCAATATGAACGGCGTACTGCTGTGGTAATCGTTAATAAACAAATTGTACACACCCTCTTCGGTGAAATACAAATACTTCCAATTGTTAAATTTAACACTCGACAACATTACTCCGTTCATTTTTTCCGTAATCTTGAACAAATCGTCGTCTTTTTTCACCGCAACATAATGTTTACCGTTGAAAACCAAAACGGCGTTGGCGGATTGAATTTTTTTGAAAAATCCTTTGCACAACACCTCTTGAGGCAAACCACACTTGAGTGCGTTTTCGTATGTGTAATCCCACAAAAATGACAAATCTTTAGTGTTGTTTTTACTAATGTCGTCGTTGCCGTCGTCATCCTCGCCATTTTTGTCACCCGTTCCCATTTCGGCAGATAGTTTAACGTAAATCATATAGTGTATGGCAAAATAATACGCAATTGTTTCAAGAGCATTTTCCTCCAAAAATAAAGTCCAATGATTGCAAAATCTGGTAAACACTTTGGGCAAAAGTTTAAAATATGGCTCGCATTTTTTAAGCACACATTGGTGTAGTTTCGGCCTGTCGGAATATAAGCATTCACATAACAATTCCAAATATAATCTAATGTCGGTCTCACCAAATTCAATATCCTTGTTCTTGATCAATAATCGCCATATTAACACAATTAAATAGTCAAAATTCATAAAAGAGCTCWTTGTAAAGTATTCTTGTAGAACATTGAAATCGGCAATGTCGTTGTCTTTGAGCACACTCACCATATATTCATTGATGGACGTTAAACAGTTTTTCACGTGAGCAAGTATGTCATCGTAGTTTTCGCTGCTGGGCGTGATGTTTTTGTTGATTTTCAGCCTGTCTTTGATAGCCATTATTTCCGACACCGATGTTGCCGAAGCCAGCGACAGCGATGATNNTTTTTCTTTAAACATTCGCAAGCTTTTCAAATCGACACGAAGCAAATTTTTATATTTGTCGTCGGTTATGCATTCTTGCAAATTAATGTCGTCTCGAATGTAATCAAACACGTTCTTGTTGGAATAGACAAGTTTGTCGATAACTTTGCAAGAGCCTCGCGTGCCGTCGGCCATACTGATCAAAAACAGATTGTCGTGTTGGTCGGTGAACTTGGACCTGCCATTAACAAACAGAGTTTTGTTGTCACATTTCATCGATAGCTCTACGTTCAAATAAAATTTGGGGTAAAACTCGAACAGATTGACGGCACCCAAAGCTTGATTGTAAATTAACGGAATATAGTCACCAATGTCAATCTGATGGCGCATTAGCAAATATTGTCTCCATCCAAAATAAGTAATCACTATATTGGGCCAGTAATAATAGTCTCCGGCGCGCACGCAGTGATTGCCATAATCGTCTTCGTCTCGATTGCTGTATACAAATTTGCCAAAATCCACATCGTTCGCCACTAGGTCATAGTGAGCGGCGCGCACAAACGGCTTCACCGTAATTATAAAGCAATTGTCTTGAACGAACCAATCGTGGGGTTTAATGAGACATTTGTGGCCTAGCGCACAWTTTTTGTTGTCACTCTGCGTGTTCATAACGGCAATTAGCTTTTGGAAACTCTCGTACGATCTGATGATTTTCGTTTGATCGCTACTTCGCTTGAGTATTATACAATTGACGCTGTCGAAATCTTCCACGGCCAAATTGTCTGACTGATGACTGGCATCAAAAATGTTGTCAAATATTTCGTCTGTACTAATCATTTTGACGGCCGTCGTGTGTCTAACGATGTTTCTGATCAGCGCTTTGAATTTAAATCCTTATCGGCGGCACGTAAACAATTTAATGCAAGATCACGCCAACACCTTACAATTTGGCGCGTACATCGATGTCTACGATTTGAGCGTGAATGAATACACAGTCGAACGGTTGTTTCTCATCAAACCCGAAAACCTTGTATTGTACAACGTTAATGGTGTTCTGTTTCATTACTTGGACTCCTCGTCGAGTGTATTTTGTCCAAGCGAATTCACTATAGTTCGGTTTAGCAAACAGGATATTAATAATATAAATAGCTCGGGCCAATATGTCACATTATGCACGAACGTCAACAGCTTAACGCTGCTAGAACACTTTGTAGCTTTAAAAAATAACATAGCCGACGATCGAATTGTGTTATCGCTTGACGAAATTAGCTTCTCCATTTTGGACGTGATCAATTTGCTAATAAGTTTGGGCTACGTAAAACTCGACTGAGTTCAATATTGTATAGTGTGGTTTGTTGTATAATAAATTATTACATAAACATTTTGTGTGTTTCATTGCGATGACTGATTTGCTCAAAATCATCTTCATATGTTAAAATGTTGTCCACTATAGTGTTGTGGTAACGTGCCCAATCTTGCCTGGGCTCGGGACACTTTTGAACGTGCACGAAAAAGTCGTACGAATAATTGTTGATTTTAAGGTCGTCCACGAGCGTTATTGTTTTAAACAAATTAATGCCGAGTTTGCGCAAATGCCACAAAACGACTCTGGGCGATTTAGGCAAATGGTTGTCGGCGTCGACGTCTAAATAAAAAGGTTTTTCCACATACACAGTGTTGGATTTTACATTTACAATCACACGCTTGTCGTTGTGACGGTTGTTGTCATTGTCGGCGTTGCCCTTGTCGTTTTCGATTCTATACCCTCCGCTGAGCACTATGTCAAAATAATTTTTGTCAAGATCGGTTATGTTCATGGAATGGCTTACGTGGTCGCTGCTGCCGTACGACCACAAAACCAACACGCAACCCATTTGTTTAAGTTTTTGCAAACTATTGTAAACGAAATCGTCGCGAATTCTGACATCCAATTCGTCGGTAATGAGAGTGCTGTCCAGGTCAAACACCACTACATGCGGCACTTCCCACACAAACGTTTCATGGCCCATTTGATAAACTTCCAAGTAACTTTGCACATACCACTCTTTGAGGAAACAATACATGGGAATCCGTTCATTTATTACGTACGTGTGGCCCAATATTGACGTTTTGTACGCGAGCTTTACGTTATAACGAATTTCTGTCATAGAATCGGCACATTTAAACAATTGCATCGAGTAAACATCTTTATCGATCTTGGCACAGTCGTTTTTGTTGAACTGAAAAATCACATACTCAAAAAGAGGCAAATGTCGTGTGTTGAGAATTAACGTTTTGACATCATTGTATTCCACGACGACGAGAATATGTCGTTTGACAAGAGACCGTTTCAGCCTCAAGGCTGTCCATACGACAGGAGGAGCGTCGGTGCCGTTTTTGGTGAGGGCTCCGTTACTGCTGCAGCTTTGCATTGTTACGACTTATTCTTAATTTTTAAACAGTTTCGTGAAAACAATCAATGCAAAGAGCTTATCGAATTTCTCGTCACCAACTATCCGAATAATGTAAAAAATAAAACTTTTAATTTCGTCAATACGGGCCATTTGTTTCATTCGCTCTACGCCTACATACCCACCATTACTAACGTTGAAAAAGAACGCAAACAGATTCGTTTGTCAGAAGAATGCATTCACAAACTGTTTAAAAATACCATTAACGATTTTAGACTGTACACAGAATTGTTTGAACTAATAATACAGCAACAGAAATCAAAAAATAAAAGTACAGAAGAGTGTCCGTGTCAATTGTTGTTGAAAAGACGCGAAGAGATAAAGCTGTATGTGGACAAGATCAACGAAAAATTTGACACTAAGCCTCCCAAATTGAAAAAAGAACATATAGACAACATTATGTACAAGTATTCGTTGAATTGGAAAAACCTATTGTTAAAGAGAAAAATTACATCAGTCAACATTGTGTCAAATCGTGACAATAATCAAATCAAAAGCATCGATGATGGTGTTGGTGAAGGAAAAATAATTAGCAAAAAACGTAAAATAAAACGAAGAAATATTTTGACTGATGATTTGATTTATTTGAAAAACATAAACGACAACAAATTATCAAACATGTCCGGGATGTCTATTAAAATGTGCAACCATACATTTGTTATTATGGAAAAGCAAATGCGAGCCGGAGACGAAGCAGTTTCCTTCATTAAATATTGTAAACATTGCAATCAACTTTCGTCGTAATTTGTTTATCATACATCTTAATATCTTCTTCTATTGTAACCGTACGGATTGTTGGAACGTGAACGTGAGCGAGATCGACGACCACGTGGCCTGCCGGGTCTACGTCTGTAAGAGCTACCGCCAGTGCTTGCGCTTCGTCGACGATACGATCCGCCGCCGCTTCTTCTGCGATTTCTGCGACGACCGTCGCTGTAGCCGCCAGATGAACTGCGTCGTCTGCCTCCTGTTGATCTACGCCGGTACACCATTGTGTGTTGGAATATGTATGTGTGAGCTTATATCAACACAAATTGTAATTTTAAAATACACTTATAAATATTTTCTTCGTTTATTAAGTGAACTCGTAGTGGTAGCAGAATTGCCGTTTAAATAAATGTTTAACGAATCAGTTAATGTGTTGTTATTTTTNGAACCAAAACCCATTGCGTCGTTTGCAGCGGAACACTCTTCGGTAATGGTATCGAGAGCCTTGTAGATGTTGTTGTAATCGTTGATGTTAAATTTACAATTGTTTATAGCATAATTTTCCATAGTGGTGTAAAATATGCTATTTGTGGCGTTGTAAAACATTCTGGGCAAAGAAAAGTTCTCTGTCATCTTTAACAATTCATTAATAAACTCTTCGTCATCACAATACGGAATCCTATTGCTTTCGGACGACTCGACAAACTGCTGAGATTCCATTTTGGCCAATTTGTACGCTCTTTCTATAAACAAATTGGTTACTGTGCAACGCTCGTCTCGCGTAAGACCGGCATTGGGCATGATTATTACACGCGGAAACCGAGTCAGGGGAAAACTCATCACTCTACTCATTGTCGAACGCAACAATTTTACATTGTCGGCGTCCACAGTGGAAGCGGGCAATTCCAACAGACCTCTGAGTAAATTTACCATATTGTACATTTGATCGGGCTCCAAATGAGGTATACATTCGTTATTGTGTTCGAATGTCGTTTCCAACAAGGCAAACAACGGCCTGTATGTGGACATTTTGGCCAAATATATCATTCCCATTACCAAATCGCCCACTTTGAAATCGGCAGTCGACGTTGAACTTAATGTGTAGTATTGTACGAGTCGTTGACATGCTTTTCGGTACATGGATATAGTGGCTTCGTTAAAACCGTCGCCGGTGCCGCCGTCTTCTTTGGCAAATGTTTGTCGACCAAACAAATTGAGCATGTTTCGACGAGACGGTTGAGTTCGCGCCTGCTGCTGCTGTTGCGCTATTCTAGTTCGGTCGTCGTCGTCGGCCAAGTGGTTAGACACCATCGACGCGTTTGCTTGATACGCTTGGTTGACGGAGGCGTTGGCGACGGCCATTAGAAAATCCGTCAGTTCGTCAAAAGACAAATCCAACGTAACATTGTAATTCTCTGGCGGTAACAATCGAAACAATTTGGGCCATATGTCCATTTGCATCTGCTTGTCTATTTTATCGCGCAATATGACCATTTCGTTGAACAAGTCTACAGAACTCATTTTGGAATAAATCACTTATTACTGAAAATTGTTGTCATATATGTTCGTTAACAGTCGCAACACGTTGACCGCTTTGGAAGTGGTCAGTTTAATGGAGTCTTTGTCGTCTACAATATCCTTTAATATGGATTTGGCCACACCGGAACTTTTACTCAACACCTCATAACTGTTTCGTTTTTTCTCACTAGCGTCGGCTATGATCATTGTAGCGCTGTTGTTGACGTTTTCGTTGAGATTGTTCATAAGAGTTTCGGGCTCAATAAAATTACCGGAAATTTCGTTGGCTACGGCGTCAAAGTTGCGATTACGCGGCCGTTTTCGTTTGCGATTCGTCGATGGCGACGCGGGTGGCGACGACGCGTTGACACTTGCAATCAAATCATCAGACATTTTGATTTAACAGCACGGCAAAATCTTCGTCCAAATTATGTTTGTTCACCAATTGTCTTATATGTTTTTCCGTAATGATGTATTGTTCCACCGACAAATCTTGCTTAATGGCCGCCAGTTTGGTCATAAACTTTTCGAAACGTTCATTGTCATACGTGTGCAAAACGAAACGGCAAATGTTGCGCAGTTCGTACTCAAAGGGAGTGGATCTGTACGTCGATGATGAAGTCGATGCCGCGGCAATTTTTGAAGCGCAACTTTCTAGATATAATCTCAAATAGAAACCGCTAAACACCACCGAAGCGATTTTGTTAACTTTACTCTGCTTAAGTTTGATTTTTAGCGCAAGCTTGATTATAAATTGTTTAAACGGTGCAAATAAAGTAGTATCGCACGTGTTTTTGTTTCTCAACATGCACAACAAAAACTCTAAATCTTTAACATTCAAGCCGGCGGCAGCTCTGCGACACTCGTCCACCAGCGGTTGGACAGCCTTAAAATTGACATATTTAATGTTTTTGTCGCAAAGCATGTTGTGAAAGAAACGCGCAAACGAATCGGTAATTAAATCGTCAGCGCTAAATATACCGTTGGAGTCGTAAGTGGTTTTAATCAGGACAAACATGAACAGGGGTAAGCCAAACATCGGTCTGAGAAAAATGTCCCATCCGTCTTGGATTGAAGAGTTGAAAATAGTGATACTCTCGGTCAGATAGTTTATTTTGCACGACAAACAGTCGCATCTGTTGTTGTTGATGCAGCGTTTATTGTCACATTTTGCGAGTATATCGGTAATGTTGGGCGACGGCACCGACTTTAGGTACTTTTGCAAATACTGCAAAATTTTCTTAAAATTCGGAACTTGTGTCATAAACTCGTGTTTCAAAAACATGGACATGATTTGCTTGATTTCGTTGTTTTGCTGCTGTTTTTCCAAAGCGGATTGAACAAATTTGATACAGTTGTTGAATTCGTTGAAAAACGTCAAACCTTTGACGTTGACCTGTTTGGTTTGATCGAAATACTTCGAAAATAAGAATGCTAAAGAATCAATTTCGCATATGTTTAGTTCGCAATTAAAAGTGACAATCTTAAAATCCTTGTCGTTCTTGCGAAACAACAACCGGTAATCCACTAGGTGAACCATATCGGAGGACTTGTTGCTTGCCGCACAATTCATTTTGTTTTCAAACACTTATATTATTAGTATGGACGACGCTATAAGTTCTATCAACGCCGTTGGTGACGAAAACGGAAGCGGCACCGTCGTACCAATAACCGGCGATGGATCGTGCCTGTTTCGATCAATTTCGTTTGCCATGTACAACACAGAAGAACGCCACTTGGAAGTGCGACGACAGATTGTAGATTATGTTTTCAATAACTGGTCCGATTACGGTTTCACTACAATGGACTGGAAAACAAACAACGAACGCGCTTACAATTCTGCAGATGAATACCGCGCCGACATGATAAAACCAAATACTTTTGGTACATACACTGAACTTATCGCCGCCAGCAAACTGTATCCATATAGATTCAAAGTGTACGTAGAGGAAAAAGATGCCACCACACGAAAACTTTATATGGAAACCGGCAATACTGAATTGCCTGCTCTCAAATTGCTATTCAGCGGCAATTATGGAAACGGACACTTTGATGTGATCGCGAGAGAGAAATCCTGTCCCGTTACAACTTTTAAAAATATCTCAACTACTTTGGCCGATATTAAACAAGAGGCTGTCACTTCTTCGTCGGACATGTCGTTTTCCTCGTCGTCGTCGTCGGACATTTCTACAGAATCGAATGTATTTCAGCGCGATCAAAACAATATTGACGTGGACAATATTATTTTAAATACACACACCATACAACAGATGTACGGCGCTCAATTGAAATATTATTTGTCCCAAATTGCGGACGTAGAAGATATTGATGCTGCCGTAATTTCGTCTTTAGACGCAAACATAGAAGTTTTACAAGCTATTTTTAATAATTACAGCCCTATTAAACTTGCACCTATAAAATCGTCACAGACAATATTAACACCGCCGGCAACGACTCCAATTCCGCCGGCAACGACTCCAATTCCGCCGGCAACGACTCCCTCCATTCAAATCGTTACACCATCAATTGTTTCGGTGGATGATAATAATGGCACCGACATTTTACCCATGGTGTACTTTAATTTCCAATACAACAAGAATCGTTACGAATCTTTTGTGCACGATTTAGACTTGGTGTTGAGAGATTCGTTCATCAACAACGTTACCAAACAATCCATGTCCTTACTAAACGAGCAAAGCGGATCTAGTGTGGTGATGGTTGCTTTCCAAGACATAGTCAACAGTACTTTTGTTAGATCTTTTATATTGAATCATGCTAATCATAATACTGTAAAATCATTGCCCCAAGAGTTGATTGTTGTGCTAAAACAGTTGGATGTGAACCTTGTAAACTGTCAACTCGACACTATCAAGGCATCTTTGCGAGCACTCGTGTTCAAAGTGAACGACAACGTTCCATACAATTTGGTGTTGTATATTAAAGCTAACGAATGGCAATGCGCCATACAAAACGCCACCATTAATTACATACTTAAAACTTACAACTCTGTGGAAAAAATTCAAATTATCGACGAATCGACGTCGTCGTCGTTACCAATGACTATTCCGCCGACTAGGGCGACGACGATTCAATCATCTAAATCGTTATCCGTCAAAAGATCACACACAAACGATGAAACTGAACAAGACAATTTTACCCTAATAGCTTATAGACATCAAAGCGATTCGGACGGTGATGTAGCCAACTTGAACTTGACCGCATCAATGAGGAGTAAAAAACGCCGTAAACGTAAACGATTGGGCAATGTTGCTTTTGAGCCTTTTTATGACAACATGGTGGCCAACGCAGAAAGCGTCGATGATTTAATATTTTCTCTACGCAATACCATGGACCAACAACAACAAGAACTACGACGACCAACGTTTTCGTTTCGTGATTTTACAGCATCCATGCCGTCACTTTTGATACCACCTAAACCCGAAATATTGGCCATAACATTTAACAAACCTAATATTCCTGTTACACCTAACGCACAACCTAATGTTCGCGATATACCCAATGTTTCTATTACACCAGCACCATCAACAAAACAGCCACCACTGCCGTCGGAATTTGTTACACCCAAACGGTCTCGTTTCAATTTGCAGCCTTTAAATGTTGAGCCGCCTTTGTATTTAAAATTATTGTTTGTAACTATACCTAGCAGTGTGGATTCGTCGCTTTTTAGCAAAGCCACCGAAAGTTTAAACGTCGTGCCCGAGTTGAAACATTTTAGAAACACATTAGAGTACATTACACAACTGAACCTCTCGCAACTTAGTACAAATGTGCACCTATACGAAATACTCTTGCCATTGTCGTATTACGGCAATAATGCTGTGGGAATCAATAATGTTACTCATTTTGCCCTTATAAGCCAACGTTATTTTATTGCGTGTTACGAAAAGTTTGACCAAATTAGAGACGAACTTGTGCAAGTCAGTTTGGTTCACAACGTCGAGCGTGTAGTAATGTTTATGTTTATGTACAGCTTTTTGTGGCATTACAAAAGGTATGCAGTTAGTACGTTGAATTCGTCGTTTTTAACTCCTCATAAAAACGAAAAATTAATCAAAATCATTTATATGGTGGACGCTATGGTACAAAAACATTTCAACAGATTAGCTCAGTTTCCACAAGCTTTACCCTCGATAACCAAACAAACGCAGCTGGTTAAACTAATGGTGGGTGATAAAAGTAACGACGATGAGTAGCAAGCAAATTATAAGTCTAACATGATTGTGTTTATCGTGTTTGTAATTGTATCATTTTTTGTAGCGCTGGCAATTCTCTTTACACTAAGGCTCAATAAAAAACTGGTAGAGAATCTGGTGTATTATCAATACAATTATATACCGCAGCCATTAGTGAAACACGTCAAAGTGTTTGATTTGAAACAATAAAACATAATGGCTTGTCCGCTTAACATCAAAGTTTGCATTAGCGAATCTTTTTTTCGTTTCCCCACGAATATGTGGCGCCCCAGAACGACGTCGGCGGTAGCCCGGTGTACGATCTTGTGGTGTTTGTTCCCACCGACGAAGATATACAGTACGTGGATCGCAAAAAGTTGTCAATATTCAGATCGGTTTTGGTGTACAGACAAGAAACGACCGATCGATCGGAAACGCGACTGGCCAAAAAAAAATCCCAACGCCACCATTGTTTATTGGAACCCGATTTCGCCTATAGATGAAATTGGTGTGGGAGAAACAAGAGTTTTTAGCGTGCTTCTAACCAATGATCTCTTCTATTGTAACACAATGATTGTGGACCAAAACGCACCTCTTTGTCCTATCGAGTTTCGCACTCAAGTGAATTACAAAAATTTGCAACCCATCGAAACTGAAGTTCCTTTGTTTTACTACAACAAACTGATCGACGACAACGTCAACGATTTTTTATTGTGTTTCAAACGCGAAACACCCACCATGGTGAAAATACTCAACATCAAAAGAATATTGAGTATATTCGAGTACCGCAATGTTCCCGCCAGATACACCATTTATTTGCCCGACGACGAAGTGGACAGTATTTTCAACAAACTGATGTGGGAGCGCGTTAGACGCTTGATGAAAGGCGACGTGAACCACAAATGCATGAACATCAACAGGCGAGCGTTGCAATATTTGCGTATAGCGCTCGACATGCTGAAGATCGACAACTCGTCGCAGGCGATTGTCAAATTTGTGCGCATGTTCCAGCCGCTCATTTTGCCCTATCAAATCGTACCCGACGTCATCATTAAACTTAACACGCTGGAGCGCGAAAAACGTGTCAGATTGTATTGTCGCAACGACAGTTTTGCAATCACATCGTACGGCAGCGTGCCCAACAACATGCCCGACGACAATTTACTCACGTTCGACTATTCCGAGGTGAACAACAACAAATATTTGTACGAAACTCGCGAGCGAATTATCAATGATTCGAAAATCGACGCAAATTTAATAACAATCGGAGCGGCGCGCTACAATTATTTCTTTTAAGTAATTATATCGTTTTAGGTGAGAGTAACAGCAACAACACATTTTAAAACGTGTTTGATTAGAGCACTATGAAAAGACGAGCCATTTACGATGCACAAGATACAAACAGTATTCTCGATCAAGATCAGTTACATCAGTTGGTGTCTAGAAACAGTTCTTTTTTGAAAGATTTTATTTTAATAATATGCTGTTTTGTTGTGTTTGTCATGATAGTTTTGTTTATATGGATAATATTTAACATTAACAAACAAACAGAATACTCGCTTGAACGACAGCGACGCTTGGAACGAACGTTTAGAGAAAACCTCGACTACAGGGCCATAATGGAGAGAAACAACGAAACCGTTGCAATTTTATAATACATTAAATAATACAATCACAAGATATTTTAATTGATTGTTTTATTGAATAAATATTTCCAAATGTACACATCCATGTATTCGCAAACAGAATCGTCGTCTGTGTCCCAGGGCTTTTTGTCGCCGTAGTAGTTGATGACGAAGGGTTCGTGATTCTTGCGTAAACGTTGGTACGATCCCGCATTCCACGCGTACAACACGCACAACTGTGTTACGGAAATGTTCATTTTCACTATGGTTTGCAGCAATACTTGCTCGTCGAATCCATTGTGGTACTGACACTTGTTCAACAAAGGATTGTGCGGCCCAATTAGACTCAAAAGTGTTCGGTACATTTTTATGTTGGGTCTCAACAATATTGTACCGGCTTTGCACAAAATTTTGTTGTGTTTCATAAAATTGCTGATCATTTTGGGCGAAATAATCGTGCCCACTTTTAAATCATCATAGTAACCGTAGTTTTCGTCGGTAAAGCAAACGGCGGGCGCCTTGAGCATAAACATATGATCGATATTTTTCACCACTAAATGATCGGCGTCCAAATAGATGATTTTTTCGTATTGTGTCAATTTTAAACATTGCCATTTGGTAAAAGCGTGGTTTATCCACGGTCCGTACATTTGATTTTGGCGTTTAGTGAGCATCGGTGGACACGGAAAACTGATAAAATCCACGTATATAACGTGCGTGTAGAGTTGTTGCAAACGTATTAAACTACCTTGACTCACATCGGACGTGACCATACACACCAAATCGGCAGTGGTGTTTATTAGGCGTAAACTTTTCGCTAACCCGATAGCACCGTCGACGTACTTATCGCCGAGCATCACCAGAGTCACGTACGCGTGCATTTTTAACTTTTGTTCTTAACTGTGACAGCGGCGTCGGCGTCGGCGGCGACGGCAATGAAAACCACCAACGATATTAGCGTGGCGTTAGTGTTTGTGTGGTATCACGATGAAGGCAAACCTGTTTACAACACTGTCGCTTACCCATTTTGGCACAACATACAATACCACTCCGAAACATACAAATGTTTTGTGCTGCAGCATTTGGGAAAAAAGAACAATGGTGACGACGACAATAAAATACCAATGAACACCACCAACAATACCAATATAACTGTGCTGAAATTTAGTGATTGGTTTGACGCAACGCCATTGGCAACATTGAATCATAAGAGCAACAAAATTGACTATATGAAAATGTGTGTGGTTGTCGAAACTGACATGGTAAAGTGCTTTTCTACTTTTGATTACATACTTTTGATGGACATGGATTGTGTTGTCAGATCAATGTCTCTAGCCAAAATGAAATTCAAGAGGAGGCGAATCGAGCCGTTTTTCGACATGAGTGTGAGCATGTTGCACGAACCGAAATCCTATTACAACAACAGCTTTGACAGCTATTTGGAAAACTATGCCGTTCTTGTGGACCTCAGAATGCCTCGTTTACCCTTCACTCTAAATCAGCTAATGGACAGCCGGCTTGACATATCAAAGTGGCAAAACTCTGCATTTTTTAAACTTTACACAGACACGGTGTGCAGCTATTATTCACAAATACACACATACTTATTTCCTTTTTTGTCTAAAGATTTACAATTTGACGGCAGCGTTTCAATGGATTTTCATAGAGGAGGCAGCTGGAAGTCCAAATGTCGACTGCACGATGAATGCGAATATGTGTATGATTATAGGCGAGAGCCCGTTTTCCACGCTGAATCCCCACTGCAAACACTGTACAAAATTGTGATTAGAAGTGGAGGCAAGTATGTAAACGACAAATGCGAGTTAAACGACGACAACATTATCAACACCCTAATAGATATGAAATTAAAAAACTACGATTTTACAAGATCATTTACTTGGTCCAATAGCGAACAAAAGAATACAAACGTGTGTGGTTTTCTTATCGACCGTTGCTTTGAAAAACATGTAAAATTTACACAATGCGCCTTTGTTGAACCTGTAAAATATTTCGACGACGACTCGGACGACGATTAGGAATACGATATTGTTTTTAAATAAAAAATGTTACAGATAAAAGTGTTTTATTTTTATCACATAATGCTCCTGATAATCTTTATTATTCAAGACCAAATTGGTTGAATCCGGCCTATAAAAGAGAATTACGAAATATAAATTTTCATTCATTTATTATAGTTTGTGTGGACAAGGTATAAAAAATGTACAAACGTGAAGCGTCGTTTGAAACAAAAAATTTTAAGCGCAATAAAATGTTAAAAAAAGAAGAGAATCGTGTTGCCGAGTTGAACAAATCTACAATTGGTATTTCGGATTTACCTCCAGAAATCATTGCCAACATTGTGAAGTATTTGGATTTTAATAGTTATATTACGTTAATAAAGGCAGTGTACAACACCAAAACCAATTATCACCACGCAATGAATTTGACTGAGATATTTAGACCTGTCAATGATCAATACACGTTTGTGGTGGAAACGCCGTGTGTAGCCAGAAAACGACGACGCGAATCGAAAGAACCTGAGTTTTTTATTTTGACAATGCACTGCTGAGACACAACAACATTCACGAATTGTTTCGTATATACGAGACAATCAACAGAAACGTTTACAAGTGCGACGAAACACTGTTTCGTAACTCGTGGTGTTTTTTGGTCAGCGACACTTTTGAAAGCATTTATTGGCGCGACTACGGTAGGTACATGAACGACAGTGATGACGATAGCGATTTCAACAGCAGTGACGAAGATAACAACGAGAACAACGACGATCTTAACATGTTTTACAATTATTTGCGCAACGAAAATAATGGTGCGTTTTCGTTTATCGAACATAAAATTGTTGAAAAATGCTTTAAAATTTGCAAATTGTTCAATGAAGATTATCCCGTCAAATCGGACGATTATAAAAACAGTTTGTCGTCGTTTTTCTTCATGCGTTCGCAAAAAATGCTCAAAACAGTAATGGGAGACGGCGATTACATCAGCGCCACATATTTGAGTAAACAGTTCGAAGTCAACGTATTGGAGGTGAGCATATACATTGACGTGACTTTGAGCGATTTTGCTATATTTCAAAAGCGTCACCCGTTTAATTTCACGCAAACTGACAATATAAACAAATACAACACTTTATTTTACACATTGTTTAGAAAAGCCGCCATAATGGCGGGTAATCCCAACAAAATGAAATTATACGGTATTGAATATGGTGTCGACATTGTCAAGAACCAAACTGAGAATACAGAGCGCGTTCTCATGTCGGCACATCAATACGTGGCCACCGATTCGTTTTGGTATCATGTGTTTAAATTGCTGTGTGCCGAACCTGGCAATTACGTGTCATTGGCGTGTACAAAAAACACTGAAGAAATACCCAACACGTTTAAACTGGTGGTAGAGATTGTTATGTTTAATAAACGCGTTTTGAATTTACCCGACGAGATTGATGATATTGTAAACAAAATTGGCTATTAAATGTATACTATTGTGTGTATTTTGAATAAAAACATGTATACTTTAAAAATTGAGATTTTATTTAACCACGAAACCTATACTGTTAGATATAAGTGTGTTGCCATAATGGAATATGAAAATTTGCGCAAATCAACGTATGTGGGTTGGAATTGCGCAGCGTATTCTATAGACGACATGACCAAGGCTGGATTCTATTACACCGGCATTGGCGACTACGTAAAATGTGCTTATTGTGATATTGAAATTGGTAATTGGGACATAAATTGCGATCCCAAAGATGTACATAGAATTTACTCGCCCGAGTGTTATTTTGTGTCCGAACTGTACAAACAAACAATAGACACTTTAACCGACGAAACCAATACAATCCACAATGAATCTCTAAACACATCATTGAATGCTAACATGACAACGACCGCGAGCACTGAATCGCCGCCGACCGTTACAATGGGCGAATGTAACATTTGTTTCAATAACGACCGCCGAATTTTATTCACGCCCTGTAACCATTTGGTGTGTTGCGAAGATTGCTCAACGCAAATTGACAAATGTGTAATATGTAGAGCCACAATTGTAAATAAAATTAAAGTTTTTATTAATTGAGGAATGTTTATTACAAAGTAAATATTGGTTGTAAACTGTTTGAGTTTGACGGTTTTTTTCTTTTTCGATTAATCGTAGCTGTATTATTGTTGTTCTTTACAACGGCAGACAACGACAGCGGTGTTGACGACGAAAACGATGGTGAAGCGTTGTTGCTTTTCTCATGCGAAGGCGACGATGACGATTCTAATTCAATAGCGCTTCTATTGTTATAACTGTAGAGATCGATAGTTTCTATGAAAATTTTTGTGGCAATTTCTTTGGCGAAACTGACTAAATGATGTTCGTCGTTGCGAGGATTGTCCAGGTTTTCGAGGCATTCGTTGTAATGCTGCAACATTGCTCGCGGCGAGCTTTTCAAATCGGGATTAATGCCATCCAAACGTTTCAACGCCACCTCCAACACAGACTTGTAGTTTTTAAAATAGTTTTTGCATTTGTTTAACGAAAACTTGAACGCAATTAATAGTATGCGTCTGTTGAAATCTTTATAATCAATTGCGTCGTCGACGTATTTGGTTTGGTTGAATAGTCGTTTTATGTTTTCATAATTTTTATTGCTAGGATTGTTAAAGTACTCGTCGCGGGCATTTTTCACAATGGCCAAAATGTTGGGCGGTAACATGCGCTCAGATTCGATTAGCGCGCTACATTTATCAGCAATAAGTTGACGAGCAAAATCATCTACGTTCATATAGTCCATAGCAAAACTATTCACCCTGTTCCTTACTGAATACAATAACACGATAACGATAGTAGGTTTATAATGAGGCGATACTCTTTCAAATATAAGCCATGCAAAATGTGTAATTTGTCAGTACACCTTTAGCGATCGTGGTAAATTTAGCCGATCCATACAAAATGTTTCGTCGTCAACCCAAAAGTTTATCGTATTATGCGTACAAATCGATTCATCCGTATCTAAACCAATCGGAAGATGAATTTGTTTCGGACTACATGAATTGGAGATTAAATGCAATGTACGAGCCGCACAGGGCTACGTATATGCGTTTGTGGAACCGATTACCGGTAGCTATTAAAAATCAGGAACACGAATGGAAAATGGAAATAAAAAACGACAAACTATTTGAATATAACATGAAATTGCAAACTTGGGACTGGAGCGAAGGCAATGAATTATGTCCCAAAGTGTATTATATTTTACAAATTTACTCCAATACTTGGAAATTTAATGGCGAATGCCCAAATTGGTTTAAAGACACGATGATTGTGACGCTCTGTAGTTACAAGAGACACAAACTTGAAGAAGACAGCTATAGTGACAACAATTTATCTTTGTACGACGAATCGGATTGTGAAGATGACAGCCGAAATTATCATATATGTAACAATTGTTATGAAAATGAAAATTTTAAAGACAATTATGGTCGTCGTAGTCGCTATCATTATATATTAGAGTTTTATGAACCAGAGTGTTTAACTAAAGAACATTACTGTTATTATTTGTTTACTAAAGAATATTGGTGTTCTAAGTGTAAAACTACACCATTGTTTACAATGCGTGAAATTTATACTCCCTTTATTCTTAAACTAAAAAATGATGTTGTCGACAATGGTGATTTAGATGAATAAATTACATTTGATTTATTATATATTTTTTTATTTCTTTCCTCATATAAAATTAACTTGACATATCGTTGCCGTTCCAATCTGAAACACTAATGTTATATTTCGCACTCACATTAAAATTGTAATTGAGCAAGGCGTGGTACAAATCTGACACGGTCATGTCGTCGCTGATGACTTCTAGAGTTTCACGACATTCGCTGTTCAACTCTGCGCTACTAGTGCTATGTATTAAACGAAAATCGCACACGCTAGCGATTATTAGCTGAATTAAAANTTTAAAAACAGAATGCGGTTCGTTGTGATCGGTGTTGATGTACAGCGTGCCCGCTCGACATTCCGACTCGGACGTAGGCGACGACATCGATTCCGTTGTCGCAGCATAGTTGCAGTATACTCTGTAGTTACTCAGTATGGATAATATTAAATTGGTATAAGAATTTAGCAGCAACGTCGTGTCCGAAACCAAAGGCGATTGAGCAAAACTAAAATTGTACATAAAACTACCTTTGTCATAATTGTTTTCAACAATTTTGGGCACCGCGTTTTCGGTGTTTTTTTCGTTTATTGTATTGAATCGGAGCACGTTGGCCGCCAACAAACTTTGCGAGTGCATGTTGTCGAGGCACTTTTTCGGCAACAAATACAATATCACCAACAGTTCGGGACACTCTAAGTAGACTGCGTCGTTGAGTGTGATATCGGCCGGTTTGGTGGCCGTGTAAGCAACAGGCTTGTTGGAACTCATAAAGACAACGTCCGAAAAGTTGGAAGCCGTGCTCATCCAATTTGTACTGGTATTGATTTCCAACGATACATGGTGTTTGGTGTTTAGAACCGTATGATGGTTGTCGGCAAACATTTTGTTTGTATCGCCGTTCGTCGTTTCGTGTTTATTAATGGAAAACATGACTCTAAGGTCGTTGAAAGCGGCTCCGCCATGTTCACGCATCGTCTTGATCACGCTATACAAATACATCATTATGCATTTCAATTTAAAGAGTAAAATTTTGTTTTCGCTTGCTTCCTCCACAAGCATGTTTAGCTGCGAACTAAGCTCGTTATCCTCGCGCGTTAAAATAATTGACTTGGCGATTATTGCCGCACACTCGAGTCGGTGTATGTACACATATGATTCGGTGAACGAATTGGCTCGATTGACAGGCTTAGAATTCAACAGTTCGAGCAATTCGTTTTTGTAATTAAACTGTATGTAGGCCGATTCGTTGAGCACCTTGCCAATTGTAGCGACGCGATTTATAATTGTTTCGTTGTCGCTAGTTACACTCAAATTAGTGGGAATATAATTGATTACTGCGTGTTTTATTAAAACTATGTAATTTCGAATAATTTGAGTGTTATTATCGATGTGGTTGTTGAATATTTTGCACAAAGACGATTTGTTTGGTACAGTTTGTATGGCATGTTTGAGATTAATGTACTTTTGATTGACAAAATTCAATTGATCTAAAATATCATTTGTGTTTTCTTTGTAATTCAATTGCAAAACGCTTATTAGCTCGTTTTGAATGTGTTCCAGGGTGTCTATAAACGTTTCCATACTATCTCGTTTCTTATAATTGAATCAATTTTTCTTGGGTCTTAATCACAAGCAGTAACAAAATTAAACAACAAAATGCAACAAGAATTTTTATTTCACAACAACACAACATTCGTTTAACATAAACAACATTTGTATCGCGTCCTTTTCTGTACAAGAGTCACCCGTTAGCTCGTACAAATAATGTTGTCGATATATGGTTTGCAAACACTGCTTGAGTTTTGTTTTACACATTTTGTCCGCCAGACAAACGACTGCATTGAGAACACCAGCGTCGTCAGTTTCGTTTCGTCGCACACTCAACGATTTTATTTTGGAATTGTGTAAATAAAATGTAGTTACAAACGTCCAAATGATTTTCTTGACGAAATTCAGGTTGGTTTCTACTGCAACTTTAGTAGTTTTTTTCGACGATGACGACACCATTTCGACCATGGTTTTAACATCGGCACCCTTATAGCACAGTGCACTTGTTGCCATTTTGTTTGTTTTAAATTGTTTTATATATTTTACTATACAACGGAAGACGAGAGTTTGGTATGCACACCGGAACAGATCTGACCAAAGCTGTTTGAACAAATAACATTTTTGTGTAATTTTCAGCGCAAGTGCAATCCTCGGCGGTGAACTGTCTGTTGACAAAGTCGACATTTAATCGCCCATTGTCACAAATGTACGGTCTTATTTCGCCGTTGTCGTCGACAATGTCTCTATACAAACTGACACACATTTGACGCACTACATACTCGCTTGCCAAAAATACTTTCATCAGACCCAACGATGAATCGCATCGTGTGTCGTCATCTTCTCCACCACTAATGTTGGGACTGCGCAACGAGCAAAAGCCGTTGTCGCAAATTGTTTCACCAAAGCTTAACAAACAATTGTCGCGACACTGGCGGTCCGTAACACAAGGTAATTTTGTTTGGTTGCAGTCTACAACGCCGTTTCGATCAAATATAAATTTTAAAATGTTGGCGTCTGAATCGTCTTCGGTTTCTTCGTGCATACGAATAGATCGAAGCGCGTTCATGCAATAGTAGTACACTATCAACAGAACCACAAATATTGTCAAGTAGCCCCAAAATGTTGTTGAAAACGTCACTGACGTCGACATGGTCGGCGGTTGCTTATAGAACCAGATGTTCTTTATGTTTTTTGTAAGTAAATGTTTTAATGTATGCAAAATTATAACTATGAAAGCAATTTGTATCATTGATGGCGACGTGCACGGAAAAGTGTATTTCGACCAAGAATCGCCCGAGCATGCAATCACCATTAGTGGGTACATAATGAATTTGCCCAAAGGTTTACACGGGTTTCATGTACACGAGTTTGGCGACACGAGCAACGGCTGCACTTCGGCCGGCGAACATTTCAACCCTACATTGCAAAATCACGGCGCACCCAGCGCCATTGAACGCCACGTTGGTGATCTGGGCAACGTAACATCCATGGGGTGTACATCGTTAACCGCTATAGACATTGTCGACAACGAAATAACCCTCTATGGTTTGTACAGTGTGTTAGGTCGAAGTTTAGTAGTGCACACAAACCAAGACGATCTCGGACTTACCGATCATCCGTTAAGCAAAACTACGGGCAATTCAGGCGGACGTTTAGGTTGCGGCATTATAGCTGTGGCAAATGCAAATATAAAACGAGACAAGTTTCACCAACATATTTAATTGTTGTTCAAATGAAAAAAAACACACATATAAATTACAAAGTTTTTATTATTTGTAAAACCTTAAAACTACAGGATCATAACATTCCACATCAATGTACGAATCGTTTACACAACACAATAAATCTAACAAATTATTCTTTTGCTTATCCGTTACACAATTAATGTATAGAGAATCCGCATACAGCTGCAAGTCCCTGTACGTGTCTCGACACTGTCGCGCAAAATCTTTAATCACAACGTAAGCTGGAAACTGCTCGTCCGCTGCTGTTACATTGTCACGCAAGCATTGAAACAAAACGTATAAACTGGCAGTTTTGTGTCGAGCAAAATGCTCTTTACCGATACCGCAAAACTTTCCATACACAGAGGCCATCGTTGTGGCACAATTGTCTCTGTCATCTGCTATCATCATGCTAGGATAATATTTATTGGGCGTCAATCTGATGTGTTTTATGACTACATTTTTCAGACGTATCGACAATTCTTTAGGCACCGTGTTGTGGGCGATTCTGTGCATGTACGTCAGCACACAAAACTTGTTATACCACCAACCAACAACGTTGTTCATTGCAGGATCAAACACGTTGGCCACATGCAACAGTCGATTCGTGTTAACAAAATTATAAAATCTATCCATTATAATGGATAAATTGTCTGTGAAATCTTGCGGAACACTTTCAAACGAATCAATGTCAAAAATACTCGAGCCGGCAGCTTTGCGCTTTTCGAGTGGAGCATATTTCTCGTTGAGAACATCAAGAACACGACGAACTTCGTAACTCACATTATCCGTTTCAATGGTGTTGGAACGAAACCAATTTGATAAGCTGGCAATTGTTTTTCCCAAATCCAATTGCTGACGCGCTCGATCAAGAGTTAACTTGCCTGCGTTGAAAAGGTGTGCCGTTTCGATGTCGCGTCGCACACACGACACGCCGTCCACACTCGATTCAGCGAGATATTCGTTAACAATCTTGTATAGCTGATACGATTCACCGTAGTTTTTATGACAAATGGTGTAATTATCATAATAGTTGTACACAATAAGCTTCAACGACAAAGACATGTTGCTGTTAGTGAGGCTGTGCAAACTATGAGCCGTTATTGTTGGCGACTAGCTTTTTGTACAACCAATTATCATAAAGATAAAATACTCATCGATTTTGGAAAGACACTTTCGATATGTTAATAGTTTTATAAGATAAAACAAAAATGCAAATTAAAACTATATTGTTGTATATTTCGACGCTGGCTCTTTTGAGCGTTACGCATGTTTTGGCCGCTTGTGGCGAAACCGGCGCCATTTGCAATCACAACGATGAGTGCTGTAGCGGCGCTTGTTCTCCCGTGTTCAACTATTGCTTACCTCAATAATATGGTATCGGGCTTTAGATTACAGGATATAGATTAACATCAATACGCAATGCGGCATTATCGTGATGTGAGATTACGATATTGCGCATGTGTAATATAAAAAAGGGTATATAAACCAAAGGACGGTTGCATTTTTATACATATTCAAACAAGTAATAATACTACAAACAACAACAACAAAAATGAAGACCTACATTTGTGGTACGGCTTGCTTGTTCAAATCGACAATCATTTCGAAATTRAAATCGGAAGGGTATAAAGCAAAAGTTGGCGATTATAAAGAAGCTTGTGACAAGTATTCTTTTTTGAAGAACAAGGCCGACGACCACATCATGACCACCATTTACAACACCTATACCATTTTGAACGAAGAGGAAGACGCTGTGCACGACAGATGCGTTGTCGATGCCATTGTATACGACTGCTTGTTTAAAAATATTGAGGTCGGTGAGTTTAGCGCCTACATGGAAAAGTTTAAACTTTTGAACGAAAATTGGCTCAAGTCTAATTATTTTTTGTTTCTCGTTGCTGGAGATGAGGCTAAAACTCTTGACAGAATGCTAAAGAGAAACAATGGSATCGACTTGATGACCATTGACTATGTCAAAAAACAAAACATGTATTTTACGCTTGCCGCCAATATACTCGAAAAGGAAATAGTTACTATTTCTGACTTTGACGATACAAAAATTATTTTGAAGAAAATCAACGATAATCACGCGCTGAAAATGGAAAAGGAATGTACTCTTGTATCTGGAAACATTAAGCCCAATTACTCGCAAGACGCGGGCATCGACATGTACAACGCAAACGATTGTGTTTTACAACCCAATCAAATAACAAAAGTAAAGTTGAACAATCGCGTCTTCATTGAAGATGGCTACTATGGAAGATTGGTGGCGCGCTCGTCGACTCAATTTGTCGTCATTGAAGGCATAATCGACGCGGGCTACACCGGAGAGTTGTTTTACAGGGCCGTCAACATTGGTTTGGAGCCCATTAATTTGATAAAAGATCATGCTTACGTGCAGCTCATTCTAACGCCATTCTCCAAAAAATATAAAGTGGTCGACGAGTCGGACATCGCCTCCAAGAAAACCAAACGTGGAAACAAAGGATTCGGATCTACTTTTTAAATAAAATGTATTGTATAGTTTAATTTCATAATAAACGTATTGTAACTAACTATGTTTTTTTACTATTATTACTAACCCTACCGAATTTCATAATCACAGTGTTACTTTTTTAGATGATTTATATATTTTATTTAGTCATTCTAATATTAAGCTCAACATGTTTTCATATAAAGATCTCATCGCCAACGGTGAAAAATGTAATTTAGCGAATAGATTGCGCGACAGAGAAATGTTTGGCAGTATGCAAAAAACTAACACCGCTCTGTCCACAACTCGTTCGGTTTTTTGCATAACGTCAAATGACAACAAACGTCTCAACAACGACGGAATAAAATGTCCTTCAGTTTATGAAGCCGAAGCTATACGGTTTAACAATCAACTGTATCCGGCGGCATGTAGAAATTCGGTCAAGCGTTGTAAATTGTGCACACGAGTCATACACCCTTTAAATACAAACAGCACAAATTTCGTCTGTCATACGTGCCGCTGTAATAAATATGTAGTGTCTTGTGGAGAAATTTCTGTCACAAAATGAAACTGTCGGCGTTGGTTTTGTGCATCACAAATCCCAACAAATTGAGTGAAGCGGACGTTTATTTAAATCATTTAAAAAATAAATGGGACGTAAGAGAAGCTTTAATGTGCACAAGTGGAGAATGTTTGGCTGTTTGCGTGATTTCTTCTAGTTTACCGAATTGCATTGAAGATAAAAACGTTAAAATTATGGAAATTGCCGATTACGAATGTGTAGACCGGTTAATTGATAAAGTGTACAATGTTGTCCACAACTACAACGAATTAATAAATTAAAAAAATWNTGTTTATATTTATCATTTAATAAAATTTTATATGCTAAAATCGTCTTGTTATTTTACTCCAACGTTCTGTCGAAATTATAACTCACTCTGCTTCGAGTGTCCATGTAGAGGCGATGAGTTGGTTCGTAAATTCCGTTGCCCGATATGGGAAACGTGCCAGGCAACACGAACATGAAAGCGTTGTCCGTATTTTGGGTGAACACATTACTAGGACACAAAAGTTTAAACGCTGAATATTGCGACACGGGCGTATCCAGGTTTAAGCATTCCACTCGAAATTTGTGCGACAAATTGTCTCGGTCAAACTCGTTGACAATGCTGGCGCACATGCTAGTTTTGTCGTCGGGAACTATGTGTTGCACTCGGGTAATATTAAAATCACCGCAATCACATTCGCCTGTTTCAAAATTGGGCTTCACACTTTCGTGGACACCGTTAACGTTGGTACACACATTGGGCAAACATTCGATAGGATTGAGCGGGTTGACGAACATACGATTGCCTTTATCGTCGAGCGCGTTACATCGCATCTCAAACCGTCTGCGCCCATCCTCCATCAATTCGTCCCAGTTGCGTCTAAACGTATTGCGCGACACATCGACCACCCTGCCCAACAGATTGTCGTACAAAACGTTTCGATCGGCCTGACCAGGCGCGATGCGGTCAATGTGCTGTCGTCCCGCCACCTGAACCATATTGTGCGTGCCGGCAAAGTAGCGCGGGTCTTCGGCAATACACGACCAACTGTTTAAACTGTGCAAAATGACACTTGTTTCACGATTGCAATTTCTAGGCACGCTGTTGGTAGTACAATACCCGCCCCTGGTTAACATTTGGCCGTTTACAACAAACTTATCGTATTCGCCCACGAAAAAGTATACCGCCGCAGGATTGTCGCAAACAATGCTACAATCAAAATTGGGCGTGTCGCTGACACCAACAAATATAGGCATAGACATACATTTCAACTCTCCGTCATTGATGGTGCCCAAGCTCGTGTCGAATTTTATTGTGGGCAATGTTTCAAGCGGCACATATCGGCGTCTATTCAAAACGTTGCGCATATAATCGATTCTGTCTTGAACAGTATTGTTATATTCAGTTTGTTCGTCTTTTATAATGGTGTAAGCTCTGTACATGGGAAAATACAGTATGAAAATGAACAATACAATTAAAACCACGAGTACATAATGCATATTTTAATTTATTAATATTTCGTCGCTTACATTTCAAACAATTTACAGACTAACATTTTTAGGAATCAAATCAGTCAAATGTTTCATCATACTATGATGGTAAATCAGGTTGGTTTTTAACAAAATTAACTCAACTTGAAGATTGTCCTTTTTGCTTTTGAAATACTTGTTACGTTTGCGCACAAACTCCACTAGTACTTTGATAAAGGCACGAGCGTGTTTGATGAAAANTTTTTCCAAAAACTCATTTTTAAAATTCTCCGGTTGAAATTTGTCCAAAATTAGCTTGACCATTGCGTCCCCGCCGCCGTCGTTATCGTCGCCGTCACCGCCACCGCTGTTGTTGATCAATGTGTTAATTTCATTGGTGTCGAGCAGAAATGTTTCGTTCAAGCACTGAACAAAATTAACTTTCGCAGTTTCATTTTTCGACGAAATTTCTATCAACGTGTTGATTTGCCTCTCAAGCGACAAAAACTGGGCAGACAAATGAAGCAGATCATCTCTCAAAACGTCTGTGTGTCCTTTCACTAAATACGCTTTTACTTTGGCCTCGTAGTTTTGTTTAATGTTGCTGTATTTGCTTTTTAATTGAACTATACGATTTTCTATTAACGCCATGATTTGTCCGATTCAGAGACGTGCACAACACACAAAAGCGACACTTATATAATTCAAAAATTACACAAAGGATTGGTACCCTTGCATTTGAAAGACTTGTTGCATAGTTTTTCTTTATTCATTTTGTCGCAATTGGGCGGTTTGTACATATTGTCGCTGTTTTTGAACAGTAAATTTTTAAACTCTCGCACACACTTGTCGTCGTACTGGTAAAGTTTGTTCATGGCTTCAACTAAACACATTTTGTCACATTTGGTGCAAGTGAGCAAATTGGCCACATAACAATTGAGAATGAAGCGTTTTCTGAATCTGTCACCACGCGGTCTAACCACCATCCAATCCAACAGTTGCAGCATGCACGGTGGCATGTTCAGTTTCGATTTAAGCGTATTCACCACTTCTTTATCCGTATTGTGGTTTTTAAAACACACGTTCTTACAACTNTTTTTGTATTTCTTTGTATTGAACGACACAAAGGACGACATCGACGGTGTCGATGCCGACGGCGAACTGTTTTTNAAAAGATAAAACAACCTGAGACCCGACACCACCACACACAGACCGCCTTCTTCAAACACCGTATAGGGCCCGATTTCCATGTCAAAATCTTCAATCGAAACCAAATAGTCTGCAGACTTGTCAATTTTGTTAGGGCTAATTGAGGGGTTCCAGTTTAATGGCATTGCTATAATAAACGTTTGTGTCGTTATTGCCCGTTTTCGTTTTGACAACCTCGGCCGTTGTCGTAGTTGTGGTTGGATATCCAGTATATTCAAAAGCTGTTGCCTGATTGAACAGGGGTTGTGTGGTGTATGCGCTATTATTGGATGCGATACGGTTACAGAGATTACTGTTTACGCCAACCGCGTTACGGCACAAATCGTACAGCTGCGATCTGATACCTCTAATTTCGCTCCGCATGATTTCGTGTTGTTGTAAAATGGTATCGAGTCTGCTGTTGCTGTTGTTGTATCGGTAATGAGCGTCGAAACTATTGTCGTTGTTTCTTCGACCGCCAGTCATTTTGAGTAGTAAAATTTACGTCGTAAAATGATTTCATAAAAAATTTACATCTTACCAAACCGATTACGTTTCACGAAAATGTACATGCATGTTTCGCCACACATATTGTGATACAGTATTGCATCAGCTAAAAATATGTTGAAACACGACAATCGGCGTATCCGGGTTATCAAAGAATAAATGGGCAATAAAAATCATTAATTTCTAGATGTCGAATCGAAGAGAATGATGCAATAAAAACATGTTTTTGCACTTGTTACACACTTTTAATATTTCCATACAACCAAAGTGGATTTCGTCGAAGATCCTCGATGAAATCCATTTTCGATGTATTAAAAAATTTCTGTTTCGCGACACGTTTCGACACGTTTTATCTGTATCCGGGTTATCTGAGTTCAGAAAAACAACTTGATAATTTTTATCTAGAGAATGATGCAATAAAAACATGTTTTTGCACTTGTTACACACTTTTAATATTTCCATACAACCAAAGTGGATTTCGTCGAAGATCCTCGATGAAATCCATTTTCGATGTATTAAAAAATTTCTGTTTCGCGACACGTTTCGACACGTTTTATCTGTATCCGAACAATTTGCATGCTGACGCAATACAAATGTTCTACACGCTTCTACATGAAACGTTTCTACATGTATATTCATATCAGCGGCTGATGCAATAGTTCTCGAACAAACAACTTTATCTAATCGCCGCGTCCGGTCGTTGGCAAAATTTATTGCGCAATTAAGGCGAACAAACAAGCTTATCGTGAAATATTATCTTAATGGTCCGGGTTGTTGACAACATCGTTCGACGAATTTATCTAATCTGCGTCCGGGTCAAGTGGCGATAACATGACATCATTTCGAACACGTTTCGACACGTTCGAATGTATATTCATACAACGAAAATGGAATTCATCTAAAATCATTGGCGAATTCCATTTTCGTTGTATGAATACATAAAAACACATTATTGCATCAGCCGGCAACAATTGTGTATAATAAGTGTTTTATTTGTACAATATGTATAAAAATTCTAACAACTCTTTATCGTCAATTAGCGGTGGTAGCACCGCCAACTTAAACACCGACAGTGGTAATTTACAAAACACTACCAACGGTTCGCAACATTTTCAATACGACGACAGTTTGTTAGAAGTGGTGATTATTGACAATGGTGAAGATGACCGAGACGGCTATGTGGAGCTGTTGGCAGCCACAAAACTGTTGTCGCCCCTAGTCACAATGAGGGGGTTCAATAAAGCCGTGTTGTGGACCAACGTGATTCCGTCTCAGAAATTAACTCGCAACAACAAAAACTACATTCACGTGTTCGCTTTGGGCAAATACATTTCAATGTACAACATGTCCACCTCAGAACCTAGACCCGCCGAATATTACGTTTTAAAACGTTTGATCAGCGATTTGCTCATAGGCGTTCAAAGCAATGTAATCGATCCTCTTGCCGACATCAAAACGCAGCTTTGCACGCTGCAAGATTGTATATCATCAACCGGTGGCGTTGTGATGGCCGGCTCTGCAAGCGGCAACAGCGAGATTTATCAATCTTCGTCGTCGTCATCGTTTGCTGTGCCAGCACCACCAATACAAACACCTATTAACTATGATTTCTTTAAGGATGTCGTTTGTCAAGAAAACGCAGCTCTATTGTCTCACATAAATACCGGACTCGAATCTATTAGAAATCTGCAAATGGACTTTATCAACAAGCTGGCGTTTAGTAACGACACAATGCTAGATAATTTTAAATCTATCAAAGACATTATTATACGTAAAAAGTAATTATTGGTGTGTCTCGTTTTGGTGTGTTGTTTCGTTCAGCAAAGATTCTAAGTATACAGACAAATCTTGAATTAATTCTATTGTGTTGTCGTGATGGTCAAAATCGTCTTTGAGCTCATCGCGAATACTGATCAGATCGTCCACTATGGATTTGTTAAATTTGTAAACGTCTTTTTCATCATTGACGGAACAAGAGGGGCTTGCTAACGAGACGCGCCACAATTTGTAGTCGTTGGCAATCACGTCGTCGACAATGTCTCCCAATAGCACGATGATTGTTTTAATAAAGTCGTGATATTCTTTTTTTGTATAAGTTTTACTTGTCTCGTCGTCGAAATAGCCTTTGATGAAAACTATTAATTTTTTTACATTTTGATAATAATTGACGTACGTGGCCGAAATGGTGGGCAAAGCTTCATTGTCGTCGACGACAATGTTGTCTTTGCTAATTTCGTGATACGTATCGTTCATTTTTGCAAACAATCTTATTAACTTTATTGAAAAAATTTTAGTTCTTTTATAAGACAATCAAGAGTTGACAAAAATACAGTGTTACACATCGTATACAATGAACTACTCGGCGGTAGCATTGATTCTGCTGTTGGCCTACATGTGGCAATCGGGTTCGCTTTTACACGAAATCGAAACGGTCAAGCGATTACTAGTGTTAGTCTACGAAATGATCGAGTTCAAGTTTAATGTAATATTCGACGAGTTGACTTCCATTAGAAACGAGACCATTTTCTATTTAGATCGACTACAGAATACCACAAAGCAAACACTCGAATTGGTATATAATAACGGACGCAACATTGACAAAATCAATACGAAAATCGACACTTTGCTAGCTGCAACGGTCAATTAAAATTGTTCAGCGTTTAGAATGTCGGCTTTGTTGCCCGTGATTGTCGATGCCGTGTTGAAAAATAAGCCCGCCGCGGAGATGGGTCAAATAGCGACATCGTTCAATTCCGTTCAATACAACAAAATGTACAAGAAATCATCATCATCATCATCATCATCATTATCGCTCAACTTGCCTCCGTGCGACAACGAAGTTTATATTGTGTTTGAGATTGGCAGCAGAGCCAAAGGTTTCGCAGTGGATGGAGTCAGTGACAGGGATATTATCGAGATAACAAAATGTTCTCCCTCTAGATTTATGGAGCACATACTCGACGATTCGAAACGTTTGCACAACACACATACGTTGATTAGAAACGAGCAAAATTCCAACATCGGCGACCTGGTCAAGGTGGATTTGTTTGTCGCTTTACGCGGCGTTTACACTGGAAAATATTATTACTTGGCAGCTTTTGCGACACGCAGTGACATGAACAACGACAATTTGTACGAGTTTGTTCACGATGTGGCTTTGTTGCGTTTACCTATGATCCTACACACTATGATTAAATACAGACCCAAATCAAAGTTACCTAAAAATTTGTTGGGAATAGTGTATAATTTGCTATATGTAAACTATTGTTTGAACAACAACAATTTACCAAATCCGGAAACGTGCAAACTGATGGATTTAGTTAAAGACTTGTCCAACGACGACGGAGTGGTGTACAATAAAGTTGACACAAAATTTTGCGCAGATTTAATTTCTTACAACCAATGCGCTAAACATAGATTGCAGTCGTACAAAGATGATAATAAATACGCGAACGCTATTGAGGATTACCGCAACCATTTATTGGATCGCATGAAAAGTTTACCCGATAAACTGGCACGACGCGAAGACATCGAGAACGCTATAATCAGCAACATGTTGTACGGCACTCGGTTGCCAAAATTGATTGTAAACGCTTGATTTTTTTTAATAAAAATGTAAAATATGAAATAGATTGTTTTATTGTGTTTAGTCTTTAGTATATTATCAATATATTTGACTATTTTCAAATTTTTAAACAGTCATGATTGTAAGTCATGATTGTTAATTTCACTTTTACGCTACAATATAATGTCATATAACAACATTCTAGTGAGAAAAATACAAGATTGCAATGTATCCGTATTCGTTGAACCTTCATGGGTGGCCTGGGTGTCGGCAGAGGAGATTATCCAGCTCCTCAGGCTACCACACAATATCCTACAGTCTATACCGCCACGACACAAAAAGTGTTGGATCGACTTCAGAAGCGGCCAATGTGGAGGCGGCTCTATTCGCCACGAAAACTCCAAAGTCTTCATTGATTTATGGGGTTTGGGACTACTCTGCACCCGGATCACTTGCAATTTGGCCGACTATTTAATGACCCAATTCATTGCCGAAATCTACAAAGAATGGGCATGTATTGAAGCCAACTCGGCGCCGGTGCCGCCGCCACCGTTCGATTGCAACAGACCCACGCCCGACTGTCGACCACCACCATCCGACTGTCACGACAGGGAATTGCTCGAGCGACTAAACCGCCAGAGCGATTTGATTGTGAATACTTTAAATCAACTGAGCATCAACAGTTCCAATCAAAACTTGGAAATAACCAACCAGTTGAATGCGATTCGATTACAAAACATCACAATTACCGGTCAGTTAGCTTCCATATTGGACATTCTCGAAACTCAATTGGGCAGCATCACGGAAGACATCAATCGTGTTTTGGGTGATTTTACAGTCCGTCTAGAGGCCTTACTCGCGGCCCTCAACACTACCATTACTCAATTACAAGACACGATTCGAAGCGAATTGACCAACATTAATGCGATACTGGGCAATTTGACATCGAGCGTGACAAACATCAACGCCACATTAAACAACATTTTACAGGCTCTCAACAACCTCAATGTGGGCGATCTTACCGCCATACTCAACGACATACAAGCCAATATTAATCAAATTTTAGAAATTTTAACACCAGAAATATTAGGAAAAAAACAATAAACACATGTACAATTTAAACACTTTATTCATATAATTTTTAACACCATATTAATATAATTTATAATATACTATAGATAAAATTTAAAAATCTTCCAGTATGTTAAATTCGTTTTGTCCCGCGCCAAACCTCTTGTACTCGCCGACGCGTCTTTCGAAAAAGTTGGTTTTGCCTTCTAGCGAAATCATGTTCATAAAATGAAAGGGATTAGGTGTGTAATAGTATTTGGAGTATTTGAGATTAGTGAGCAACCAATCGGCCACAAACTCTATATAACTGCACATCAAGTGCGAATTCATGCCCAACAGCGCCACGGGTATTGCGTTAGTGAAAAAGTTTTTTTCAATCTCGACCGCTTCCTTCACCATCGCCAGTACGGTAGTTTCGCTCAACTTGTGCTTCTCCTCAATGTGATTATTGTAGTATTCGCAAGCGAACAAGCAATGTAATCCTTCGTCGCGACTTATGAGCTCGTTACTGAACGTCAAACCCGGCATAATACCTTTCGTTTTAATGTAAAATATTGCCGCAAAACTGCCGGAAAAAAATATTCCCTCGACAATTGCAAACGCAACCATTCTTTGTGCCAATTTGGATGGTGCCGAAAATGGCGCCGCCAACTTGTCAGATACGCGCTCTCTAATGGTATTGCTAATGTTGGCCCATGCGCGTTTGGTCGGATGTGTGATGTAGTTGCGCCACCACGGTTCGTCCACCCATTTCATGGCCCATTGGGCCTTTTGTCTGACGCACGGCACGCGTTCGAAAGCGTTGAGCAACTTGTCGCGTTCATCTTCGTCGGTGATGTATTCGAATATCAACATATTGTACATTTCTGTGTGCACGTCTTCAATGAGTATTTGCTGATCGTAAAAGTAGCGAGCCTCTAGTTCGGGCACAGCGTCGCGTACATATTCAATGAGATTGATGTTGACAATACTGTCGGCAACGGCAAAGAAGGCCAGAATGTGTTTCAAAAAATGCCGCTCGTTGTAAGTCAAACGGTTGCGCCAATCCCGCAGATCTTGGGACAAATCCACCTCTTCCACTTTCCAAAAGCTATCGACGGCATTTTTGTAATGATTCCACAGAGTTTGATGACGGATAGGCAATAAAACTTTTCGCACTTTGGACATTGTTTTTGTACGTCGGGATGGACAATGTGACAACGAATGTGTGAAACAATTGTGATGGTTTGGAATTTATACAGCGTCAAAATCACGTATAATACTTGTTAAGTACATAATCGAGCAGTTGGAGATTGAACACGCACTGCAAATTGGTACCATCGCTGTGCGCGGCCAAAAAGCCCACCACATAATTCAACACGGTACTCCTGTTGAACAACATACGTTCTGTTTCGATAACGGTGTCCAACACGGCACCGAGAGCGACAACGCAACCCGCTCCGCCAAACCAAGTTCCAGTCAAGATCTTTTTCATTAGCGCCGTACACACATTGTAAAACAGTCGTTTGTCACCGTTGTGGCGCATAAATACATCGGCGGTGGTGGTCAGTGCGCACATCAGTTTTGGTGCCGACATTGTGCTCGACAGTTTCTTCACGGAATCGTACAACGTTGTTGTTTTTCGATTCGTCGCCGGCGGTTTGAAGACAACAGTTTTGGTCATTGTTAATATTATGGAGCGTTTGCGCGATCAAATGCTAAACACCAAATGTATCCCTTACATTTCAAAAAANATGCTCAACGACGACGTGACCGAGCGAGTGCTAAAACATATGCACGATGACTTTTACAAGTCCGTCTACCGCTGTACAGTAGACACTTTGTGCACTTTTTGCGTGATTAAGGGAGGCGCAGCCGTTTTGGCCTACACAAAAGAACAGGCGTCATCGTCGTCGGACCGTAACGATCTTTGCGATTTAGACCTCGAAACATACAACGGAAACGAATTTGACATAAACAAGTTTTATTTGTTGAAGAATAAATTGAATGTAATATGTTCCAAGTACGTCGAGCTTATAAAAAAACTATTGGATCGAATCGATTTAAACAACGTATTCAACTCATTTGAAGCTTCGAGGAAATCGACGACGACCGATCCAACATCGTCTTTGACGGGTGTTGTGTTTAAGTCGTATGTGGACGAAGCGGTACAGTTGACTCTGAACAATGTGCAGCTGACGTTAAACGAAAAAACTGCTGCCGCCGCTACCACAGTTCAAATGACCGAATCGTGGGTCAACGACGAATACTACTTGATACGCTATTGGTTTGATGTTCACATTACAAGCACGCTGCCGTCTTCGATAGTTTTGTTTCAAAGTGACAACACAGTCAAACCGTTGACATACTTCCCTCTCAACTTATACTTTTTGGACATTAGCGTCAAACGCGAACCCTCCGACAACACATTTAAAATGTGCAGATTTTTAAACGAGTACGTGTATGTCGAAAGTGTCAGGCACATTGTCGCCGACCAATTGGAATGTTTGATGTTCAACATTTTGTATCGTCAATTTTACAAAATAGACGCGCGCTTGAAAAGAATACACTTGCTCTTACGCAACGCGCACTACGAAGAAATCGGCGACAAGTGTCATGACGACCTGATCGGCATGTACAATCGCCTTGTGAACGAACCGCAAATTTTATTTGGCATACGCGACGTGAAGAAAATATTGTACACTTTTGGTTGTCGTTTGGGAGCGGATTTGATTTGCCAATTGTATTTTGACAGGAGATTCAACAATGGCATACAAGATGTCACGCATCAAGTCAATTTTCCCTTTCATCGTATGGATTCGCAGTATTTCTCNAAAAGTTGGAAACTCTTTTTGAGTATTCTCAATGAAACGTTTAAATTAAAACGTCAAATATTCACACCAGCGTTGCAGTAATCATATAATCACTAACAATGTCGGACGTCGTTACTACTAACAACCACACTTTGACGCCAGAACAGCAAAAAATCTGCGACAAGTTCCTGTACGGCAATTTTGTGGCTCAATTGACACCAACCTCGAAACCGTTGACAAGAGAAGAAATTTTGTACGTGGAACGTTTGACACGAGGACAATCCAATAACGCATTATGGAACGTGCTGCGTTTAGACAGACAGACCGCGTCGGGATCCGTCAACTATGCCGTGGTGCCTCCGAACGCGGCCATGAGCTACGGATTGACACAGGAGCAATTAATAAAGGAAAACGACACTACACTTTTAGAATTGCTGCGAATACAATGTGTGGAAAAAGTGCTTCGTTCCAAAGTGGTGGACATGGTGCTGGAATGCGGACTGTTTTTAAGTCCCCGCGGCTTGTATTCTGCTTCGCCAGACGCATACTTTGTCACCGCAAACGATTTGTACGTGCCTTTGGAAATCAAGTGTCCCATGTCGTACAAAGACATTACTGTGGACGAAATGCGAAACTCTTTGGGCACACGCAAAGATCGCTATCGTGTCAAACATACCGCGTTGTCGGTCAACAGGCGCAAACATACCACCAACGACGTGGCCATTTTCGCAGTGGAAAAAACGGATCCCCATTACCGTCAAATGCAGCGACAAATGTACGTGATGAATGCTCCCATTTGTGTGTATCTGGTCAAGTTTAAGGATTCGTTTGTGGCGCAAGTGGTGCGCAGAGACGAGACTTTTTTCGCAACGGAAAACAAAACAGAGAGTAAAACTATGGATATGTTTATCAACATGAACAAACGGAACAATCTCTACGTTCACCAGTACAAACGGCGCGAATCTTTCCACAATAAAATACACAACTTTACCAAAGAACAAATAGAACAGCTCACCTTACAAGGCCTCTACTACAATTATGGAAACATTTTGTGTGCTTTTTGCTCTAAATCGTTTGAAGGTGACACTTTGTACGAGACGCTTGTGCAGATCCATTCGGCCGCTTGCAGCAACGATCAAATCAACAACAGAACGGATCTAAACGTGGTGCACGTTAATTACTTTGATTGTCAAAAGCGAGTTAACACTCTTGTAAAAATTGGTGCACCCATCGAGTACGCCAAATGGGGTTTGTTTTACGACAATGTCGACAAAGAGTTTAAAACGTTTTGCTGCGACATAATTGTAAATGACAAGTGTTTGGACGTGAGGCATGCCGACGATTGTCAGTACGGCAAGATGGTAGTACAACACAATTAGGTATATATTTGTATAATAAATAAAAATGTATAAATTTAAAAGGTTTTTTATTTAATCCAAGAATCTATGTACATTTATATTTTGATATTGTACAACACTTTGAGTTTTACAAACACAATTGAGTATATGAGTAAATAAATGGTGATTATAACAATACCACACACTACGAAGAACAATATATCAAACGAAATTAGTTGTCCGCCCAGATAGCTGTACAGTACATATATAGCGCTGTATAAAAATGGCTGGTACACGTCCACGAGGTGAACTGGAGTGGCAGACAGCAATAGTTCCGCAATGCACGCCAGCAGCATGACTATGTGCGTTACCGAATCTAGTGTGGTGCGATTGTGTTGGTTGGCAATGTGCCAATACACTAGGTTGCTCATCACAATACCACTGATTGCTATGTTAAACATTGTGTAGTAGAAGCAAGTCATTATCGATGGAACAGGATACGTTGTTCGATTGATGTAGATTTTGTTGACGTTTCCAAGAGCCCTCCACGACACCAAAACGGCCGAGTTGAACATGAATACGGCTGCCGCCATGTTCCATACACTATAATCCATTTTGTCGTGCAGAATCACGACTCGCGCCATAAACAAAGCGCACACGGCAACATTACACAACAATCTTGACATCAGCATCAGCTTAATGGAGCGTTTGACAGCGCCAGACAACACGCTGGCCGAGTACGAATCTTGCGGATGATTCCAGCGCTGACTTTTGTCTCCAATCATAAACGACGATTCAATGTCGTCGCCATTGATCACGATTTGATCGGTGTCCATTTTGTTGTCGCTGTTGAGTCAAGAGCGCGCACAAGTGTTTCGCGAAAGCGTTAAACGCAAAATGTGCGGAGGTGTTTGAGTGCCAAATTGTCGGTCGGCAAGATATAAATATTGTCGGTTGATGTGGTGTTAATTTAGTAAGTTAAAATTCGTCAGGCAAAGATGACAACGACTCCGTTGATTTTGTTATTGATGACGGCAATAATGGCGAATCGGGCAATCGTGTCGACGGCGGCGCCGTTAAAATCGTCCGCCGGGCCCGTTGTGACTTCTCAACAGCACATGAAAATCTACATTAATAATTATTCACTGACTATGTCTGAAAATGGCACTGTCAACGGCACCTTAAAGCAACCAAATGACGATTTGAGCACGGTTTGGGATCGCATGACCGTCAACAATCAATTCTATGACGGCAGCGACGAAGATGGCAATGAGAAAAATTCAAAGTCGCGCGACAAGTATCAAATTAAAGTTTTATTGAGATCGATGTTGTCGTGTAACTTTTTGTGTATGAACGAATGCGGCTATACGTACACCGCCGCCGTTCCCAACAAAGAATGTGTTTGGAACGAGGTCTATAACAGCCACTACGAAATATACTTGTTTAAACGATGGAACAAACGTCGACTGTATTTGGCGGTCAATGTCGAGGGCAAAATCAAACGGGCGTCGATGAACGAACACGGCGATTTAGGAAAATTTGCTGCAAACGTGGCGGTGATTTACAAGAATTGGGTTGCTGTTAACCAAACTATAATTGTTTCGCCCATGTGTGCGGACGCGCAAACAATTTTGGGTAAGCTAATGTACAAACCGAAAAAAACTTGCACAATACCACCACCGTCACGAAAACGTAAAAGACAATTTGAGTACGGATTGGGTGACTCGTATGAATTGCCGATTTTAGCGATGTGGAACGCATCTAAAGACGACCAAAGTGGTAGCGATAGCGGCGCCGAGGAGTTATTAGCAACACCCAACGACACGTTGTTCGACGAGGGAGTTGAAGACAAAAATTATTATAAAAACAACGGCGAAGATGAACTAAGTATTCATTTATTACCGAAAACGACAACAACAACAACAACAACAACGACGACTATTTCACCGAGAGACGTCGACGGGCTGGTGAATAGGTTGATGGGTGAAGCTGCGGACACCGAAGACGAAGGCGATGATGACGAGGACAAGTTTGGCGGCGGACCGTTTACAATGAGCACACTGAGACCCCGACATTTTTACATAAATACATTAAATATCGTAAACAATAAATGTTTAGTTTCCCTCAACACGAAGGTATAAATTCATATACTCTTTACTTTATTAAAGAATATTTTGTTAAATGTTGTGTTTTAATTATGTTCGTTAACGTGACAATGTGTTGCTGACACATTTGGATTTTTAAGTTTATCATATATTTGACGGTGTCATTGTCAATTTCGATGAAATTGAGAAAATGTATGGCCAAGTTGTAGCATTGTAATGCATTATGATACATGTGAAGATGGGTGAATTTTTCGGCCAATTCTAGCGCTTCGGCGACGTTGTTCATGTTTAGTTGACCGAATAATTGGGGAATGTAGCTAGTATATTCGTCAACGCTTGTTGATTTTCTTGACCAGCAGCGAGTCTGTCGATTAGTACTAAATTAAGCGTAGTGTGTTCTATTTCACTGGAATCTAGTGAAAACAAACCATTTATAACGAATGCAATAGGGCATCTTCCTAGCGGATAACGAGTCGCCCTACTCCAGATTCGAACATGTCGATTATCTCTACTGAAGTAACACCACGAATTGGTAAATGTTTCCGCCGTGGTAACTTGATAGTTGTTATGTCGACGAACGCAATAATTCGGATTAACTGTAATACATCTGCCTTCGCCAGGATACACGCAAGGAGCGGTTATTCTTTCTGAAAAATTAAAATAATTCATAAACAGCGAATGGTTTACATTGGGACTTACCCATATGTTGACGTCTATGGGTGTGTATGCTGTGGACACTTTGAATATAAAATAGTTGCCCACGGCATTGGAAATGTAGGGATGTTCCGTTATGACAGGAAATAAAATTGATCTATAGGCCGGCGTCATGTTTACAGGGTTCACAATGGCAATTACCTCGTCATCAGACATTAGCGTGTCGCTTCTGGCCCAAAAGTTTTTGTAGTCAATGCGTGGAATTGAAAAAAAGTTTGTGGCAAACGGCTGAATGCAAGCGTTTACCACGTTGCCGCTAGAAAAACCGAGCATACCGAGGGTCGAATTGTACACGGACAGCAGTCTCGAAGCAAAGGGACAATTGCAATATTTATATTCAGCGCCTGTCTGTTCGTCTTTCATGTACACCAACCGTCCATTAGTACGTTGGTTGTTGATGGGATCTATGGAACAAGGATCGACTACACAAATGTCCCCCAATCTCAACTGTTGTCTGTAGCTATCGTCTAGAGCGGGATGGTCCACACGCACGAAACCGTCTTCGCACGGCGCCCTATGAAAGAACGTTTGATCGTAAATGATGTCGCGAATAGTTTTGGGTCTACAGAAAGGCGTTTCTGTTTGATTGTTGTAATCGGCCACGTAACCTTCGTCGCATACGCATTGAAACGGTGTTTGATTGATGTCCAGTATACGGCCGTTGGGAGCGCAACCCACGGCAACGTTGCAGTCTTCGTATAGGTTCAATTGAGTGACCAAACCTGGGGTTAGGCAGTTGCACAGCAACGAAAAATAACCTTCCGATGACTGTGTCAGCACCCAAATGCCGGTGTTGGGATTGCACGAACGAGCGCGCTGACGATCTAATGCCATGCAATACGATTCGCCGGGGTGTATTGTGAGTTCAATATCGTCTTGGCCGTTTTCGTTTGGTATTCTAATGATGGTTGTCTGGTCGAAATATTGACAATTGGCCAATCCTTCGCGACACAAATCACAATCGCTATGAGTGGTGCATGGCGTTAATTGTTTGTGACATTCGTGTGTGTTGTTTTCAATGATAATTTCGGTAGGAGGATCTATGAGAGGCACAGTGGAGTTGTCGAAGAGAAACAATTTATTACTTTCAGTTTCATATGCATTGTTCATGTCCACGAGTACAGCGTTAAAATTAATCACAACACTCACTACAATCACGAGCATCGCTATAATTACTAAAGTTATTACAATCAACATTGTTTTTTTCTGGTGTAGCAGCAAGAAACAAAAAGTAAATCAATATGTGAACTTAAATTGATTCGAATGTGAATCTGAAAAAGTGAAGGCGTCTTCCGAACGAGTAATGTAATCAGACTGTAAATTGTTAATCATTAAGGACATGTACGAAAGGGGTATGGTAATTTTGTCATATTCAAGACGGTGTGTAAAGACGGACGCGTTGGTGGCATCGTTGATTGTTATCTGTCTGTACTCGTTGTCTTTTAATATAATTATGGGAAAGTATATTAAACACTCAATAGAATTATCGTTGGTCTTTATGTGAATCACGTTGTTGTCGAGTCGAGCGACGGTGGTGTTGTCTGCGTTGAGCGTTTCGCTATTTTGATCAAGCAAACTGAAACAAGACACACCAACACCTCGATTGACCGCGTCGGCGCTAACAATCTGCTCTAACAGTTGAACTTGCGAGCTGTCCACTGTACGAATGACAAAGTTGGACAGACCGGCATTGTTAAGAATATTGTGATGTTTGGCGACAGTTTTGTTGTACGTTTTGGTGTTTGAAGCTGTAGTCCAGCGCGGCTCGTCCGTGTCCTGTTGCAAATCCCTAACCATTACGACACAACGAGGATTGAACGAAATGTGCCTGAGGGTTTTAATGTTATCGTACATGTGAAACATGCCGAACCTATGATACAATGTGTATGAATGAAATTCGAGATTCAACTCTTCCAACCTGACGTGCATAGCCATTGCTCCCGCATTAGTGGTGGTGCAAATGGCCGTGTACGCCAATGAGGGTAAAAAGCTACTGGTGCTTGTGGTGGTGGTTTCGATCGTCACCGGATTGTTGAGATTTTGTATTAGTATGATGCCCGATTCGAATGGAATGGTGTTTGGACGGTAGCGAACTATAGCACTGCTGTTGGGCCATATTTTTCTTGTCATGGTCCATAGCGGGGCGTGTGTGTTGTTGGTCGGGTCGGCTTCGTAATAAGCAATGTCTTTGGCCTGACCCACGATTGATCCAAAATAGTTGGCATTTCGCACAGTCAATATTTTACTAAAATCCGCGCTGACAACGCCATCGCTGTACTGTATCAAATTGCCCAATACGTTTGAAAAATTGGCACCTTGTCGCGACAACACTGCTGGATTGGCCAAACCGCGTTGGCTGCCCACCAACGACAAGGCGTAATACAAATTGTACATGTTCACCGTGTCGTAGCCGAACAAAAAGTTGTAATATGAAAATGTAAAGTAACTGTTGATGAGATAGCCGTAAGCTCGCACATTGCCATGATCAAAATATGTGTAATCGTTGTGTATGCCGTTTCCATTTTGTACCAAATGGAACGCAATCAATTGAAGCACGTACTGAACATCTCTCTCGTTGGCAATTTGGTTCGCAGTATAGCCGCGCAACAATTGTTTGTAGCAATACGGCAGACACATGCGTATAGCGTTGCCCGCTGTCCGTCTCCACCCCAATGAAGATATTGGCGATGGCAAATACGCATCGAGTATGTTTAACGAAATTGCGCTAATATCGTAAAAATCTCTCAATACAATGCATGTACTTTGCACACATTCAGGCATTGTTATGCTGAAATGGTACCAATCTGCCACCGGTCCCCAGGGAGCCTGTTGATGCGGTGCCGGTATTGGCAAATGTTCGTACAAAATAACTATGGAATTGTACAAATTTGCAGCTAAAGACGAATTCAAATAGAGCGTGTCGTCAGGATTGCGAAAACGAACGGTATAACCAATCAACGTATGTAGCATAGTGCCAAAATCGGTCGGACTTGTCCATGGTGACAACCCAACGAAAATGTTGTCATCGTTAGGATAAGAAAACTGTCGTGTGGGATTAGCGATTTTTTCAGCCTTTTGTTGAAATTTAGAAACTAGAGTTTGTAAATAATATTGCTCGAATGCATTCAATGTAATGTTGAATCGTGGTGACAACAAAGTTCTGTTGTTAATGTCGCCTAAAAACTCTGGCTGCAAGCTGCTAATTGAAGCGCCCATTACTACTAAATTTGAATTCTACTTATACTCCTAAGACTGAATGATTGTTGAATAACACAAAANGAAAANTTAAATACAAGTCAATTTGTACATTACATTTATTTTCATAATATAACTAAATTTATTTAAACAAATCATCATTAATAGACATTTTGTTGTCGTCGTAGTCGATGCGCACATTGTCGTTGCCGCCGCCGTTGTTGCCTTTGTGATATTTCACTGTGTTCCAACGATCTTTGTTTGGATCGTCTATAAAATGTATGCGGTTGTCACGATGGCTGACTCTAATTACGCTCGAGTTGGCATGTCGTTGAGAGGCGCAACAGTTGTTTGAACAGCAACAGTCGAACACATCTGTACACAAACCCGGACAGACAATTTTGTAAATTCTGTAAAATACTAAAAAGATGACAATAGACACGACGAGTACAATCAAAGACTGGGCGGCGTGACAGCTGATTGGAGTCCAACTCATGACCCAACAGAAAGTACTCTCTGTGCTGGCGTCGTTGTTGGTTTGTATCTCTGAACCGACAAACACTGTGTTGTTGTCCATTTGTTTGCGCAAGTCCAACAAGCGTTCCGTCATGCCTTGCAAATTTTTGTGATCCAAGTCGGTGTTGCTCTTCATCGAAGTGATTTCCAGCTGATCTAAATCGCGTATGGCCGCACTCAAGTTAAACGACGTTGAAATGGGCACCGAAGACACAGAAAACATACTATTTTTCAGCTGATGCAAACTGAGCTCAACCTTTTTCGTAATCATGCGACACGATTTAGTCACATTTTTGCCGTATATCGTGCCCACTCCCGCACCGATAATCAGAGGCGCAACGGCGGTGTTGTCGTCGTTATTGATGCAGTCAAACGAAATTTCAGTGTCTTTTTGCAACACATATAGCCAGCTGTTGTATTCGGCAATGGGATAAAATATTTCCGAGTCAAATTTGCCTATGCGCACATCGCAATCCTTGTCAACGCTGGCGTAGTCATCTTCGTTTTTGAGTAGAATTTTAATGTCACACAACGACGCTTCGCTTGAATCGTAAATAATTTTAGGCGCAAAACACAATAGATGCTTGAAGCTAATTTTGCAAATTTTGGGCGCGTCGTCTTCGAGACGCACATAGTTGCGTTTGTTGGTGGAAACGCCGAGATATTTACTGTCGGGCACTATGACTGCGCACTTGCTGTTGTTGCAATAGGGAATCGGTATGACTTGATACACGTCGTAAGTTTGTTCGTTGATTAGGGGTATTTCGAGTATGAACAGCAATTTTCTCTCTTGAGTGATGAACACATGCGTTTTGATGATTTCGTGGTTTATGAGATCGTGCATGTTCTCCAACTTGAGCGGCACTGGCCACGACAGTTTCGACGGTACGTGTATGTTCACATCGTTGATTTCTTTGAACAAGCGTTCCGGTGTCATGACCATTGAATTGATTTTGTTGTTTAACGCGTCGTCCACGGCTCTGTCCAAGTTTGTGTACAGCGTGTCAATTTCGTTGATTTGCTCCAGGATCAACGCCACTTTGGCATTGACATATACGCACAAATCGTTTCGTTGCTGCTCTAAACACAGCTTGTGCTCTTCGTACGAACTGAGGGTGATGAGCTTGTCGGTGAGCTCTTTCACTTGTTCGTTAATGGCGTTGCTGGTTTTGGCCAACCGATGCAGTTCGTCGGCATCGTTGCTGTCCATCACGCCGAACAAAAACTTATCGACGGTGCCGACAAAATTGAAAAGGCTTCGTTTGCGTCGTTGTTTATCTCCGCCGATGGCGACGCCGCCGCCGCCAATTTCATCGTGTTTAAACGGATTGCGTGTGACTATTTCTAATTTTTCGTGAGTGCTGTAAGTGCCCGATTTGGGTATTTTAGAATCAATCATGTTGTGTTTCTTCACCAGACCCAATATGCGTTTAACAATGAACGTGTCAATTTCGGCTTTGACCACTTTGGACGAGGAACAGTTGGCAAACTCTTCGTGATTTTTCATGTACGCCATCAAATTGTTTGTCTCCGAGTACAGCTCGTCGAGTTCATAAAAAATTTCGGCGTGGTCCATTTCGATTATAAAATGCCAAATGTCTTCGACAAATTGCATTCTGTTAATGGGTTGGTAAAAAAATCCCGAAGTGTGCGGTAGCGGTTTGATTTCCACAAGTTCGGAAGCATCGTGTACTAGCGCGTAAGCCATTGTTAACGAAAACAACAATGTCAGCGACACCTTTACCACAATCATGGCGAGAGATGTTGTAGGCGTGTGTCTCTTAACTGAAACTAATCTGATCCGCACAGAAACGTATGTTTTATACTGACTTTAACAATTAATTCATCAGTCTATTCTTATTAAACGTTCAATTTTGTTGTGTGTGTGTGCGCACAGAATTTAAAACAATGTCATTTTTTTKGTTAATATATTTTGTATGTACGTGGGCAATGACAAAACCGGCACTGACAACTTCGCCATTGACTCGTGAAACATTGGAAAATTTAACTGATCGCGTTTGCGTGCCGCAAAAATTCACGCCCAGCGAATGTGACGGTTACCGTTTGACTTTGATGTTTGAAAGTGTCGAGTTCAGTTTTGACGACCACAAAGATATGCAATTGTACTCGGCATGGTTGCGTTTGTTGAACAATTTGCATTTTTTCAAAACGAACACCACCGCTGATTCGTCGTCGTCGTTGAAACGCAGCCTGATGTTGAAAATGGCCGAATGTAACAACAAAATTGCCTTGATCAACCAAGCGGATCGCGTGGATCGCACAATGAAAAGGGTGGCTTCCGAAATGTTTCGTTGGAGTTCGGACACTTGGTCGCGATACCACGACCGCATGAATGCCACTTGTTTTTTGGACACTCTGTCGTCGTTTCGCAATTTGTTCAACGTGTTTGTTTTGTACAGTGACGAGGACGCGGCGTANTTTTTTACGGTGGCGTTGTACGCTTACCGACAAACGAGACAATCCTATAAAACCAACAAAAATGTGGCAAATATCATCGACGAAGCGGCTTTTGATGTGATCGTGTTGGCTCTCGACTATCCCACTTTACTTTTGAGCGATATGCACGTTCGTCAGCTGGCGTACATAAACTACGTGAATAATATTGAAGATGTGTCTCAACGAAATAAATTCAAAAGTGTATCGAGTGTGGTTGACAAATACCAAATTATGCCGCGGACTCAGTCGTTTCGAGTGGGCAATTTGGTGTACAACATTCATCATAACGTCAACGACGACGGGCGGTTTATGCAAGCAATACGTACGGAAAGCGAATTCGTCCACGCCAATTTCGTTGAGTTCTACACAAATATCAATGTTTCACTAACATATGTCAACGGTAGTGCCGACATTGATGTGTTTGTGCACGCGTCCAAATCAAATTACACACTATACGGCCCGCTGTGGTCCATCGATACCAATAACGGGGGTATAACCATTTTTAATTGGCGCACCAACCGTATTGAGGCGCATGTGTATTTCGAAAAAGACATTTTGCCTCGCAACTATGGCCACGAATTGCATCATACCATGCTGTACGTCGCGGACAAGATCAACCTGTTGCCGAGTTGGTTCGTCGAAGGTGCGGCCAACAGATATGGCAACCGAAAATGCTACGAATACGACCACAACATGATAAAAACCCACCGGGGCGTGAAAATAGCCGACATAGTCGAGGCCACGTACACTTCGAATTTGTTGTACGGCATGGGTAGCGCCCTAGTCGCGTTTTTGTATGAACAGCGACCACAATTGTTGGGTCGAATGGTGAATCAAAATTACACCTTTACAATTGATCCTCAACTCGAAATCGACTTTGACATTTTCAAACAAAATAAAATTTACGAATGTGATCGAGAGTTATTGTTGTTGGCTCAACAACGACCGCTAAAATTCGCAACCGTTGTCGAAAATGACGGCGGCATTGACATGGTGCAACTAGAATATTTGCAGCTAATCGACACAAATGACAGATTGTTTAGAATGTGTAAAAATTATGTATCAATTGAATTTGTAGACGTGATTTTCATCATGACTTCGGCCCGCTTGATAATGGTTAACAAAAGGTCATCCAACGACACGTCCATTATTGTTCAACACGAAATTCGCTTCAATCGTCGAGAAATCAGCCAGTTTGATTTCCATTGGTTTTTGAAGGGATTGTTGAAACTCGCTCTACAGCATTTCGGCGACACGTTTGACTATTTGCTTGTGGACAACAGTTCGTACAACTACACAAGCAAAATGTCGTGTGACAGCCGGAACGGTAACGACAACAATGACGATGTCATGAACGCGTTAACACGCGTGGTGTACAAATCGTCAATTTGGTCAACGGTATTTCAAAACAAGAGTATAGATGAGGCTTTAAATTTTGTCAAATTATTTGTGCACAATAAAGAAATGTGCAAGAATCTAATGATCCAACCGGTGACCACTTATGCGCACCATTTGGTGCCTGAGTATTTGCAAAATTTTGCTCGTAAAATCACGGCCGTGAATAGAAAAATTGTATTTCTAGCGCCGGAGGACGTCAAGTTGCCGTTGGATGTGCGCAACAACACCATTTTGCATTTGGCCGCTATACAAAATCGCAAATTGAACGCAAATCTAAAAGTACGTTACAAACACGAATTTTTGACTGTCAAGAACGCCGACAATTTCACGGCCGACGAGCTCGATGTGTTTTACAAAAACTACAAATCAACATTTGGAAGCGGCCCAGCTTCTAAATTTTGCTTTACATACATTGTGAGGGAAACAAGCCCCAACATCACGAGTAGCAAAGTGGGTGCAGTCAATTCTACAGTCAAAACGAAAAATAACATTTCGACAACTACGAGAGCTTATGTTGAAGCTTCAATTTCTTCAACTACGAATGTACCAACGACAAAAAGCGACACCACATCCACAACGGCTACTGATAAAATTTTCACCACAACTACAAAAACAACAAGCACAACCGGCAGCACTGTTGATTATATGAATAGTACTGACGATCGAACTATTGATGAACCGACGACGACAATTTCGACTAATAATGAAAATACACCCATTGACAATGGTTGGTTGTGGTGGGATATTATGTGGACAGAGGACGTGGTGGTTAAAAACAAAAACGTATTGTTGGTTTTAATTGTTTTTATTTTAACATTAATACTGTTTAACATTATTTTCACCATTACATTAATATGTGTATTCAAACGATATAATAAAAAATTTTATATTAAAACTATTAACGCTGTGACATCAACAAATGTACGCAGTTTTAACAAAGAAAAATTTTATTCTAACGAATATTGTACAACTAAACTATTCGAGTGAATAAATAATAAAGTTTATACGATGATATGTGTAGTTTTATTTGAACACAAACACCAAATCTATCGTGCACAAAAGAGGGCCGGTTTTACATTGGACAGGCACCCATTTTGTGTTATTGGGTTTTTTAACATCATCATCATTATTATTATCTATATAAAATACATAATTTTCAAATCCTTCTGTTTTATTAATATTGTCAAACAACACACGCTCGTGCAACTGCGAGTCGTCGCCGTCGCTGCCGCCAACACCATCGCTAATGTCTAAATTTTTTAAATAATTTTCATTAGTAGTGTTAAAATTTAAACTATTATAACTAGTAGTGGCAAAAGAGTTATTTGTGTCAGTAGAATTGTTAATAGAAACACTGTTGTTATTGTTTCTTTGACGTCTAAACCATTTAAATCGGTTTTTCTTGTCAATTTTAGTTGTGTTGTTAATAAAATTAGCCTCGTTAATAAATATTCTCAATATAGTATTTTGATTCATGGCTTTGGCCATGTCCCTGACGCACAGTCCGTGGTCTTGCTTCAAAGATTTTAAGTACGATATTTGCAATGGCTCGGTTTTCATTTCATTGTGTGGCGACGTAAAGCCGTCAAACACAATGGGATCACAACTTTTAGAATTCACAACACAAAGGAATTTTTTACCGATTTGAAATGTTGCCTGAATATGTTTCCGATTGTTTAAATTGTCAATGGGCAATTTGTCTCCATTCCTGACAATTAATGGTGGCGAGTTTATGTGCACTTTGACGCAACCACTATGCTTTATATTATGATCTATAACATATGTACCAATTAGTTTATTCGAGACAAAATCATATTTAAAAAAATCTAACTCTACAAGGCAGTCGTCTAAGTACACATTGACTGGAAACAATACTAACATTGCAACAAATTATGCTAATAATAAATATACAATAAATTTTAACTATATGTAACGCACACACACACAAATTTATACTAAAATATTGCTTTTAAATTTACCCATACATTTTACAATTCAGATGACGACGACGACCACGACGACGACGACGACGACGACGCGGTGGCAGCGTTCAACGACAACGACGACAACGAAACGGCGGAATTATTTATGTCGTCCTCCTCGACGCAAAATTCGTCGTGGATGAACATACGCTTAATGTCTTCTTCGAAATTGTCCGCATCGGCCGTGTCGCAAAACTCAACTTGTTTGTTTGAAACCCGAACAATTTTGTTCTTGTACTTGGTTTTGGCTATTGAAACACAAACCGACTTGTCCACGCTGGGATCGTCGCTCAGTTTGTACACTATAATTTTTAAATCTTTATTTTTATCAATGACACTTACGTTGGTGCAGAAGATTATGTTGGAATTCTGGCGTCCTATAAGGATATGCCTTTTGTTGTCGGTGGTGTTTTGCAAAAAACACTCGTTGCGCAAACTTCTGATTTTTCTATTTTTCTTGGCAATAATTGCCCGAAGTCGTTGGATTTTAATCTTATATTTGTCGTCATATTGAGCCGACAGGGTTTTAAGCATACGATTTAACTTCAAGTTGCTTTCTTTTAAAATCACAAATGCCTGCGATATTTTTCTCAAATCTTCAATATGAATAGTTTGATTTCGTTGAGCTTGCTCACGTTGCTGCATGCTTTTCACCAGATTTTTGTTCCTCAAAGTAGACATGTTCACTAGCTCAATTTGAATAATGGTATGTAAACTTGTAGCGGCTGTTGTCGGCTTATAAACCGCTCGTCAGCTGTTCAGTGAAACGCTTGCGTACACGAAGCAATGTGCGCACAACTCGCTTCGGGGTCACTAACATTCGTGTGTGCGCGCGCCACCCACAGTTTATTAATCGTTTAGCTAAATGCGCTGGCGTTGATTGGATTGTCGTGCGTGTGTGCGACCTAAAAATTAATTAAACGCCTCGTAAAGCTGAATTATGTATCTGAGCTGATTTAATATGACCACAAACAGGATGGAGGTTATCATGTGACACATGTAATATTGGGAATATGATGTGTTTGCGGATTGTGGTTTCAAATTACTGTTAAATTTTCTCGTTATCACATGTTCCGTGAACCACGTGGCTTTTTGCAACGGCGATATCATTGGGTTCCTAATAGAATGACGCAATCTGCGCAAATTATGTCTGTACACAGGGTTCTCGGCAACGTCTTTGATGGCGCGTACCAGTCCGGCAGTATCGACCGACACGGTGTCCACAACACATCCCAGCTTGAGCTCTCTAATTTTGTTAGCATTGAACGCCTGATCGCCCATCAAAGGCAAGCCGATCATGGGCACCAGCGAGTCGATCGCTTCGTCTATTGACTGAATGCCGCTTTGGGTGACAAACGCGGTGATATTTTTGTGTTTTAGCACGGCCTGTTGTTCAAACCATTTTTGAACGAGCACATTTGTCGGTATTTTGTCCAAATGTTGGTCAGATTCRTATTTCCATAGAAAATTGTATTGAGTTTTTAGCGAGTCAAATGTGGACACGAGCATGTTGAAAAACTCCATATCCATATTGTTGGCCACTTCTATGCCCGAGCCAAAACTAATATAAACCACTGGTTTATCGGACGAATCCAGAAATTTCTTTACGGCGCTGTTAATTATTTGCGCGCTGTATTCGTCCACGTTCACCAAATGTAAACCGCCGAGATATTGAACACTGGGCGGTACGGGTCTGTTGTTGTCCAACCAGGGATGTACATTGATCAGCAATAATTGCACGTTGTTGCGCAGAGTGTACACGTCGGGCGTGTCGTCTCCGTAGGTGTCTCTGAACATGACCGACTGTCTGTCGGCCAAGTTGGTAAATTCATATTTCAGCTTTAGCTCTGCATACAATTGCGTTATAAAGTTCCACGAAGACGACGAAGCCGATGATTTGACGTTGACAAATTTTGTTCGCCACATGTTTGGAAAATAAAGGGGATGTCGACTGATTGCGCCCATAGTTTCAAAATTTTCTGCCACTCCATGTCCGGATGATATTTGAATTACAGGCAAATTATGTAACAGATGTGACAGAATCAGAGGATAATCAATGTAGGCTTCTGTAATTAGCACGTCAAAACGCAAACTTCGGCCCGTTTCGTCAACTATGTTCTTTTCGATAAACGATCTGACGTGGGGCAATTGTAGCTGATTGGCGACCATCTGTACCAAATTTATGTAGTTGTCGGCGGTTACGGTGGACACATCTGCGACTAGTCCTCGTTTACGGTACACGCGAGACTCTTTCAACAATTTGACAAAAGACGACTCCTTCAAGGTGGAGTCGATTTCGATAATTTTGCCTTTACCAGCGGTTGGTTGTTCAAATTTCACGGTGCTAATGTTGGGTTTTATTATGTATACGACGTGTTGTCTACGAGCCATTTCTTCCAGATACACCTTGAAAACACTTTGATGGCTGTAGGATGGTGTAGGTAGAAAAGCGACAATGTTGCCGCCATTTGTACCGCCGACAAAAGTCGCCGCGACAAGTAAAACTACCAGCGACAAGTGTGTCATCTCGACTTGTAATGAGGCCGTTCTGATAAAAATGTTCTCTTTTTATATATATTTGTGTCAGTCAAATAAAGCGGTTATTTACTCGTCGGGAATGTTGCATCATTAACATTTGTGGCACGTTCTGACCTAATGTTGTTTATTTCGTTGGTTATCGTGTAGTTATATTTTTGTATTGTAATTTTGTCAATAGGTCTCAAGGGTATCGTTGATGACGACGCTGACGAGGACAACGACGACGAGGCAGTTAAAAGCTTGGCACTCTCGATTTTGCTTTCGTTGTGCATTGTTTCGACAGGTTGTTGTTTTTTCTTTTTTTACATTTACAAAATTTATACATTTGAGTTTTAATGGAAAGGATCAATACTAAAAATAATATTATTAAAATTATTTTCGTATAGCCGTAGTCGTCTATTTCATTCTTTTGTATCTGATTGATTTCGTCCATCATTAAACTGAGTAATCTGTCCAGGTTGGTGGGTTCGTCGGTGCTGCCCATGCTGCTTGTGTTACTAACATTCAAGCTTGAGTGATTGCTCGAGTTGGCGCTAGCGATTAGTATCAATAAAAGCGTGTACATCGTCATTATGACTTACACGACATCATGATTTCATTAAAGTACACCAAGAACCAAATCGAATTGTTGTGGAACGCTGTAGCGTACAACACACAAAGGGAGTTTGCTTTCATGACAGAACAGAAACAGTGGTTTCATCCCAAGTGTTTTTTTAGAGATTCCGACGAATTGTACGAATATGTCGTGCAAAGAAACCTGGCCGATATTCACGTCAAAGCGCTGGACAACGGCGTGGGACGAGAATGGGTGATTGATGTGGATTTCAAAGACGAAACAACCTCTATGCTGAATCTGAAAATCGACATAGCCACCGCAGCATGTGTCGACTTTTTTGGACGCAACAACATTTCGCGCATAATGCATTCCGGCAATCGCGGTATCCACGTCTGGCTCCGAATTGACAAGTTTCGGATGAGCGCCAACAAGAATTTTCGCGAAAGATATTTCAAAGTGTTTGTGCCTCCGAAACAGATTTGTATAGATAAAATTAGACAGGGCAGTTTCGCGTATAGTGTTCGCCAGGGTTTGTTGAAATATCAAAAATCCATCCAATTGCAAATGAATATGGACGACGATAATGTATTTAACCGACGTTTGGCCGAATTAATGTTATTATTTTGGCCGCTCGTGGACAAGCACGTTTTCTGTAATTTGAATCAAATACGCGCTCCGTACAGTTTTAATTGTAAGGGCAATAAGTTTTCACATCAATTGTACTAAATTGTGATTAAAATAAAATGTTTGAATTTATATCCAAGTGGTTTTCATATTTGACTGGTGACAAGGGTAATTCCGACCACGACCATGAAAATCGAAAAAAAGGATTTGCAACACAAATTGCTGCCAACAAAAAACCCTGTTTTACATATTTACTGAAAGAACACAATGTAAATGTGGCAGATTGCGACGAAAGTGAAAAAGTGATCCATCCCATACGATATACTAGAAAATTGAACGAAACATGGGTTGTGGCGAAAGATGTGTTGAAAATAATTGCCGTTAAAAATCATTTGTTTAAGTTTGTTGATGACACCACAATCGGCATGTATGTAAATCAAGTTAACATGAAGGGACTTAATGAAATTCTATGGAACACTATTGGGGGAATTAAATGCATTAACCACGAAGGGTGCGAGCAGTTGCTAAACAAAGGTTTAAATGGCAAATACCAACCACTTCAAAATTCTATCACAGAATTGTTTAAAGGTAATGAAAATGGCGGAAACAACAGCAACGACGACACCACTAACAAATCTAAATTGTGCGAAATAATTGTCGGCTCTATAGAGAAAAACAACAAAGCCATTGTGGATAATATTAACAGCAGCTTGTCTAAATTTGAGCATCAATTATCCGAACTAAAGAGCAAAATTGAAACGTTTGAAAATGTGCAAAATTTGTATGATCTTTTGCAACAGCACCATGCAAACGTTACCAAGAATAGCGGTGATGCGGCGGCGGTGACCACCAACAATTTAGTATCACCATCGTCTTTTTCGTCCGTGTCGTTGTTTAATAACAACGAAAATAGCAGTGCAGAGTTGGCAATTAACGAGCTCTTTGACGGCCACCGATATGAGACAGTCAAGTTTCCTAAAGATTCATCCAAACATCCGAGACTGGTGGTTTACGTTAAGCCTGTCGACGACATGGCCACCGATGTCACTTTTATTACCGGCTTGCAGCAACATCAGCGACTTGGCAAACGCAAATATAGAGACATGGAGTGTGTATACGACCGAGTTCATCCAAACCCTCAGATGGCCGTGTATTGTATCAACGAGGAAATGAACATGAAAAATTTTAATTATGTTAAAAGAGCTAGAAAAATGTATAGAGTAGAATGTAATGTGGATGTAATGAAATCTTTTATAAATGAAAATTTATAAATTAAACACACATTTTATAATTAATCAAATTTATTAACAATTATATGCACACATTTACATAAAAATTCGTTTTATTTTTAAACCTTTCACAATATGTTTAAATTGCTGTAGAATGTCTGCGCTTTTCTTGACGATCACTAGTTGCGTATTTAGTAATTTTATTGCGATCACTTTTATACTTCCATATAGACTTTTGTGATCTCAGTTTGTTAATTTGTAAAAAATAGTCTGGTTTAAATTCAATAATATGTATCCTCAATGAAGGTCCGCCTTCGTGAATAATACCATTCCAATCGTTTTCGTAGTCATCGTTGTCTTCGTCATATTCGAATTCACACTCGCGACGAATATGGTGCCCACTCAATATAAAAAACAATCTTTCAATCATATTTTTAATATTCTTGCTATGCTTTAACAAAAACTGTGTATCGTATCGACCTTCATATCGTTTATACTCTTCAAACTTGGAAATGTGACACCGCTCGCAGCCTCGACTGGTTGATTTTAAAGTTCCGTGACGCACAATCATGTCGCAAATGTTTCTGTTATACGAGTACGTGTGCGACACATTAGATATTATGTACGGATCTTCGGTTTTCGAATTTTCGCAATAGAGCACATAAGGACCCAAAATAATCGCCAGTTGAGCTTTGATACTATTTGGCTTGCATGTTTTGTTTCTGTACAGTTTGTCCAACAAGGTTGCCGACATTGTTGCTACTAATCTGATTATAGAGAAAATTATCGGTTTATATACACGTGGCTAGTTAACTGTGACAAGCAACGCAATCGTTTTCGCGCGATTTTGAACATGTCGCGCCACTGTTTTCGACGGTGAATTGAATGGCATTGGTGGCCGGCTTGGTGCGCAAATAATACATGCCTGTTTTGAGTCCAATTTTGTGTCCATAATTGTGGATGCTGCACATTGTTTGGTAATTGGGTTGCGCCACGAATATGTTGAGCGATTGCGATTGATCAATAAAAGCGCCCCTGTCTGCAGCCATGTCGAGCATGGTTTTATTTTTCATCTCCCAAGCGGTCTTGTATAGATCCCTAATGTGTTTGGGTATGCGCGCAATCGATTGAACGCTACCGTTGTTGGCTATAATTTCGTTGCGCATACTTTTATCGTACAATCCAAGCTGTACAAGATCTTTTACCAAATGATTATTAATGATTTGAAAATCACCAGCCAGGACGCGTCTAACGTAAATGTTGCTCGTGAACGGTTCAAAGGATTCGTTGTTGCCGAATATTTGTGCTGTAGTTGCGGTGGGCATGTATGCCACTAATAGAGAATTACGAAGACCGTGCGTCGTGATTTTTCGCTTCAATTCATCCCAATCCCATAGAGAGGTAGGTTTGACATTGTTCCACATATCAAATTGTAGTATGCCTTTACTGGCGGGACTGGATTCGAACGATTCGTAGATTCCTTCGACACGAGCCAGGTCGTTGCTAGCTTCCAAAGCTCCGTAATAAATGGTTTCGGCAATTTGTTTATTTAATTGTTTCGCTTGGTTGCTCTCGTAAGGAAATTTCATTAAAATAAAAGCGTCTGCGAGACCCTGTATCCCAACGCCCACCGGTCTATGTTTTAAATTACATTTACGCGAACATTCGGTGGGATAAAGGTTAATGTCAATTATTTTGTTTAAATTGCGCACTACAATTTGTGTGACGCTTTTCAATTTGTCGAAATCAAACGTGCCAGTTTCGAGGTTTACAAATTGATTTACACATATTGACGCCAGATTACAAACTGCCGTTTCGTCATAATCGCAATACTGAACAATTTCGGCGCACAAATTACTGCTCTTTATGGTGCCCAAATTTTGTTGATTGCTTTTAGCATTCACATGGTCCTTGTACATCATGTAGGGCGTGCCCGTTTCGACTTGAGTTTCAATAATGTATCGAAAGAGTTTTCGAGCAGACAATTGATATTTGTATTGGCCGCGTTTTTCGTAATTTTCGTACAACGTTTCAAAGTTTTGGCCAAACGAACTGTCCAAATTGGGACATTCGCTGGGACACATTAGCGACCACACGCCGTTCTGTTCAACTCGCTTCATAAACAAATCCGGCACCCATAACGCGTACAACAGATCTCTAGCTTTTTTCTCTTCTGTACCCATAATTTTTTTCAAATTTAAAAAGTCCAAAATGTCCGCATGCCAGGGTTCCAAATACACTGCCATTGCGCCTTTGCGCTTACCGCCTTGATTAACATGACGAACCATGTTGTTGTATACGCGCAACATGGGCTCCAAACCGTTGGCGTTTCCATTGGTGCTCTTAATGTAGCTGCCATTGGCTCTGATTTTGTGAACGTTGAGTCCAATACCTCCGCCGTATTTAGAGATTAGTGCGCATTTGGTTAGAGTGTTATAGATACCTTCCACGCTGTCCGCGGCAATGTCGACTAAAAAGCAAGAGGACAACTGTTGGTGAAATGTGCCGGCTGAAAACAATGTGGGGCTGGCGTGTGTAAAAAGTTTTTTGGCCATGCACCGATACGATTGTATAGCGGACTCGATATCGCCCAGATGTATGGTCAATGCGACCCGCATGTACATGTGTTGAATGCGCTCGGCCGTTTTGCCGTCGATTTTGATCAAATAACCGTTTTCCAAAGTTTTGAAACCAAAATATTTGTATTCATAATCAGCTCTGTGTTCAAGGGAAGCGTCGATGACTTTGCCATTTTCCACGATAAAGTCATACAGTTTTTGGTTGATCAGTTGAAATGAGAACAAACGCTGAGCACACTCGACAAAACTCGGCGCTATTTTCTTGTGCAAATTGTGCACCATAATTCGGCCCGCCAGCAACGCGTAATCGGGATGTATGTATGACATGCTCGCCGCTAACATTGCGCTGTAAACTTCAATTTCCTCAGTGGTAACCAAGGGATATACGGTTTCGGCCACTTTGTTGGCTACATGGTTAACGTCAATGTACTCCATGTTTAGATCGAAACTCAAATTTTGCAGATTTTGCAAAATTTCTTGTACATTAAACGAACACACTGAACCGGATCGTTTGGTCACTTGCGACATTTTATTGTTGGTAAAAATTAAAAAATTTGCACTAAACACGTATCAACGACTAACGCGTGTGTTTCTAACTAACTGTGTGTAATTTTTAGACCCCTCTATATGTTAAATAGTACTGAATGACCACAAATAAGTATTTTAGTTTGTTTGTAATTGATTGTGAAAAATCAAATACACCATATACCCATT